TTTTTCCAAATAATTCTTTCTATATCTTTCCACCTTGTTTGATTTTTCCAAATAATTCTTTCTATATCTTTCCACCTTGTTTGATTTTTCCAAATAATTCTTTCTATATCTTTCCACCTTGTTTGATTTTTCCAAATAATTCTTTCTATATCTTTCCACCTAGTTTGATTTATCCATCTTGTTTGATTTATCCACCTTGTTCTATTAATCCATCTTGTTCTGTTAAACCAACGAGTAGTATTAATCCATCTTGTTCGGTTGATCCAACGAGTAGTATTAATCCATCTTGTTCGATTAATCCAACGAGTAGTATTAATCCAACGAGTAGTATTAATCCATCTAGTTTTATTTTTTATAATTATTCTCGTTATGTTAAAATATTGTCTTGTATCAGGAATATAATCCGGTTTTGATATATATCTTATACATTTTGGTAAATGCCATTTATATTCTCCTGCTGTTTCATTTATAGTCTCACGACAAGAATGAGTTGTCAAGTATTTTATAGGATCAGGATAATAACTAAGCTGGAGATAATATTCAAAAGCGATACATTTTTCAGGTGGAGCCCATATACTATTATAATTATATGACGGATTCGTATAAGTTGATTGAGCTCCATACCTGGTATCCCAATCAGGATTTTCACAAAACCATTTACCACTGCTGTATGCATAATCTGTTAATTTCCTTTGTCCTATATCACAAAAAATATTATTTTTATTCCAAATAGGATAAATTCTACTACCAGTGCAATATACACCAACGCCATATTCACAATATAATTTTACATGATTATAATTACAATTCGTGCATCTACAAGTAGCTTTATTATGAACAGGACATAAAATTTTTACATTTAAACAATTTGAAGCCGTATTTTGTTGATACGAAGAACCACATTTTAATTCAAATTTATATCCTGATCTAATATTTCTGGCATCAACTACCAAATTGTTTAGTTGCCCTTTATTATTTCCGGCTGCTTCTATATAACAATCACCTGTGTCACAATAAATTGTTGTCATATTACAAGCATCTTTGTTTTTACATAAAATACTAACATTACCATAATATGTTTTATTAAATCCAGCATCATAATTTTTAATTGTTATTTGATTTGCATTTGCGTATATTAGATAATTTATAAATTGTAACAAAAATAATAATATCCTAAATAACTGCATAATATAATATGAAGTTATTTAATTTTATTTAATATTCCGGATTATGTTTTTTAAATAAACATCCGTGAGCATTTAATCCATCGATAGGCATTATACTTTTTGGATTTTGTTTATCGGTTCCCGACATCCAAATTTTCATTATACAAAAAGATTTTTTTGGCGAAATAGTTATTCCATTTACATTATTAACAAATGTTTCATCTTTGGAGATGGTATTTCCTGTGACGACTTTCAATAAATCATTCCAAACGGAACAAACGTGTTTATTCATAATTTTAAAAGAAAAACATCCTCCTTTACAATTCTTTTTATCTTCCCAAGTAGGATTAATTCCCTGTTTCATTACGAATAACATACAATTTTTTATCATTGTGGGTGGTATAGTATTAATAACAGCTATTACTTGTTCCGCAGTATCAAATTCAACAATATTAATATAACTTTTTAGTGTCCAATCCGTATCATGTGGTAAATGTGCCCAGAGAACCCATTTATCACTTAATTTATGTGATAGGTTACTGGTAGATTTATTAACCGACATAGACTGTGCCATTTCCATTATGATATTATAAAATAAATTTTTTTTATATTAATTTTATAATATAATTAAATAATCTCATTGCGAACAATTTCATATTTGTTATCCATGTCATTTCTTAAAACAATATAGTCTTTATTAGTCAAATAATCCATATTTACATTATTATCAATAATATTTAATTGATAATCACTTTGAACATTATAATTAAAATATTTATTCATAAACCATATCAAAAATTTGTTATCTAAAATACGACTTCTGTCAATAAAGAAAGGTTTTAATTCTAAATGGATATCAATTTTTTTTACACCATCATCAAATGAAACTTGTAAAAAGGGTTTTACATCTAAAAAGCCAAAAAAAAAATGATTGTCTTTGATTAAATTATTCAAATCTTTTTCATATAATCTTTTATAATATGTTACATTATCAATAGTTTTTTCAATAATTTTTAGATCGTATGTTTTATCATTTATAGTATCATTTTCTGTTGCTTCTTTAATATTTTGTGTTATTTGTTCTTCTTTATTGGTTGTATCATAGCATATTAAATTAATGCTACTATGTTTTCTTTTAATTGGTTCATTGTTAGTATGATTACCATAACAATAATCAGTAACCATATGATAATATCTTATGATATTGACAATATATGGCATTAAAACAGTAGGATTTTTATAGGTATAATATGTTATGCCACCTATTCCAGCACTGGCTAATAAATATGTATAATTCATGTTGTAATATTTATAACTCATATAATAGTTTTAAATATTTTATTTATTTAATTATATTTCTAGAACGAACTCTTTTTAAAAAATTACGTTTTGCGCGTCCTCCTAATTCGTTTGCGGTATTTAATACCAAATCTTGCAAACATCTTTCAAACTCGTCATCACTTGATTTATTTATACAGTTGTTTGCTTGATTTTCAAAATATGCGGCTGGATGCGATTTGCGCATATCAATTAAAATATTTCTAACGATTTTAACATATTCTTTTCTTCGTCCATCGCTTGTAGATTGATAATCGGTATACATTCCATATGCTGTATCTTTTTTACTACGTGTTTGAGATTTTTGTTGAATATTTAATTTATCATATTCAGTATTTTGTTCATCGGGTTTATCTGAACCATAACGATCTTCATTACTTCCATTAGTGGTTTTTTTGTTATTAGCTTTATTAACTAATGGTCTATCCTTGTCTGTTTTATAAACTTTCAATTTTCCACTTCTAGGGTCTAAACCGAATAACATTAATAACATAGCCACTATTACCGTCATTAAAATGAAAGGAACAAATACGATAATCCAAGATATTATTCCTAAACCAGATTGACATAAATAATTTAATAGTATTGTAAATACAAATGTTACCCACACTTTTATTAAAGCTGTATTATGAAAACCTTTCATAACATCAATTCCTATTTGAATTACGCAAAATATTAAATATATTAATGCTGGAGTACATAATCTTGTAAACATTATATATAATGATATGAGAAAAGTTTCATTTAAAGTTCTATAAATTCACCTTTATCATTAATAGTTCCCATTAATTCACCAGCTTCATCATCCTCCAATATTTCATAAATATTTCCTGTATTGCTTCGATAAACACGGTATTCTTTACCATTAATCATTAATTCATATTCTTCTACTTCTTCTTCTTCTTCTTCTTCTTCTTCATCCTCGTCATTATCTGGTGCTTCTAAACTTATACCTCCATATTGATTCATATTATCCAATTTCTTCCTTTCTTTTTCCCAATGTTCTAACATTAAAATATCATCATCTTGATCATCACTGCTACTTTCTGTTTCACTCTCTTCTTCTTGAAATAGTTCATTATCATTATCGTTATCGTTATCAACTTGAATTTTATTAACTAATATTTCATTTTCTTGCCCACTTTCTTTTACTTTATCATAAAATTCGCTTTGATCGTTATTATCATTTTTTTTTGTTTCGTATTCTTCTACTTCCAACGATATATTATTTTCGCTTGTTACCCCATTTAATTTATCTTTCAATTCCTGGTTATCTTTTCTTAGTTTAATTAAACATTTTTTCTGCATTTCTATTATTTTTTTATCATTATTATTTGATTGTTCACCAGTATTTATTTTCATAGCACCATTTTCAATTAGATCTTTTATTTTTCTTTGTAATGCTGCTATAGTATGTCCTTGTTTAATATTAGTATCTTGAATAGATTTATTAATTGATCTTAATGTTTCATTAGTTTTTTTTAATTCAATATTTTCATCAGCAATTTGTTTAATCTGTGGAATATTCATTAAACAATTATTAACATTTTTTTCATTTTCAATAATTTCACCAAGATTTTTTTCCAATGCTCTTGTTACATCATTTGTTATTTTTTCAATAACATTTGATAACCTTGAATATTCGGTATTTGTAGATTTATATGACATTATTAATAAAATACTTAAATATGTTTAATATGATTTTTAATATTAATTAATAATAATGAAATAAAAGAATTAAAGGTTAATAATGAATAAAATTATATGAGTGAAATAGCAAATATTGAAGAAGACATTAAAATAATTATGTCACAAACAAATTATGATAAAGAGAAAGCAGAGGAAAAATATAATCAATGGAATGGTGATTATATTTCTGTGATCAAAGAATATTTAAACCCAAATTTTCAGAACAAAAAACAAAGTACAAAGAAAACATCTGTAAATCAAAAAATGATGACAGAAATAAGAAACTTTATGGACGATGTAAATACAAAATATGATAAACGGGTTGCTAAAAAGAAAGAAGAAGAACAAGAAGCTTATTTAAAACAATTAGAAACAACAATTAAAAATGCTAAAATTGAATTAAAGAACTTAAAGTCTAATTAAATTGAAAATTAGATGATAATAATTGTGATTTTGATATATTATTTGTTTTTCTCTTTAATCGGTAATCTTTATTTTTTGTTTCTATATTCTTATTTAATAAATTTGAATATACCATAGGAATTTCATTATTTTCTTCATATAGTTCTGGTAATATTTTGGTCATGGGTTTATTAACAACTAATAATAACCTATCATTATTCAATAATTTTCTATATTCTTGAATAGATAGATTACCATAATATTTGTCTAAAGTATGAAAAGGACAAGGTGAAGGTTTTATATTTTTTTTATAATCGTATATTTTTGAATATATATTATTTAATAAACTATATCTTTCCCATAATGTGGAAGTATCTATATTTTCTTTTTTTAAATATGCTACAGCACATTCAGGAGAACAAAAACAACCATACACTTCATATGATCCGTTATCATATTTCATAGGTATATGTATTGATGGATTATCAAAATGACAAGTACACCAAAAACATGCTGATTTTCTATCTGATACATTATTTGTTCTTAATTTTTTTTTCAAAATTTCTAATTTCATCCAAATTTGTTTCATATCTGTTTCCTCGTTTTTTTCATCTGTTTTCACTTCTTCTTCCTCTAACCATTTTTGTTCTATTTTTACATTATTATTAATATTATCTGTTTTAAAATCTTGAAATTGTAAATTGGATAATTTACTATTAGTATTAATATTGTAAGCCGATATTGTATTAACAATAGGATTATAATCAGTTGGATTCATTATACTGGTGTTATCATCATTGGTTAGAGGACATTTCAAATGTAGAATAATGTTATGTTGTATATTTTTTTCTGTGTTTTTTTTCAAGTCTTCTTTTTTAATAATTTTACCTCCTTTTGGTTTTCTACCTCTTTTCTTAGGAATCTTAGGAACTTGATCATTAGGGTCTTTCTTTTTAGGTTTTCTGCCTCTTTTCTTTGGCGGCGGCTTGGGCTCAGTAGTCTTCTCCTTTTTTTTTCTAGGCATATTTTATACTTTTCAAATACTTATTTTTTTAAATACTTTTTATAAACATATTAGAGAGATAATATGATTATAAAAAAATGAAAAATATTGTTGGAGCAGCCGCAACAATCATATGTGTTTTCTCGGTAACCCCTCAAGTTTATCAAGTTATAAAAACAAATTCAACAAGAGATATATCATTAGAATCTGTATTATTAATGATATTAATGAGTGTATTATGGATATGGTATGGTGTATTGATAATGGATTGGCCAGTCATACTAACTGATGTTGGCGTTGTAATACAAGAAATGATAATTTTAGTATATAAAATTAAACACTTGTATTTCCTGAACGACCAGGAGGAGGAGTAGTTGACATATTATTCATATTATAACAATTTCTACATAATGATACATAGTTATCACTACCAATTACAGTTTGTTGTTGTTCATTTGATAAACGATGTGTGAAAATCGCCGGATTTTTTTTACATCTTTTACATATAGCTTTAAGTTTTGTAACTTCATCGCATAATGGAACGATATCTAATATAGAACCAAATTTTCTACGCTTATAATCTCCGTCTAATCCACAAACATATACCCTTTTTTTATGCAGATTAACAAGTATGTTAACAATATCATATAAATCATCGAAAAATTGACCTTCATTGATAAGAAATATATCATAATTGCCAACTAATTGAAGACACGCTGATAATGTTTTATAATTAAATGAAGGTAAAGCAACACCATTATGATTACACATTTTTTCTTTATCATATCTATCATCACTAATATGATTTATCACGCAACATTTTATATCGCAAGAATTATATTTATTATAAATTCTCATTAATTCAGTTGTTTTTCCTGAAAACATAGGACCAAGTATTACTTTTAAATATCCAGTTTCATGTTCTTGTTTATATTTCAAATAATTCATTTTAAAATAATATAATGGTATTATTTTAAATCAATTTTATCTAGGTTTGATTTCTGGATCAATATATCCACTGAAACATTGATTATATGAATTTTCTGGAAAATATTCCAAATCCTCTATTTCCAAATATTTTAAACTATTAGCTTTTATTTCCTTACATACTTCCTCCACCGTTTTGTTATTCATTATTAATTCTTCTTTATTTTGAATAGAAATACCAAGTTCGCAAATATCTATAACAGGTGGTGCTGGTATACGAACGTGTATTTCTTTCGCACCACATCTTTTTAAATTACGAATTATTGCTTTTATAACATTACCTCTTACAATAGTATCGTCAACTATAATTAATTTTCTACCTTTAATATTTTCTTTGTCATAAAAAAATTTATCATTACAAGCTTTTTTTCTTTGTATTTCATTAAGAATAATAAATGTTCGTGATATTTTTTCATTTTTATGTATTAACTGTTTATAATGAATATTTAAAGTTTTAGCATATGACTTGCCATATAAAATACCTGTTAATGGAATCCCTATTACGGTATAATCATTTATATTTTTATTTAAAATATCTTCTTTTTTTGCCAGTATTTTACCAAGATTTTTTCTAACATTTTTAATTTGTAATCCATCAACATAACTTTTTTCATTCAAAAAGTATAATATTTCAAATGTACATAAATTTAACTTTGCTTTTTTATGTGTATATAAACTATGAAATCCATTATTATCAATTCTTATTAATTCACCTGGATTGATATCTCTTAAATAATTGACATAATTGCCAAAAGCACAACTTTCAGAACTTATATAATATTTTTCATTATATTGTCCAATACATAAAGGTCTTATACCAAATCTATCTCTAACAGCATATAAAACATTATCATTAGTCAAAATAATTATAGAAAATGCTGCCGGTATTTCATTAATTAAATTAATTAGTTTATTTTCCATATTATTATTATTGTCATTTTCTAATAAATTTTTTATATAGGTAGTATCATGATTTTTGATGTTTGGTATATTGCCATTATGTGCTATATAAAAAGGTTTGCCAGAATGATTATCAAAACCTCTTATAGGTTGTAATTCTGTTCTTTTCAATAAACCATTTTTAATTGTTGAACCAGATGTTGAATATCTTAAATGTCCCACACATGATCTTGATTTTACGTCCGCAATTCTTTCTAACATTTTATTATTTAATTCACCTTCTCCTTTTGTTGTTATTAAAGAATCTGTTTCATATACATAAACAATACCATATCCATCTTTTCCTCTATGTTGTAATCTTTGTAAACTATTAAATAGCTCTGTTAAATTTTTATTATATTTATTATTGAAAATAGCAAAAATGCCACACATTAAATAATATATGATGATATTTATTATTTAATATTATTTATTTATTAATTATCTTCGTCTTCTTCTTTTTCTTGTTCTTCTTCTACGTGATTTTTTTCTCTTCTTTTTCTTTGTTCTTCTTCTTCTTCTCTTTCTTCTTTTACTACGCGTTCTTCTAAATTTTCTTCTTTTTCTTCCTCCAGTTTGAAGGTTTGTGTTCATTTGTTGCAAACCAGTTAATACTTCAGATGCTTGTTTAATAACAGCTGGATTGGATATAACACCTCCAATTTGTTTTTGCATTTCAGGATTACGCAACATTTCTTGCGCTTTCGCCATGTGTTGAGGATTACTCATAACACTTTTAATCATAGGATTACCACCCAATAATGCTTGAATTTTATCTGCCATATATATTAATTATGGATATAATTAATTATTCATAATTAATATTAATATATTTAACCTTTGAAATCCCATACCGCATCATAAGAAATAGGACCGAATTTTGGATTAGGATTTTGTGGTTTATAATCACTTCTATAAGCAGTTTTTGAACCTCCTAGTCTATTATCTTTAACACCAAATAATCCAGTAGTTTGTTTGGTCGCAAATAATCTAGACTTAGCGTAATCAACGGTTTCTTCAGTTTTGGTATAATTATTAGCCAATGAATGTAAATCTCTACCCATTTCATCAACTTCAACTAAAACTTTATTACATTTACCTACACAATGAGCTTCAGTATCTCTACACCCATCACGCTTTGGGTTATATGGATTACCAGGACCACTTTGATCATAGTTCATATAGTCTTTATCACTACGTTTTTTACATGTATAATCACATTTTCTGTAAAATTTATCTTCACCACCAACAACCATACGAATAATATCTTTCTCACAATACTCATTTAATGTTCTTGGTTTCATACAGTTTCTTGGACACATAGTATCAGTTTTTTCACTAGCATTAACAAATTCATTTTGTTGTCTTTGTGCAACCTGTTGTTGTTGTTGCTGTTGTTGTTGAACTGGTTCAGGCGAATATAATGGTTGACTTCTCTTTACAGATTCTTCTGGTTCAGCATATGGTGCGGGTATAGACCAAGTAGGACAAGCTATTTTTTGATTTGCTAAAGCCATCATTTTGCTCAATTCTTTTGTATTGCTCATACCTAGTGCACTTGATAATTTTTGTGCGAATGTTCTACTCATTCTTTTCAAATAATAAGCATCTTTTCTCTTATCACCCGTTAAGTCGGAAGCATATTTTTCTATAGCCGCTTGTGCTGACATACCTTTAGAAATTTCAGCATTCATTTTATAAAAAGCTAATGGTGCTGCTTTACTAAAAGATCTCCATTCACCATCAAATAATTTTTTCATTGCTTTCTTTAATTTACGCGGCTTAGGCATACAATCACAATTGGTATTATCACCAGTGCATAAATCTTTTACAGTTAAAAAATAATCTCGTAATTTATTTCTGGTTTTTGCTTCTGCTTGTAAACTTACAATAGTAGATGCGTTCCCTGTAGTAAATCCTTCTTTTTTGGCTTTACCTTGTTCCATAGGAATAAATTTTATATAATCAATATTACGTCTTCCTCTTCCAGTTCCCTGAGCTTCTTCATTATAATTAGCATAATTTGTTCCCATCACCTTTATGTCACCTGATGGAACACCTTCATTTTTAAGATTATGAATTAATTTTTCATTAATATAGACTTTTACATCGTGTCCCTTTTTACCTTTTCTTATAGAATATTTAAGAACATACGGACCTTGTTCTAACATACGTTTGTATGATTTTCCACTTTTACCTTTAAAAACGCTACCATCGGCAGAATAACCATCTCTATATACACCTAATGTCATACCAGAATTATTAGCATCTGTTGCTAATCCCCAATTACCTTGAACAGTATTATGTAATAATTGTCCCGATGGTATAGATAATTCAACATCATAATTATCTAAATTAGGTAATGTAACCAAGGAAAATTTATTTGAATTGAAAATTTTTTCTTTGTGGGTAACAAATGTTTCTGGCATTTCACCAGTTCTAATCAAAATTTCACCATCAACTAAAAAATGATAGAATACCCATATAACAAGTATCATACTAAAATATTTCCAAAACTTTCCTATATACATCACAACACCATTAAAAATATTAAATAAGATTTCTAATACCGCTTCAAACATATTATATATATTAATTATGATATAATTAATTATTCAAATTAATAATTAATTAACTAAAAACAATTGTCATTCTTCCAAAAATCCGTTCTAATATTCCAAAACCTGATGTATAGCCTTGCCATCCTCCGCCATAATATTTTTCTTTCCAAGAACCACCATCGTATTCTTTAGAATATCTTGTCAAATCTGTATATATATGTGTTCCTACCCACAATATTGATATTAATAATAGAAACTTGAAAAATTTATTATTCATTATATATTTAGCTCCTAAATTATTAAATATTAATGATAAAGAAATATTAATTTGAATAATTATAATAATTAAAAATATAACAATTAATATATATGAGCAAAGAAAAATCAATTACGGAATCAGAAGCTGAAAAAATTATAAAGGAAAACGAAGAAAAAATAGATGGAACTAAAGAAAAAAAAGAAAAAGAAGAAAAAGAGAAAATGAAGAATGCTGGAAAAGAAGGATTTATACCAACAAACAAAGACCCAAATAGAGATAATACAGCAAGGGTGGTAAATACTATTATTATGGGTTTAAATGTCTTAATAATGGCAATTTTATTTCTATGGATTCCAAGTTATTTATGGCTTACTTTAAGTGAGTATAAAAAATCACCAGGATATAGTGGGAATCAAGTATCAGGAACAGATCCATTTAAACCACCTTATGTTTCAAAAGCTCCAGGAGGCGTTTCATCAGCTAGTTCTGCTGAAATGGAAAGTATGGGATTTTTCGATACAAGAAAATATGGATGGCCTTATACTATGGCAACGCCAACAGATGATACTGGTGATGGTGATTTTGCTTTACCAAATGAGATATGGGCAAATCACATAAAGGATATATTTCATCAAGGACGAAATATGTTTGATTCATTTTTAGATTTATTTAAATCTATGATAGGAACATTACCACCATCTTTAAATCCAAATATAAAAGACCATAATAGAACTTGGTGGGATACATTCAAAACATTCTTTGGTGTATTTTGGGTTTTCGCTCTAACTATGATATTTATTTTAGTAGGAACAGGTGTGGCATCAAGTTTGTTATTTGGTAGAATGATTGGAATACCATTGATTGCTGTTATATGGGCTAGTGTAATTACAATAACTGATGCACTTAGAAAGAAAGAATGTAAAGATAAAGCTTTGGGCTTTTTATTTAGTAAACTATGGTGGCATGAAGAAAATGAAGAAGGTTGGTTAGCAGCACCTAACGCAAAAATTTGGAGATTAGTATATAGAGGTGCTTTATTATTCTTTATGTTTCCTTTTAATTTAATGATCGCTACATATATTTTACCATTATATGGATTTTATTGGTTATTCGGTCGTTATATGCCTCAAACAAATAAAGCAGTTTGGTATATAGTAAAAAGATTAATTGCGAGATATTTTATACCATTAACTATCTTTATATTATTAGGTTTGGCCCAGGCTGGCAATAAAGAAATGTATCCAGCGTGGTTTCAAGTTAGTCCTATGTTTTGGAAAGGAGGACCAGCATATAGAGGAACCTGGAAAAATATACATCAACAAAGTAGTGATTGGTATTGGGCATTAGGTAAAAAAATAGGTGTTGGTTATCCATACGTTCTAGGAATGATAGTAATATTATTAGTTATTATTAACCTGTTTTCAGTTGTATTGCCTTGGTCAACAAAAGGAAAAGATCCTAAAGTGGACGAAACAGTAAAACCAAAAGAATTTATATTGTCAAAAGAAGAACAATGGTATTATACAGGTGCTAATCATACAAAATATGGTATGGATGGATGGACAGAAAGATGGAAGAAACAAATAAAAGAAGGATTTATATTAAAACCACCTTGTGGTGATGGTCCAACCGTTTCATCAAGAAGTAGTTCCAGTGGGTCTTCAACAGGCGCTCAAGGGATGGTATTTAATGCTGGAATGAAGGCTATGAACAACCAACCCGGTGTAAAATTAGCAAAAACATTAAATGCGGCAGCAAATAATCAAAATATTACAAAACCTGCCGCTCTTGGCGCGATCGCAGTGGCAGGACTAGGTGGAACACAAGCGGGTTCCAATGTTGTGAGTATGATGAATAAAGCAAATAAGGTAAATAATATGATGAATAACGCAAATAAAGTAAGAAATATTATGAAAGGCGGAAGGAGAAGTAAAAGTCGCCGAAGACGCCGTTAAAAGATAATATATTAAATTAATCAATTAAAGATTTAATAGATTAATATAATTATATGGGAAAAAAGAATAGAAGAAAACCGAATAAAGGACATGCTGGAAGACCAACAGTGAGTGTATGTACTCCAACATATAATAGACGAGCATTTATACCAACATTGATTAAATGTTTTTTAGCACAAGATTATCCAAGAGATTTAATGGAATGGATCATTATCGATGATGGAGAAGATTGTGTGGAAGATTTATTTAAAGATGTTCCGTGCGTAAAATATTTTCGTGTAGAGGAAAAAATGAAATTAGGTAGAAAAAGAAATTATATGCATGAAAAAACTACAGGTGATATATTAGTTTATATGGATGATGATGATTATTATCCACCAAAACGCGTTAGTCACGCGGTTAGTCGTTTATTATCACAACCTAAAGCAGTAGCATCAGGAAGTAGTATAGTGTTTATTTATTTTAATGATTTAGAAAAAGTATTTCAATTTGGACCATATGGACATTCACATGCTACAGCAGGAACATTTGCTTTCAAAAAAGAGTTATTAAAAATATCTAGATATAATGATAATGCGGAAATGGCAGAAGAGAAAGAATTTTTAAAAAACTATACTATACCATTTGTTCAATTAGATCCAAGACATGCTATATTGGTTTTTGCTCATCAGTACAATACATTTGACAAAAGAAAATTGTTGGTAAATCCAAATCCAAATTTTGTAAGACAGACAAATTTAACACCTGCTAATTTTATAAAAGATAAAGAGATATTGAAATTTTATTTATCAGTATCCATAAAAAAATAATAATATATTTTAATATTTATATAAATTATAATGACTATTAAAAGTTTTTTTGCGAAAAGTTTGAAAAAATTTAGACAGCAAAATATAATATTACAAGCTATTATCCTTTTTGTTGTTTATTTAGTTCTTAAATTTGTTTATAATGAAATTGTAGGACAATCATATTTGCAAGCAGATATGTTAGAAGGTTTCAGTGGACAAGGAAAAGAATTTACTTTATTCTATTGGAAAGATTGTGGACATTGTAAGAGTATGATGCCTGAGTGGGATAAATTTATGAAGAGTAATAATAATAAAGGCATTAAAGTTAATAAAATAGAAAAAGATGAAAATCCTGGATTAATGGAAAAAATGGGCGTTGAAGGATTCCCTACGATTTTATTAACACAGAATGGTTCAGTTGTAAAACCATATGAAGGTGAAAGAACAGCAGAAGCATTCCAAGCATTTATAAATGGAAATTAATTTTTCAAAAAATCAATATATCTATAAAATCTTGATATGTCTAATTTATTAATATCATAATTATCGTTATCAAATAATTCAATAATTTCATCTACACTATTTTCTTTTTTTAATTTCATAAAAAATGAAAACAAGTCTTTTTTATCCATATTAAGTTGTTTACATAAATTTTGAAAAAATAAACTATTATTATATTCTGTTGAATATTTTGTTAAAACTTTTGTGAATCTTACTTCTGTTGGATTATATTTTGCTTTTTTATTCTTTTTGTTTAATTCTTTATGAAAAAGATAATTATTATAAAACGTTTTTATCAATGAGCTCATTTCATTAAAAACCCATATTTGCTTTTGAAAGGTAATTCTGTCTATATAATCGGAAAAACATATATTATCCAACACTTCTATATAAAAATTGATAATTTCACTTTTATTATTATTGGTAAAAAGATCTATTATATTTTCATGGAACAATAAAGCAACGCTAGTTCTATCCGTTTCATTCATTAATAATGAATGATCACTAATTTTATAAGTGTTATTTAATAATTTTTTTGTAATTTCTTTAGTATCTTCGTTATAATTTTTCTTCTGGAATAAATTTTGTATCAATTGATTTTTTAATATACTTTGATGTGTATTATAAATATCATAAGTAGATTTAAATTTTCTTAAATCACCCTGAATAAATTCAACAATATTATCAATTAATGGAGAATCAATATTAGGCATCAATAAATTAATCATGTTTTTAATTTGTTCATTTGTAGGTTTTTTTAATTCAACAGAAGTACATATTTTCATCATTTCGCGTATTTTTTTGTCAATATGATAATTACCAATACATAAAATAGGTGTCATAGTAATTTGTTCTTTCTTTTGTTTTTTTGTTTTTTTTGGACGTATTAATTTTATTAAAGAATTAATTCCTCCTTTATCTCCTGAATTCATCCCATCAATTTCATCCATTACTATCGCAATATTTTTGATTTTTTTTTTAAACATAGAAATAATATTTTTATCAGACATATTATGTTTTGTTATGGTTTCTATTATAGTCTTATTTCTTACATCACCAGCATCAAACTTTATTATATCATAATTAAGGTCTTTTAAAATTTGATTTATGAAATGACTTTTACCAGAACCAGGAGATCCATAAATATATATCCCTCGTTTTGTTAATAAATTTTGTTTATTTTCTTCGAAATTTATTAAAGCGTCTTTAATTATTTTTTCTTCATTTGTTCTATTTAATAACTGATTCATATTTAATTGGTCCATTTATGTATAGAGTATTATTATAAAATCTCTTTATTAAGTAAATTAACAATATTCTTTTATTTTCATTAAGCATTTATTAGATTTACATTCAATACAATAAAAACTATAGAATAATAATTTTGATTTATAATTGAAATTTTTATATCTCGTTTTCTTCATTCTTTTCCATCTTTTCAAGTTATCTTTCAAAACAAATTGGAATACATAATAATAATCATTTTTTATCAAAAAACGCACATAAGTATCAAAAGTAAATTTCTTATTAAGTTTCAAAACTACATAAGAGATACTATACAAATAATCTAAATGTTCTTTGCTGTATTTTTTATAATTTGTAGCAGATAAATTACATAATACGTGTAAAGGTATAAATGTGTAAATATGATTAATAATATCTTCAGGAAGTGTATTCATAACAATTTTCATTATATAATAATTATGAATAAATTAACAAATACCAGTATTACTAATACCATCCCATTCTATAGCACATTGTTTTGCGAACTTACATTTTTCTTTTCTACCTTTCAATCCTTGCCATTTTTTAGCACTAAAAGGTTTTTTACCCATACAATTAGATGAATTTCCTAAACCGTGTATATTATTACATTGTCCATCATCCATTCTTTCCCAATAATCTGGACAAGGAGGGACCTCTGTTGGATATAATTGATGCTCTTTTTGTTTAGCCATCATTATTGCCATTAACGACATTAATATTATAAATAAAACCAAAGCAACATATGCAACTTGTTTTTGAAATGAACCTTCTGCCATATATTAAATATCAAGATAATTTATTTTTAATTTCAATAAATTTAATCTCTATTACTATTATAATGAATAACGGTAGAGTTAATATTATGGGTCCAAATACTGGAGATATTTTTAAATTATATGAACAAGTACCTCTTAACAACGAATCAACATCATATAAAGATGCTATGGCAGGGAATTGGCAATCAACTGTATTATCCGATGCTTTTTTTTCAGCTGAAAACATAAGAATTATACAAAACGCAATCAAAGCCTCTGTATATCATATGTCAAAAACTTCTTTTGTTATTGGTGATCAAAATGAAGATACACTAAAAATAATTATGAGAAGTACATTTTTACAATATTCATCTAATAAACCACATAGAATTACAGAACAAATTGTAGCCTTGAACAAACTTGTGGTTGACTATTGTGCACCACAGATATTAAGCGAAGCTAAAGCATATACTAGATACAAGCATGATGTTAGTACAATAGCAACACCTATGGAAAGACCAAAATCAACTATGCATACTAACACGCTATACTTTAAGGGATGGTTTTAAATGTAAATTATTTCATAATTAATTATGTAATAATTCAATTATACATCTACTTTAATGGCAACTGCTATAGCATTTAATTTATCATCAATACTGTCTAATAATTTAATTTCTTCTTCTTTAACTTTCACAACTTTATTTTTTTTTAAACATTTTGATATAACTTTATAACCTATAACACCACCTATAGTACTTACAGCACCAAGTAAAAAATACCCTATATTTAACAAGATTTGAATATCTTTTTCCATTTTATTCATATCATTACTTAATTGAGAAAAATCAGCATTTTCTAAAGCCATAGTATTTACATCTACTTCACTCATTTAATATTATATATTTATATCTTTTTAAGTAGTTAAGCTTTTACCTTTTTTTTCTTTTTAACTTTCTTTTTCTTATTAGTTCCAACTAATCTATCTTTTCTAGCAATACAATATTTATCATATTCAGCTTCAAAATTATCCAAATCAGTTAACCACATTTTTTCAATCGATGTTTTATTAAGTTTCTTATATTCTTCTAATTTTAGATCTCTATCTTTTAATAATTTAGCCATATTCTCTTCTTCCACGCTATCAATTGTCATACTTCTCAAATATTTATAATCTTCATCACCATCAATAACAGCATAATTTCTACTTTTTAATAAAGCTATAACCACATCCTTTTTCTTTTTCCTCAAATCAATAATATTATCACATTGTTCTTTAATAAATTTTGCCTTATTGGTCAATACAGCTATTGTTCTAGACAATATTTTAAGTAAATAAGCTTTTCTATCTTTATAACCTTTCAATCTAATAGGGTAATATTTTTTAATTATATCTTCAACACTATGATATTGGCGAAGTTGTTGTTTTTCGTCAAATAGATACATATTACTTGTCTTTTTACTTGTTGTTAATTTCAACGTTTTTTCCAACAAATTAATATTATCATCAATCTTTTTTGTAGCTAGAGTAGATAACATTCCGGGAACAAATTTAATTTTAAAATCAATCATAGCATCTGTGCTATCATCTTGGATATGTCTTATTATTGGCTTCTTTTTCTTATCATCTATCAATTTTTCCAAATCTTCTTTAAAATTTTCGGTCCAATATCCCACAGGTAACTCTGTTATTTGTATTGTATCAGATGATATAATTTTATATTTACCTTTAAACAAATACTTTAAATATTTTTTACCATCGTCCTTATTTACAAATTCTGATTTAATAATATCTCCTTGAAAACCTTCATAATAAGGTTCAATTGATGGAAATGCTGCTTGTTTTTTCAACATACTTCTAATATATTGACATAACGATTTTACATTATAAGACATAACATCTTGACTAAATCCTGTTCCAATGCCTTTACCTCCATTAACTAATATCATAGGCAATATTGGTAAATAATATTCTGGTTCTACTGGAGTTCCATCATCATCCAAATATTTCATTATGTTATCATCAGCTTCTGGATATATATATCTTGTTAATTTATTTAACCTAGTAAATATATATCTCTCACTAGCATGATCTTTACCACCTTTCAATCTTGTTCCAAATTGACCAGATGGATAAAGCACCGATATATTACTTGAACCAACAAATTCCTGTGCTAATTTTACAATAGCCATATTCAAACTCATTTCACCGTGATGATAAGCAGAATGTTCACTAACATAACCTGAAAATTGCGCTACTTTAATTTCTTTTGTCAAATTTCTTTTGAAAGCAGCATACATTATTTTTCTTTGACTAGTTTTAAATCCATCTACTAAATTACAAATAGACCTTTCACAATCATATTTCGCAAAATGTATCAATTCTCTATCTATAAAATCTTCAACAGGACATTTCTTTTTTTCTACATCCAATCTAAGATTTTTATCATAATTACCCAACCATTCTTTTCTATCATCTGCTCTTGTTTTATTAAAAGCTTTATCTACAGCATCTTGTGATTCTTGACCTGTAAAATTAAACATTATAAATTTTTTCTTAGCAAAATACTCTTTAAATTCTTTACCTGAACTCGTGCCCAATCCTTTATAATATTTTATTTTCCAACCTTTACCATTTTCATTTGCTGCTTTCCAGTCTTCATACTGTTTTTCATTATAAAACGATTTTTCTCTACTACCTTTTGTGGCTTTAATAATTGGAGTATTCATATAACCCAAGAAATCTTTCATCTTAAATAAATCATTCCATTGAGAACTAAACAAATTCATAGTTAACCCTTTAATATGATGACCATCTAAATCTTGATCGGTTAGTATCATAATCTTACCGTATCTTAATGTCTTTTTCATCTCCTCTTTATCTTTATAAGTTTTGCCAGTTTGTAATCCCATAATCTTTTTAATATTAGTTATTTCAGTATTATTATTTATTTTACCTATAGGAGCGTCTAATGTATTCAATAACTTCCCTTTTAGTGGGAATATACCAAACCAGTTTCTATCTTCTTTTGATAATCCTGACATTACACCTGCTTTGGCTGAATCCCCTTCAGTTAATATAAGTGTACATTGCATAGAACTAGGAGTTCCTGCTTTATTAGCATCAACTAGTTTTGGTATACCACGAATGTTCCTACTCTTTCTACCATCAGTTGTCTTAGCTTTTTTCATTAGTTTTACTTCATTCAAACTAATAGCAGCATCCATTACACCCATTTTTGCCAATTTATCGATAGTTTTATCATTTATTTCAAACTTTGATCCAAATTTACCATAAGGCGTATTCATATAATCTTTTGTTTGAGAATCAAACGCTGGATCTTCAATCATACAATTAACAAATACCATTAGTTGCTCTTTAATCGTGGTAGCTTTAACGGTAACTTTCTTCTTTCTTTTAATATATTCAATCATCTTTTTACAAATTTGATTTGTTATATAATCAACATGTTTGCCACCTTTACCAGTATAAATACCATTCACAAAACTCACTTGTGAAAATTCATCTAACGGTGATAATCCCACAATACATTCCCATCTATCACTTGTTTGAACAATACGAGGACTTTCAGTTTTATCACCAATATACATATCCACATACTGCTCAAATGTTTTAATATCAATATCTTTGCCTTGGATTTTTACCTTTAATGATTTATCTGTCACAGCAGCAATATCAAATGCTCTTTTTCTCAATAAGTTCCAAATATCATCTGTCATTCCTTCTAATCCAAACTTTTCATAATCAGGCATCCATCTAACTTTAGTATATGGTTTTCCTGTATATTTCTCTATTTTTGGTTTATGTATTTTAGATAAATTTCTTTCAACGCGTTGTGTATATTTCAACTTACGAATGTGATCAACTGTTTCTATTTCACCCCATTTAGCAAATACAAATACCAATTTAATACCAAATCCATTCTTACCTCCTACTAATTTCTTTTCTTCGTCATCGTAATTGGTTGAAGTTCTTAAATGCATAAATATCATTTCCGGTATCCATAATTTATCTTTAGGATGCTTAGCAATATCAATTCCATTACCATCATTCATAATTTCAATAACATCATCATTACAACTAATTTCAATATTCTTTACCACTTGCTTCTTCTTTTCCTTAGATAATTTCATTCTTATATAATGATCTCTAGCATTCACAATAGCTTCATCAAAACATTTATATAATCCTGGAACCCATTTAACAGTTTTGTGTTGAAATGCTGTATTATCCTTGTTTAACGCCCAAGTTTCAAGGTCATCCGTTTCAATAGCACCAATATAAGTATCCGGTTTTTTTTCTATATGTTCTAACGCAGTCATAGACTGGTATTGTTTTGCAAGTTTATTACTCATGTTATTAGCCATCATTACATATGTGACATTATTTTTATATTGTTTCAATTTTATTATTAATATTTTGCTTTCATATTAATAATAACCAAACCATGACCACCACCATCTATTCCATGTCCAAAGTCCTCTTCTTTCCATTACTACTTTTAGTCTTTCTTTAGCCTCTTTTAATAAATGTTCCAATTGTTTCACTTCTTCAACAGTTTCCATTAATTGATTCCGCATTACAAAATTAGTTATTACTTCTATATCTTCTTCAGGCTTCATCATATATTTACTTTAGAACAAAAAATTGCGTTTAATTATTTTCTATATAAATTATATAATGGTAAATAATGCTTACAATAAAAATGGCGCAACTATGGTTGGCGGTAAAAAATACCAGTTGACTGTTGGTTCAAGAGCTCAAGTTTGGAACGGGACCGCGTACAAAACTGGTTATGGTAAAAAAGGTTTGAAAAGATCTGATTTAATTAAAAATAAACATGGACGTATTGTTTCAAAAAGAAAGCACGCTTATGGTAAGTCTAAAGGTCTTAAACAATTGCATGCTAAAGGTTATTTCACACGTAAAGGTAAATTCGGTGCTATCAAAAAAGGAAAAACCGCAAAGAAAGGTCGCAAAAGAGGTAAATCCAGAGGTAAAAGATGCAGACACAAATCAGGTAAAAAGAAGGGTAAATACAAGAAATGCAAAACCAAAAAAAGACGTTAAATAAAGTATAATAATTAATAAATGTTTAGTTATTATATATTAATATGCCAAGAAAGAAAAATCCAAATCCACGTCATTTGCCAGAAAACGCACAAGTAATACACAATAATGATGGTGAATTTAGTGATATAGAAAGTTTAGAAAGTGATATAGATTTAAGTGAAGAACTACAAGGAAATGAACTATTGCAATTAGAAGATATAGTAAGTGAAGGTGAAGATGAAGAATGGGATGACAGATATAGCAAAGGGACAAAATCACGGGAAGAATTAGAAGCACAAATAAAAAAAGGTAGAGAAATACGAGAAAAATATCAAAAAGCTTTAAAAAAAGTAAGACAAGGAACAACATCTGGATCATCAAATGTATCTAATCAACGTCCTAAAAGAAGGAAAATAGCACCACAAAGACACGACCCTACACCATTAACAAAGAAAGAAAAACAAGTGATGCGTAAAACTTTACCTAATAAAGAATATGATTATCTAGATAATAATAATAATATTGTAAAGTCAGCAACTACGACAACAACTACATCAAAAAAACAAAAAGGATATACAGGAAAAAAAGCCACCTATGAAATTAGAAATGATGGTAAATACTACTGTTTACTGTGTAATGCGGGTGGATGGTCTGGTCCTAGTGGCGCGTGGTATCATATGAAGAGGGTTCACGGCCAAAAAACACGTAATTATGTCAAAAGGGCCAACAATAAAAAGGCCAACAACAAAAAGGCCAACAATAAAAAGGCCAACAACAAAAAGTTTCAATTTGTGGATAGCCCTTATAATAACTATTATTTCATGGATAATGGTAAGTATAGGTGTGCGCTATGTGATGCGTCTTTTGATAATGCTAGCGGGATTTGGTCTCATTTAAAGAATTCTCATCCTAGACATGCTTATAAATTTCAAAATGAAGTGTTGAGAAATCCTGAAAATAAAAATAAAATGGAAGCAAATTTATTATTGAGATTTGCTGAAGAAGCCCAAGTGCAACAAAATATAAAAAATGCTGTAATTAATAAGTTAAAATCTCTCTTTAGTCAATTAAAAAATCCAAAGGCAGCTGATATATTTGTAAAATTAATAGAAAATGATGAATTTTATGGATACTTAATTATAGACGAAACAAAAAGATATATAGAAAAGATTAGTATAAGAGATAAAAGCAAAATAAAAAGGAGAACAAAAGATTTTCTTCAAACTCTAGCATTAATAAAGAAAAATCATAGTAAAGAACAATTAGATTTATTAGAAGGATTTGATATAGAAGAATTAAGTGAAGATGATGTGGATTTTAAGGATGATGATGGTAATGACGTAAAGATAGTTGCTTCAAAGAATCCATTTAAAGGTGGACGAAGAAGAACTCGTCGTAAATCCAGACGTAGAAAGAGACGTAAAACAAGACGAAAAAAGAAGAAAAGAAAGAAACGATCAAAGAAAAGACGTTAAATCATTTTATTAACATATTTAAAGAAATTCCAATAAATATGTTCATATGTGTTTATCAGCAGATAAATTATTCATGTTGGAAGATGGTGTTATGAAACACCCTGGTCTATATGGAATGTGGACCGTTTTATACGTAGTTAATCTCATTTGTTTGGCGATTGATTCAACTACCGGTCCTGTTAGAGATTTTAATATCTTATGCTCTATTTTAAGTACAATTTATACAGCAGTTAGTTCGTATAATACAATTTATGGTAATAAAATGCCATCCAGTATGTTATTGATGGCTGGTCCTATTCATCAATATTCAACTTGGTTGCTATTAGCCTATTATAGAGGTGCTGTTTACAGTAATACAGCTGTAGGTTCTTTGAATGGTGTATATACAGTTGTTGTTGGTATTTTTACACTAGATATGGTTATGAAAACATGGAAATTAGCAATAAATTCAGATTATTATTTGGATTATGTTAAAAAGAAAACAACAGTTACAGATCCTGCTCGCGCTTAAATAATATTTGAAACCTATTAAATATTATTTTAAAATTGAATAAATAAATCTCATGATGTTAATATTAAAATGGATATTAAAAATTGCGATGGATTAGAACTTTTAAAAACATTAAAAAACAATAGTATCGATCTTATATTAACAGATCCACCTTATATTATTTCTAGAGATTCAGGAATGGATAAATATACGGATCAAGTTAAACAAATAGAAAAAGAAGGTAAAAATGTTAAAACTGAAAAAGATTGGGAAGAATATAAAGTAAAACATGAAATAGAAGATGATACATACAAAGAAAATTATTTAAAATACGGAAACGCTTCAGGTAAGAAATATGGTTATAAAACAGATTATGGAAATTGGGATAAAGATTTTACTATGAAAAAATTAGAAGAATTTATACAATTATTTTATAAAAAATTAAGAAAGGGTGGAACTTGTATCATATTCTTTGACTTATGGAAATTAAGTTATTTAAAAGAAGCGATGGAAAAATATAAATTTAAACAATTAAGATTTATCGAATGGGTAAAAACAAATCCTGTTCCTTTGAATCAATCTGTAAATTATTTAACAAATTCTAGAGAAATAGCCTTATTGGGTGTTAAAGGTGGAAAACCAACTTTCAATTCAAAATATGATAAAGGTATTTATGATTATCCAATACAGGGTGGTAAAAATAGGTTTCATCCAACTCAAAAAAATGTTAATTTGTTCGAAGCTCTGATAAAAAAACATTCCAATAAAGGAGATGTTGTTTTAGATACCTTTTTAGGCGGTGGTACAACCGCAATTGCTAGTAAAAATACAGAGAGGAAATTTATAGGTTGTGAGATAAGTAAGGAGTATTATGATAAGGTTATTAAGGTTTTACAATGATTGTTGTATGCTTCAATATCATACCAGTATGTTCCCTCTAATCCTAATCCATTAGGTTCAAAATTTTCATCACCCATATAATATTTTGGAAGACCCAAACTAGTGATTTGATGCGGAGCGGGTTGTCTTATACCAGTTTCTTTTGTTTTACGGCAATCTGCTCTTTTTTTAAGATTGCAATTATTGCATAAAGGTTGGAAATCATCAACTTTTTGAGTAGTTGTATTATGAACGCGTGGATCATTATATAAATCATTTTTATGGTCAATAACCATATCTTTATTTCCACCGCAAGCTACACAACATTTACCCTTATAATACTCCCTAATTTCTTTTGAAATTGGACGATTTTTTAAAAGTTCTGCTGCTTCTATATCGGGGTCATACCCCATTGTACGGATAGCGACAACTTTATTTTTTATTTTTAGAGCTTCCCAAATATATTTGGTTAATCCTAAAAATTTTCCATGTCGTTGATTGCCATTTTTTGACCAATTAAAACCGTGTAATTTTAAGGTCTCTATGTCTATCCAATTAGAACAGCCATTTTCTTTAGCTTCTGGTGCTACTTGATTAAATTTTTTTTGATTTTTACTAATGCGTGGCATTATATTATGTATCTCTATATTTTTATTTCTATGTCTATATTTTGTCACGTATATTCTATATCTATTCTAAGTCTATTAATGTAACTTGTCATGAGAAAATAAATTCAATTTTTTTGTTAATTTTGAGCGTGATAAATTACCAAAATCCTTTAAGAACCTTATTATTTTTTAAATATTCTGTAGATACATTACTTTCCATATATTTTTCAAAAAACTTCTTACTCACTATGTTTGTGAAATCGTGCTGACCAGCATAACTGCAATACAACTTATAGATTTCAAGCATATTATGATCTTTTTCTTTTAATTTTTCTTTGCTCTTGTTTAGACATTTTTGAATATCTTCACACTTGTTCCATAAATTGCATCTTATATTTAATAAATTCTTTCCTACAATCGATACTTCAGGAAAGAAATGTTTTATAATATCTAATAATTGATATTCATTTACTGTGTTTACTTTATTACCATTTAACCATATAGTAAATAATTCATTAAGTTCACTTATTTCATATTCACCATTTTTATCAACTACTATAGTCTCTTTCCAAAAGGTACGGAAATGCCTGATTCCTATCAAATAATCACTTGTCATATTTGGATAATTGCTTATTTTGTTCAAAAATTCTTGTTTATAAATGATTAAAGGCATATTTTTACTTTCACAAAATATTTTCCATAAAAAGTAATATTCATCTTGAGTTAGATTTCCTCCTTCACTTTCTTTTAAGAAATCTTTTTGAAATTCATCTAATACATCTTGGTGTGATTTATCTTTCAAATATAATATTTTATTTTGTATTTCTCTATGTTGTTTCTGGATATATTTTTCCGAACCACCATATCTACTTGAATAATGGATCCCAACGATTAAAATATTAAAAAAATTATTCTTTACGAAAGTATTCCAATATGATATATTCTTGATACTTCTTTTAAATTTAATTAATCTACTTTTAAGATAAGGATATCCTCTGTATTTAAATTTAAATTGTTTCATTAATTCTTCTCCAAAGTAATCACCATAATAAACGTTTAATTCGGTTAAGAATTCACGTGATAATTCTGATACATAATATAATATATCGTTGTTTATTTTACATACACTATCTCCAATGGCGCAAAGAAAATATTTGACATCTTCTTTCGTTTTCAGGAATAAGGGATTGAAAAATTCAATTATTTTTTGTATGGTTGTTGATTCAGGAATACAATTAAAGACATCATTTTCCAATACTTGGTTTAATGCTCTCTTGGCTATGTCATGTTTAAATTTACTCAATAAAGGATATTTATGTGGGTTTAAATCGGTAATTATTTCGTGCCAGATATGATCTTTATTACAAACTTCAAAATTGCAACCATCGTATTTAATATATATTTTTTGCTTATCTCTTACTACACACGAATAATATTTATTTGCGTTTTTATAAAAAAAAGTAGATATGTAATCCACTATTTTGTCTTCTATCTCTTTCTTTTCTTTTTTTTCTTCTTCATACATTTCCATCATATCATTAATATCATGCATCACATATGTTGTTAATCGAGTTAAACCCTCTTCATCGCTTTGATACCGACTATATAATTTTTTCACATTTTCCAATAATTCGTTCATTTATAAATATTAAAATATTGTATTTATGTTATTTTATTTATTTCTATTTAAACACATAAATATTAAATAGGTTATATAATGACTTCGGTTGCTAATACTAGTGAAGGAAAAGTCCTAGAGATAAAAACTGTTCAAATTGCGCCGTTCAGAACACTTATGACAGCATTGAAGGACATATTATTGGAAACTAATATTACATTTAAACCCGATGGTATAAGAATTATCAATATGGATAAATCTCATACTATTCTGGCGCATTTATTTTTGGATGCTACCAAATTTGAATATTATTATTGTAAATATCCCAAGATTATTATTGGTGTAAATATGTTCCATCTATTTAAACTTATAAATACTATAGATAACGATGATACATTAACTATTTATATTGATGAAAATGAATATACAGAGGGTATTGTAGACAACCTAGGTCTTAGATTTGAGAATGGCGACATTCGTCAATTAAAAGATCAAAAATTAAAGTTGATTGAACCAGATGAAGAAGAGCTAGAACTGCCAGATGTGAAGTTCTCTTCTGTTATTAACCTTCCCGCTTCTGACTTCCAGAAAATAATTAGAGATTTGTCTAATATTTCTGATAGATTAGAAATCAAATCTGCCGGTCAGGAGTTGATTTTTGAATGTCAAGGCTCTTGGGCCAAAGCAAAAATCATAAGAAGCGAGTGCGATGGCAACATGGAATTCCAACATAAGCCTGACGCAAACAAAGTTATCCAAGGTGAATTCAGCTTGAAGAATCTGTCATATTTTATAAAATGTACCAATTTATGCTCTTGTATCGAGGTGTATTTGGAAAATGACCTTCCTTTAATTGTTCGCTATGCAGTTGCAAGCTTGGGTAGTATTAAGTTAGCATTAGCGCCATTACCAAGTTCATAATAAAATTAAAAAATTTATTTAATTTTATTTATTCTTTTTCCACCACCTCTGTATTATTTTTATACATTTTTTAATATGTAACCATTCACTTTCCCATATACTTATATAATGAAAACCTTTATTAATTATATATTCTTTTCTTTCGATAGTATTTTTTGGGCGGTGTTTATTCCAATTCTTCATTCATTTCATCACTATCATCACTATCACTATCACTATCACTACTATCAAAATCTTCTGGTTTTAAATTCCATTTTCTCATTAATTCTTCTTCTTTTATTTTTTTATCAGATTCAAATTTATCTTTTTGACATTTTATTGCTTCATCTCTAAAATGAAATATTGTTTTTACGTTACAAACAAAATATTCTTCTGACCTTATTGTCTTTCCTTTTTTACGTTCTATATCTTTCAGCTTATATCCGAGACGCGCCATTCGTATTTGCCAATCATCCTCTGCGTCTTCATAATAATAAACTGGTTCTTTAGTTGTTATCCATACTTCATCCAAATCTTCTAGGGGTTCATACTCACCACGCTGGTAATAAGCGAGTCTATTATTTGTTGACTTGTTTGTTTTACTCCGACCTGTCATTATTATCCAATTATCATATTTTTTCATTCCACATTCCCTCATTCCTTTTGTATGTCTTATATAAAGATATCCCATTTTTTCTTTTTGTTCTTTGATCCAATTATTTAATGCATTATTATATAAATAAAGATGTCTTTCTTTTTTTCTCTTTAGTCTTTCTATTTCTTGTCTTACTTCTTCTTTATATTTTTTATTAAGCTCATTAAATGATGGAACAACGTTTCTTCGCCATATACTTTGAATTAATATTATACTTTCATTATCTTGTTTATAACTTTCTATCCATTTTTCTTCCCTCTCTTTCCTTTTTTTGTCCATCTCTTCTTCTTTTTTTTTTCGTATTGCGAGAGCTTTGTTCCTTAAATATTTATTACATTTGCTTGATAAATAGTTATATAAATTGTCAGCCAATATACGTAATCTATCGTCACAATTCCATTGATCAGTTCTTCTTATACTAGGTTTCGCATATTTATTATATTGTTCTTTCGTTAAAATAATATTTAACATTCCACCCGTATTAATACCAGAGCCTCTTTCTTTCCATTCTCCCCCTTCCATTCTATCTTTTACTATAAATACTTTTTTATTTTTATCTTTCATTAAAAATCTCACACCTTCAACATGTGTTTCTCTATTATTAAAAAACTCATTCGCTATTATTTTTCTTCTAGGGTTTAAATTTTTATCATCTTTTAATGTATTTGGTAGTTTCATAACTTCATAAGAGAATTCAAATTTTTCATCAAAAGGTTCTTCGATGTGGGAATTCCAATTAGTACAATTTCTATCATATATATAATCATTACCAGAAACTCCAGGTCTACTAAAATGATAATATTCCTCATTTCCATTTTTCGTAATTTTTAATGATTCTCCATAATAGCCGTTCATATTTGGAGAATATTCGTTTTTCTTTTTTATCCGCGTATGTAATAATCTAACTTTAAAATTATTCATACATTCGTAAATATGATATTTTTCATTTAATATTTCAAAATCTTTTTCCTCTGTAAAATCGTCTTTACTATTAAATAATGATATTTTACTCTTATGCCATTTACCCCATTTGAATTTTAACCTTATATTTTCATTATCGGTTGTTAATCTATCATTATACATGAACGTCAAATGTTGGAAAAGAGCGTTGTTATGGGGTTCCCATTTATCTTTTACATATGGTAACACCCAACAAGTATACCCATCTTTGATTTTCAAATCATATGTTTTTTTAAATATATCGGTATCCGATTTCATTACGGATAATCCAAGAACACCATCCGTGCTATATAATATTTCACATTTTGAATCACAAATTCCAAATACATTTCCAGAACAATCCTTAGTATATTGTCTTGCAGCTGTTCTGGCTCCAGCTCCAAAATAGGATATGTTTTGACCAGTTGATTTGCCTATTTGATTTGATTTCAATACTCTTTTATTATCTTCGCTAAGACCACCATCGTTTCCCATTATACATAGAAATTCTTTATCATTAGATTTGTGGACTTTAAATATAATCCTTGTTGCTTCATATGAAAAATATGCGAGCAATTCAGTAAACAAATGTTCATAGTTTTTATAGGTATAAAAACTAACAGATATCTTTTTTGCTAATTCAATAGCTAATGACATGTCTTCAAATTCGTAACCTTCGTTTTGTAGCGTTTTCAACATTATAATAATAATAAGTGAGCTTTCTTTAAATAGTTCATGATAAATATATATTTACATGAAAACTTTATATATTTTACTTATTTTCATGAAACACACAATTGTTCATGAATTAAAATTTAATATAATCATAAGTATATGGTTATATCAATAACTTGTAAAGCTTTGCCCAAATTAAGAAATATAATCAAATCACACAACGTTAAAAGAATACTGTTTGGTGTAAAAGGTGGCGGATGCAATGGATTTGAATATGTTTTAGAACCTACCAATAAAAAACCAGAAAAACTAGATGAAGTAGTGAAAAAAAATGATGTTGAAATTTTAGTATGTTCAAAATCATTATTTTATATCATAGGCACTGAAATAGACTGGAAGGATGATATTATGGGGCAGAAATTTGAATTTAATAATCCAAATGCCTCAAGCAAATGTGGATGTAATACTTCTTTCTCTGTTGATTAACGCCTTCTCTTTCTTCTTCTCTTAGTCTTTCTCTTTCTTTTTTTTCTTCTTTTCTTTGTTCTTTTTCTACGTCTTCTTTTCTTTGTTCTTCTTCCTCCATTCACTTTTATTTCTCTCTGAGCATTTTGTCGTTCTAAATGTTTTCTATGATCTTCCATCTTTGTGATTGATTTTTTTTTAAACAATTTTTTTAATCCACTTGCAACATTACTTACTGTCTTTTTTATATTCTTTTCCATTTTTTCTACCCTTCCTAGTTCTCTATTTAAAATTTTATTATCCATTTTTCTTGCCATTTCCACTATCGGTTTAATATACTCATCATAAAATATGGGTTCTCCTTTATCCCAACCAGTTGCGTTCACAGTTTTTAACAACTCATCTTTCGCACAAGCATCTATTGCTTTAAGTATTAGTTCAAGCAAGCTTTTACTTTCTAGTTTTTTCATCATTTTTCTCGTATTATCATTAAAGAGTCTAATATAACCATTAAGATTCATGGCAACTGCTTGCGCATGTGCTTCAAAAATCCCTTCGGGTTGGTAAAAAATCTGAAAGTCATTCGTTTGTTTTTCCTTCATAAATAATCTCATATACACTACTAGAAACACTTTTAACCAAGCATAATAATCGGTTGCTGGTCCTCCCAACGTTCCTTTGCCATAGTTATACTTTGACCCCATAATTAAAAATCCGGGTGTTGCAATACACTTACTATTTAAATGCATATCATAGGCATTGTCATAAACTCTGAATCCATCAGCATCACCTAATGTCAAATAATTCTTACCACTACAATTAACAAATGTATTTTCCGTTTTTATATCCATACAAGTAATATATCTTTTGTGTAATTCAAAAATAGTTTCAAGTATATCTCCACAGTTTTTTAACAATTCTAATTTTGGAAGATTAGAAGGAGGAAAATTCCCAATAACGAGTTCCCACAGATCCACCATACCATTATCTACGCATAAAGATAATTTTTGTACTCTAGTAGTTGGAGTGTCAAAACTGGCATATGGTAGTAATATATTTTTGAGATGTTTCTCTGGCAATTTATAAAACGCATCCATTAATTTCATATATTGTTCTTTTTTTGACGAATTTTCTTTGAATTTTTCTAAAGTTACTACAGTTTCATCATTGTATTTATATGCTTTTTTAAAAGAACCCGCACCTAATGGTTTGGCATTTTGAGCAAACTTGAATATCTTTTTTACTTCATCAATGCTAATTTCTTTATGTCCATTCATATAAATTATGTTAATATTTAATTATTGTTAAATATTAATTATTATTTAACGCCTTCTCTTTCTTCTAGTTTTTTTACGTTTTCTTTTTCTTTTTTTAGATTTGCGACGTGTTCGTTTACGTCTTTTTCTACGACGATTTCTTTTTTTACTCCCTCCACCCTTAGTGTTATTATCATCTTGATCCCTCAATAGCATTCTTTCAGTCCTATCGCTAATATTTCTTGTAATAATGCCAGGTATAAACGTTTCGGCACTATTTAACGCAATAAATAATTTTTTTTTCATATTTTCTAACGCTTGATTTTTTTTATCTAATTCTTTATTTATATCCTCTAGTTCAGCCATTTCCCTATCATTCTGTATTTTTGTATTTAATCTATCGCGTTCTTGCTTAAGAGTCCTATAAAGCCCAAACATCATCATTAATGAAACACCCATCATTCTAAAACCAGTTGTACCATCTTTTATAACTTTTGAAACTTGGAGTTGTATATTAAATAAAGCATCATCCAATTGCTCTTGTACTTTTAAAATAGCTCTATTTTTAAATTTTTTTAAATCATGATTCATTATTGTCATTAATTCAGTCGCCGAACCAAAGAATGAAAATCTATAATAATGAAATATCCTTTCAACAAGACTTGTTTCTGCTAATTTTTTAAAAAAATCATTTTTTAAGGTTTTAAAATCGGCTGAAAGAGGTTTATCAGTGTTTTCTAGTCCTTGATTTTTGATAAATTTCATATAGGAGCCAATTTTAACTTGGTCTTCAAAGTCAAATACAAGTTCATTAATTGTCTCTTGTCCTTTTTCTTTCATTAATTCTTTAGTATTTTCCATAATATTATTAACTATTTCATCGCCACTCCAGGTTACAGAAGCATATAAAAGATCAGATACTGTTATTTTACTTTGTTGTTGTTTTTGTTTTGCTTCATCAGAAAGATCATCATCATCGAATAGTGGTTTATTAACTATAACAATACTTTTGTCATTAACAGCTGGATCATTATATACAACTATTGCTTTTTCCAATTTCATAGATAAATCATTATTATTAGAAGATGAAACAGTTCCATAACTAATCGGTGTATTTGCTGTAAGTGTTACATAATATGCCCCGACGACAAATATAAATACCGACATAGCAAAAACAATAATATTTTTGGGGCTCTTAATAAGAAGACTTACAATTGAATGTAATTCTTCATCATTATATTCTCTTCTAGCGCCTCCTTTCTTTTTTCTCCCTCCACCTTTTAATGCTATATTTATTTCCGTTTCACATATTACACCTATTACACGGCATACAATTTTCTTAAAAAGTTCATCTGCATTTTTAATTTTCAATTCCATTGTAATTTTCTCAATTAATCCTGATATTTGGAAATCATTCCATTTATTTTGATCATCCAAAAATTTATTAATTCTTTTATCCAATGCTTTATTTTTGAACGGATAAAAAGCTAATAAATCTCTTGGTGTTAGAAATGTATCTTCTATTTTTATTTGCAATGCCATATATTAATTATGAATATTAATATTTATTCATAATTACAAAAATGGACTTCTTATTTTCTTTTTTCTTCTACCCTTTTTCTTACCTTTTTTCTTACCTTTTTTCTTTGTAGTAGATTTTCTTTTCTTTTTCTTTGGTGCTTTTTTTACAGTTTTTCTTTTTTTGCGAGCTGGTTTTTCCTTGCCTGGTAAATATCTTAAAAAATACCATTCATATTCTTCACTATCTCTTTTGTTTTGTAGTTCTTTATATTTGCGTGCTTTTTCAGCTAATAATTCTTCTTTTGCGTGAGCTGTTCCATAACAATCCATACTAAATCTTCTTAATATACCATGACTCTGATTAAGTCTATTCTTCTCTAATACCCTAAATAAATATTCACACATACATAAAATACGTTGCTCATCATAATAGCTTCTATTACTGTATAAGAATGCTAAATAGAAACTTAACATGGTATCTAATGTAGCAATTTTTATAAATTGTCCATCTATTCTGATTTCGTTGTAACTATGACAGGAAAGTGGTTCGTAAATAAAGACTACTGTTTCGCCTCCAACAACAATCTCATAATGAGGAGCAACAATTTCACCAATACCTTCATGTTCAATAATTTCAACGTCTGTAATACCAATATCTTTTAACCTTTCTTTAATTATTCTTGAACAAGCAGTTGGGTCTTCTGATAAAACATCAAAATCAGGAATTTTTGGAATCTTATGTTTTCTTAATTTTGGATTTTCTTTTAAATATAATCTATTAGCGAAAGCACCAAAAAATACGCACCCTTGATTTATTAATGTATCTTTCACAACAAAGAAAATCTTATTTTCTATTTTATCTAAAAATACGTCTTCATCTCGTATAGTCTTACTACCGCCTTTTTTAGTTCTTTTTATAATCGTTGGTTTCATGCCGTATTCAAATAAACGCTGAATAGCATCTATAGAACAATTTTTACCCCTTAATGGATAATGTTTATTTAACAATGCCAATCTTTTTAAAACTTTCTCCCATCTGCTAACATCTCCTTGTGGACGCGATAACTCAAGATACATAGACATTCTCAAATAATTAATAGAACAATACATAATACCATTAACACTTAATGAATCATTCATTAAAGTTTGGTATAATTGTTTTGGTAAAAATGTAATATCCGCAACTGGTATATAATTGACAAAAACTTTAAATGTTCCAGGATGCATTCCAGATTTTGCCTCAACTTCGGTATATCCTTTCTTATAATAAATATCCGCTAAATTTTTAGCATCATTTAATGGATCTGGTGAATAAAAATCATAATCAGGCAATTCAACTTCTTTATTGTAAAATTGCTCATATATAGGTAATAAATTATTGATAGCCGTTCCACCATAACAAATTCTTTTGGTTTCTTGTAGAAATTCTTCTACAATTCTTATTATATCTTGGATTTCTGGTGTATTTATCTTCTTTTTACCTGATTTTTCCTCTATCATTTGAACTGCTTGTCTAACAATAGCTAATTCACATTCTTCAAATGTCATATCTTTTGTACATAAATTTGGTCGTTTCTTAGGCATATATATTAATTATAGACATAATTAATTATTCATAATTAATATTAATATATTTACATTTTTGTACATTCACCAGTAATTTCATTACATCTTTTCTTAGGAACACTAGGATCTTCTTCAGCTTTATTCATAGGTTTAGGCATTGGGATCTTTCTTGGTCCCCACAGTAAATCAGCAGGTTTAAGAATAATTTGACTACCTTTCGCACGAAATTTTTGATTATATGTTTTCATACGTTGTCCTGCTTGTGTTTCTTCGGCTAATTTGCTATAATTCATAAAAGCAAATTGAACACCATAAGCATGATGTGATTGCCAATTAGAATTATCCACATCAGAAAGATTTGGATTATTAATAGGGTATGTCATACATAATGACATTTGATTATCTTTTTTAAATTCACTAAGACTAACGTTATTTGCTACAGCAAATGCTGTTTCAACACGTATTTTACCTTTTGGTGCTGCTGAAGTAGTAGGTGATAAATTAACAAGTGGATAAAATTTCTCATTTTGTTTATAATCATCACAAAAATCTTCAACCATAATAATAATTTTCCTTTTCAACTCTTTTAAAGGTGTATATGCTAAATTTCTTCCAGTCATTTTATTGCTACCTTCTTTTGAATAAGCAGGTCCTAATAACATGCCTTTAAAATTTTTGTTTATCAAATCAGCTAATATAGAATATAAATTATCTTTATCACCTGATGCCTTAATTCTCATATTAATAAAAAGAGGGTCATTGCTATTCGGTGGTGAACTAAAAGCAATACCTTTAATAAGAGCAAATACTTCATTAACTGTAATATGATTATATGTGCCTTTTGAATCATATTTATGTTTTCTACAAGCAATTTTTGAATTGATTTGAGGATGTATACCGGCACCAACAATTGGTTGTCCTTCTAATGACATATAAATCTCTAAATCAATTGCTCTAACGCCATGATTTATAATCGCTTCTAATGCTTTTAAATCAACATAACCATTTTGAAACTCTCCTGTACAACAAGTATTATAACTACTTGCGATATAAAAATTAATAAGAGGTTGACTTGCCATTTCTTTATATGATAATGCCGATGCGAAACCTTCTACAACTCTACCACCTACAAATGCTTCATTTTTAATCATATCAGCATATTTTAAAGCTAATTGCGGACCTTTTGCTAATTCTCTTTGAATATAAAAAGTACCAAGGAATGCTACAATACAAGTAACCAATATCCATCCACCCATAATAGCTATTCTTTCAACGTTCATATATTAATTATTGACATAATTAATTTAATATAATTAATTATATCACAATTTAAAATTTTAATATCTAAATATTTTATTAGACATGACAGGAGGATTAATGAATTTGACAGCTGCTGGAAATGAAAATATCGTTATTCACGGTAACCCTAAAAAAACATTTTTCAAAGCAACTTTTAAAAAACATACAAATTTTGGTTTACAAAGATTTAGAATAGATTTTGAAGGTAACAGAGTATTAAATTATACCACACCAACTGTGTTAGATTTTAAAATACCTAGATATGCTGAAATGTTATATGATACATATGTTTGTGTTACATTACCTCATATTTATAGTCCATTACTATACAAAGGTGAAAATGAATTAGGTAGAAATTTAATACCTTATGAATTCAGGTGGATCGATGAATTGGGAACTAATATGATACAAGAAGTAGAAATATATACAGGTGGAACAACTTTAGCCAAATATTCTGGAGAGTATTTGAGTTGTGTAAAGGAAAGAGATTTTACTGGTGCAAAAAAAGATTTATGGAATAGAATGACTGGTAATATCCCTGAAGTTAATGATCCGGCCAATGCAAATGGTAATATAAATGTTTATCCTAATGCTATGTATATTGATGAAAGTGGTGTTGAACCAAGCATTCGTTCAAGAAAAATATATATCCCTTTAGATGCTTTTTTTTGTGAATCAAGTAAAATGGCTTTACCATTAGTAGCATTACAATATCAAGAAGTTAGTATTCGTTTAACATTTAGACCTACATTTCAACTTTATACTTTAAATAATATTGCTGATATCCAAAATGATACTTGTATTAGTTATCGTATAGCACCAAATCCAAATGATTTAGATAATCAATTATGGCGTTTTTTACAAGCGCCACAAGATGTTGCTGCTAGCCAAGAATTATATAATCAAACCAGAAATGATTGGAATAGTGACGTTCATTTAATAGGAACCTATATATTTTTAGGTCAAGAAGAAAGAAGAATGATGGCTCAAAATTCACACACCATATTATTGAAACAAGTCAAAGAATATGATTTTTTAGGACAAGCCGGTTCTAAAATAATAGAAATGGAAAGTCGCGATTTATTATCAGGATATATGTTTCGTTTTAGACGTAGTGATGCCTTACTTAGAAATGAATGGTCTAATTATACAAATTGGGCTTATAGAAATGTACAACCTCAAGAGTTAACAGAAGATTTACCATTATTGGAAGGTAATGAAATTCCTAATCCTAATAATTTTCATATAACAGGATCAATAGGGACATACGCACATAATCAAAAAGATATATTATCCGAAATAGGTATTTTAATGGGTGGCGTTTACAGAGAAAAAATGTTAGATTCAGGTGTGTATAATTATATTGAAAAATACATGCGTTCTACTGGTGGTGCTAAAGATGGATTATATGTTTATCAATTTGGATTGAATAGCAATAAAAGAGAATACCAACCATCTGGTGCTATGAACGTAAATAGATTTGCTGAAGTAAATTTAGAATATAATACGATCGAACCACCATTTAATCCTATGGGAGCTTTAGTAGAATACATTTGTGATGCCAGTTCTAATCCAATTGGTTTTCGTAAAAATACAGGTTCATTAAATTCATATAATTTTGATATGAGGGTATTTGAAGAAAGATATAATGTATTGGTGATAAAAAGTGGAAGGGCAGGATTAATGATGAGTGTTTAATATAATAATTAATAATTAATAATAAATATTTAGTTATTATATATTAATGTCAAGATTGGTTATGGGCGATGTAAATTCAAGTGATGATGAAACAGCTGGCGAAATAGCTAGTTTTTTAAACCAACCAACCATGGGAGATAGGATTCAGGAAAGATTATATAACGCACAAGACGAACAAGAAAATGAAGATCATAAAGATTTATGGGATAAAATTCAAGCTATTAAAAAAAGCGGATACACCCTTGGTGAAATGAAAGAGGTAATAGAGGAAGATGTTCCAGATATTGTGGAAAAATGGGGCAGAATAGAAAGTGGTCGCCATTATGGAGCACCTGAAAATACAAGACGAGGTGCTAAGCCTACAAAACGTCGCGGAAAGGCTATTCTAGATAATTTAGAAGAATTTAATAAAAAAATTGATGAAATTGAAGAATGGAGGAGCTATATACAAGATGATTTATTTGATGAGTATGAAAAATATCACGGAAAATACGGAGGAACATTTAAAGTAAAAGGGGAAAAGTCATTGGATTTTACTATGGATAGAGAAGGTGATCCGGGTCAATGGTTAAAATTAGATAAAGATAAAAAAACTTGGGATTCAGACTTGCGTAAAGATGTAGCATTATTAAAAAAATTTAGAGAAAGAGATATCAAGGAACAACACGAAAAAAATATGAAACAAGGATGGGGAAAGGCAAAGTTAAAGGGAAAGACGAAAAAAAGTGGAAAAAAAAAGCCGGATAGAATAGTATATTACCATAAGGAATTAGGAATTATAGGACCTAATACAACATACGAGAATGGCGAAATAAGATATTTAACTGATAGTATTGTAGAATGGGAGAAGAAGCAACACAGAGAGAAGAATAAAAAGAAGAAGTCAGAGACAAGTGGAGATGGTAGTGGTAGTGGTAGTTCTTCAAAAAAAAGTATACCGACAGAAAAAAAATCAACAACTACCGAACCACCAAAACCTTGGGTATCTAAAATGTCAAGGAGCCAGAAAAAACCATATTTTTGGAATCCAACAAATGGTGCTGCTTTTTTTCCAAAAGTTCCTGGTGTATTTAAGAAAGAAGAAGCAGAAGCAGCTGAAAAAAGAGCTGTTGAAAAAAAAAGAGCTGCTGCTGAAAAATTAGCAGCAAAACATTATACTAAAAAAAAGAGTGGAGGAAGAAGAAAAACACGTAAAAAGAGAAGAAGAAAGAAACGTAGAAAATCACGCAAAAAGAGAAGAAGAAAGAAACGTAGAAAATCACGCAAATAATATATTAATCTAACTAATTAATATATTAAATGAAAACAAGAAAAAGAGGTACAAAGAAAAATAAGAAAACACGCAAAAAAAGAGGTGGCTACGAGCAAAAAGACGTGGAACGCGCGAAAAAATTAGTATTAACAAGATTAAAAACAATAATAGAAAAACATCCTCAAATAAAAAATAAAGAAAAGTGGAGAGAAATATTAAAAAAAGTTTCTGTCCAAAAAGGAGGCCAGCCAGAAACCTCTGGTGATGTTACACCAGCAACGGACGAAGATGATATTATGGAGCCAATATTAGGTGAAGATGGTGATACTTTTCTTACTGGTACTCTGACACCACCTACACCACAATGGTGGCCAGGACAAGAACCAGGTGATCATGATATTCCATGGGGACCTGAAATTGTACTTCCGAACAATCAAGAAACGCGAGGATTAATTGGTGAATTAAGACATGCGTGGCAAACACTTGACTATGAGCGCGATATAGAATATAATCCGCCACCACTTTCACCAGATGCAACATATGCTGATATAATGGATCACATCTATGGTACATTTTTTGTGTTGATATGGCGAAATTTGAATGAAGTTTTAGCTGAGCGAGAAAATGTGAATTATAACGATTATGTATTAGAATTTTTAATATTATTTGCCATTTTAATAATTTGGTCAGTTTTTGATAATAGATTCGAAGATGAGAGGGGTGATACTACAGTTGTTCGGAGAATGATTAGAACTGGTTGGATGCGATGGGCACCACGCGTGATAAGGGCGTTATTGAATTTTATGAGACATCCACTAGAGACAGCTGAGCGGTTTAGAGAATTAGTTGCTGCACTGATTGCGAATGATGTATTTTTACAAGGAATAGATTTAATGGGGGGTGGTCGCCGCAAAAAAAAGACGCGTAAATACAAAGGCAACAAATATCCATATAAAAACATCACCAAGAAAGAAGCAATCGCCGATTTTATCAAACTTAAATCTACAACCAATCCTCGCTCGCTTACTGGTTTAGAAATAGTTAATTATGGAACAGAGAAATTAAGAGTAAGAACAAAATACAGAGGAAAGTCTCTGATTGAACGATGGAAAGATAAAAAAGCAAGAAAAACCTTAAAGAAATTTGCGAATAGACTTTATAAAGGTTCTTATACTGATAGTTTATTCCATGCATATCGTAGTGCTATTGCTCTATCATGGGGAACATTAAGTAGTATGAGAACATCGGCAGCTTTACAAATGTATAGAAAATACAACGCGAAAAAGGTATTGGATTTTACAGCGGGTTGGGGTTCAAGAATGACCGCGGCATTAGCAGCGGATATAGATTATATTGGAATCGATAGCAATAAATCTTTAAAGAAGGGTTATAATAAGATAATAAAAGCAACAAAGAAACATACAAAAAGTAAAGTAAAATTGTTTTTCCAACCAGCTGAAACTGTTGATTATTCCAAGTTAGATTATGATTTTGTGTTTACATCTCCTCCATATGAATATTTGGAATTGTATGAACATATGAAAAATTATGAGGGTACAAAGAAAATTAAACAAGCTCATAGTGCAACTGATAAAAGAAGAAAAAATGATGGATTTTATGATACATTTTTAATACCGACGATCAAAGAAATATATAAACATTTACCGAAAGGAAAATGGATGTGTTTGAATGTGCCGGATTTGATGTATGATAAAATTAAAAAGAAATGGAAAGCTTGTAATAAAAAAGAAGATTATATGATTAGTAAAAGAGTAGGAAGCAATATGAAAAGTGATGATAGAAGAGGACAAGAGTTTGTCTATTGTTGGAAGAAATAATTACATTTCACTCAAATATTTTGTGGCTTTAATAATACCATAAAATGTTCCCCCAAACATAGCGGTTTTCAATAAATAACCACCAAATGTAGGATTTTCATCTTTCGTAAATAAAGAAGGTAATAATCTTTGTAAATGTTTTTTAACAAATGGCATTTGAAAGAGAAAGTATAATACCATTACCATTAATGGAATTTGTAATTCTTCATATATTTCGTCTAATCTATCTTGTTCATTTTCAACCGCTTCTCCTTTATTCATCATATTGTATAATGTATCATCATTTTCAATATAATCATCCATTTCCGATTCAGGAATATAATTTGGATGTTGATATGGATCTTGTTGTTGTTGAGTGTTCATTTGAATATCTCTATTAGGTAATGCTGTTGCTTGTGGTTGTGCTTGTAAGGCTGCTGTTATAGTATTAGCATTATCAACGGACATTTGTTGCATAGGAGCTTGTGCTGGTGGAGGAGCTTTAACTGTTGGTAATAAATTATTATTTTGTTGTGCGGCCATAGGAGGTGGTCCCTGTGGAGAATGTTTCATTGGTTGTTCTTCTACATTTAATACAACTTTATTTTGTGTAGCATCATTTGGCAGAGCGGAAATACTTGTAGTTCCATTCATATATAGAATTACAAATATTGGTAAAAATACATTATTACGCAAAATCAACAATTTTTTTCTTTTTATCACATTTTGTTGCTTTTTTCTTAAATTTATAACATTTATCATCAAATTCAAAAATTTGGTTTTCTATTTTCGTAATTTCAGGAGCTTTGAAAATTAAACAATTTCTATCCTTACATACTCTTCTAAATAATGTGGCTAATCCTAAACCTAATAAAATTGAAATAATGCCCCTGCCGAATGCTCCATTTATCAATCTTCTTATATACATATACTATTTACTTACATAATATTATTGAACATTATAGGAACGAATTTTCTTTTTATCATCAGGACATTTTACTTGTTGTGCTGAAAATTTATAACAAGTATCACTATGATCTCTATAATTTATTTTATCTAGATTATCTGGATTAGGATAAACATAAATAGTATTTCCTTGTGGTCCAGAAATATATGAAACAAATAATCCAAGTGATAAAGCCATTAAAAATAAAGGTATGTTTAAAAATTTCATAATATTCAAATTCATATATTAAATGTGAATATTATTTTTCTACTTTCAAATCATTAAGGTTGACTTCCTCAATTGTATTGGGTGGTGTTGTAGGACTAAAATCAGGTGTTGTTGGCGCACTAAAACCAGTAGTAGGTGTTGTAGGAGCACTAAAACCAGTAGTAGGTGTCGTTGGAGCACTAAAACCAGTAGTAGGTGTTGTTGGAACAGTATATTGAGGCGATGTTGGACTAACATTTTCAGTTGTTTCAGTAGGTATTTTAATTGTAAGAGGTTTTGGAACTTTAACTTGGCCATCACCGGGTTCGGTTGGACTCCACATAACATCTTCATCGGGTTCTTCTTCTTTAGGTGTAGGTTTCATATAATCAATAACTTTTCCTTTTTCTTTGACTATTTCTTGATTTTTATAGCTAATTTTTTTACTATATATTGTATATTGCGTTTCTTTACCACGAGGTCCTATTGGTTTTGTTTCAATTACTTGAAAACCATTATAGTATTTTAATTGTCTTATTTGATTTTGTTTTTCTAAAATATCCGTTATATAAAAATTCATTATATCGCTAGATAAACCCTCTTTTTCCATTTTTTCATTGAATTCAGAAATATTATTATTAACTTCTTTTTCTAATTTATCAATTTCATCATGTATATATTTTTTTTCAATTTCTCCTGTATCATCATTTTGATAATCAAACTTTAATTTCTCATCAAATTCTTCTTGTATTTTTTTCATTTCATTTTTTGCTTCGAGAAAATCAGATTTTATCCTTTCAAATTCTTGCAAAACAACATCATCTTCTTCTAAATCGTAAAGCAGATCTAATTTTTTCCTTATTATTTGTTCTTTTATACCTTCTATTTTTTCAACAAGTTTATTATGATATGAATAATAATTTTGAACCACATCTAAATTTATATTAATTAGTAAATCGCAAGGATTATCTTCATTTGGACATGATACTTTCAATTGATTTTTATACCTATTGAAAACCATTTTACCTTCTTTTCCACATTTAATACACCTGAATTTAAACTTTCTATATTCACTAATTTTTTCATCTTTTGTTACTTTATCCTTTCTTATTCTTATCCTTTCATTTAACAATTTTTGTTCATATTTAGCTTTTAATTCATAATATTCATTCATAATCTTATTTAGCTGTTTTTCATCTTCCATTTATATTTAAACATTATAAAATTTTTTATGTAATAATTCAAAATTACTTTCAAATTTAGGTAAATTTGTTATCATTTTATCATATTCACTCTTTCTTTTATCACTTAACTGTTTTATTTTGCTAAGAATATATGTTTTTTTTAATTTATCCTTTTCCTTTTTTTCTTCTTCATTAGGCTTTGATTTATATTTATAATTCAATATAAAAAATGTTACAAAGATAAAGCATAAAAATAAGAATACATTAAACAAATTATTATCATAATCAGTTTTTTCAACATGAACTCTCTTTAATGTTTCTTTCAAAAAATACCGTGCTCCGGGTTCTGTAAGCGATGGAACGCTATTATTCATCATTAAATAATGAATCTAAAAAAAGAAATAAATTTATGCACAATATATAAATGTCAAGTACAGTAGATAGTATAAAAAAAAATAATGAACAAAAGGCAACACCAACAAGTTCCATGATTACAACTATGATGGTAATATTATGGTATTATATTGCACGGTTTGCTTTTTGCGATAGATATAGTGTAAGAGGTTACGGTAGCAAGCTAGCGATGGTATTTGGAGCTTTAACGGTTATAGTTATATTATGGTCGCAATTTTCAATTAATTTAGCTGCTACTGGTGAACATTGTAGCGGAGATGTTCAATTGTATAATGCCATTACATATACTTTAGTTCCAAATATAGTATTTGGTGGAACTGTTTATATTTTGCTAAATAAATTTCCTGGTTGGAAGGCACCATTTTCAAACACTATAGGTTATTTAATAACATCAATGTTTGGTATAAGAAGCACATTTAATAAGATGTTAAAAACAAGTGAAAATGCAGGTAATGATACAATAAATAAAATATATAATGATCCTTCTATGTTAATAAATGAACTTCAACCAGATGCTCCAACAACAGTGCGATATGATAGTGATTTTGATACAGAATTTAAACGATTAGCCAAAGCAAATATATTCAAACCGGGATGGGAGAAGAATGCTAAAAAAATGTATAATTTGGTTGTAATCAAAGATATGATTTCTAGTATTGTTTGGTACTTTTTAACCCAAGCTTTAATTATAGCAACTTCGTTTAATGGTATTATGAATATTAATTGTATTCGTTCAAAAAATACATTAGCAAAAGGCGCACAATTAGGAGGTGAAATGGGTTCTTTCGGTAAAAAAGGTACTGACCAAATGAATAAAGAAGGTGCAAAGAAAAATGCAAAGAAATTACAAAGTTTTGGAAGAGATTTAATATCTTAATTAATATAATAATTTTAATTAAAATACAAAATGAGAATTACAATAGTATAAAACTGATAAATATGCTAATATTGCTATTATAATGGCGAATAACCAAATTGGTAAAACGGTTTTTCTTTTAGTCCCAAGACCAAAATCTCTTAACGAACCGTCGTCATTATATAAAAATGCTGGTGATGCAATTTGAACTATTGCGAATATTACAACAAATAATAAAATGGAGAAAGATGTTATGTTATTTCTTATAATAGACTTATTCATAATAAAATAAGTTTAGATTTGTTTTTATATAATATTGACTAAATATTAATCATTCAATGGAATATCAAATAAATCTTTATTCCTAATATTATCCAATGTTATAGAATAATCTATTTTAAACACATTAGTTTTATCATCAATATTTTTTGGTAATAAACACATATAGTTTTTATTGTATCTAGTAATATACCACTTACCTTTTTCATCACTAGATGTCATTAATAAATATTGAGAACTGGTGAGGTTTTTTATAACCCTATAATTCCATATATTATAAAACTTTCTACATTTCTGAATAATATGCGCTTGTTTTGAAAGTATATAATATTTATCACCATTTACATATATCGTTTTTATATCATTAATTAACAAATCATCAGGATTGGCTATAAAAGTATATTTTTGTTTAGATGAATATAAACAACTTGGTAAACAATTCATATATATATTAATAAGGCCTATTTTTAACTTCTGGTTGTTCCATATAAAAAATTTCTTGTTTAGTTGATTTTCTACCTAATGCTTCATTTCTTTTCGGAAATCTACCATACTGTTGTAGAGTTTGAAAATGTCCATGAACATGTGGTTGCATTGATTCATACATTTCCATTTCTTTTTTTACATTTCTTAATTCATCGACTGATATTTCTGTTATAGTTGATGATAATCGTCTTACTTTACTTTCACAATTACTTTTATATTCAAAAAATAACATTTTACCCCATCTACTATATTCTTTTATTTCTGTGTGCATATAGGGCATAAATGCAAACATAAATTCATAACCTTTTAATTTATCACTATACATTTTCCAACCCATTTCAACAAATATCATACATCCGTTATCATTTTTAAATGAATCCCCACTTCCTCTATAAATATGGCGACTGAATTGGTCTAACAAAATAATATACGCAACATAACTATCTTTAGTATGAAGCCAACCAAAACCTTTACCCTTTTCAGCTTCTTTCAATAAATCACCAAACTTTTCTTTGATCTCTTCATCATAATCTTGACTTTTCATAAACCATTTATCAAAATCTGCTGTGTATAGTCCTTTTGAGAACCAATAATCTAAGATATCTTTCGCTCTGGAAATATCCATATGATAAAACTATTTATTACTTTTTAAATAGTTTTATTAATAAAGGTCATCTCTACTATCCATATCTTCTTCATCACCCATATCATCCATCATTCCATATCTTTCGTCGTATATTTCTTGCTTTTGTTCTTCTTGTATTAATAAATCAGTTGCGGTGCCGGATAAATTTGAAAACATATTACCATCTGTGTTTTCTTCCATAGCAGTTAATGTTACATTATTTTCATTCATTAACTGATTTAATCTTTCTTGATTTTGAATTTCTCTATCATACATAGTAGGATCATATTGAAAAATAGATTTACTCAAACCAACGCTCCATTCGCCTAATTTTAAATTTTTCATTTCTCTTTCTATTTTTCTATGTTCATCATCAAGCATATTGAATTGATTTTTAATATCCTCCTTTTCAATTTCTTTTTGTTTTAAAACATTATTTTTAATTAATTCAGGGTCTGTATCTAACATTTTCTTTGTATCTTTAAAAATATTAAAATATGTATTCATCATATTGGTAATCATTATGTTTTGTAATTCAATTAATCCATAATATTCACTTTCTTGTTCAGGATCATCAACATTATATCTGTTAGATACTAATTCCTCAACAATTTCATAATATAAATCTATTGTCATATAAAATAAAAATACAGTTACAGAACTATTAATTCTACCATTAAAAATAGTTTTATTATCTTGAATATCAGATATGAAAGGTATTACACTAAGAAATTGTAGTATATCTTTATTATTTTTCAAAACTTTATCAACAACAATTTTACAGTCTTCATCGCAGGCAAACTTTTCTAGCGTATTTAAAGGTATTATATAATTGATAATTTTATTCTTATGACTAACACTGAATTTTTTAGAACCAAATCCCCAATGTTTTGGAAATGTTTTCATTATTTTCTTTTTACTAAAACGATCACTTTCATTTTTAATCAAAGATGGAAACGTTATTAACATATCTTTTATCATATTTGCCATTACTTGAGATAATGAATAATGTGTTTCATCTATTTTACTCATGAATAATTCTTCTCCTCTTTCTTTAAAATCCATTAACTCTTCTATAAATTTGATAGATTTTCTAGTATTTCTTATGCTTCTCATTTTCAATAATAGATTTTTTTTCATTTTATCAGTTATTTTATTAATTTGACTTATAACTTCTTCGATAAAATCAATAACATTTCCATCTTTGGTTTCTTTTATAGATTGAGCTACATCATACGTATCATATAATTGTTTCATTAAAGGAAGGAAATCGTTCATTTTTTTAGGATATATTTCAGTTCTGGATGACGCTTCAACCCAATCTTCAAAAATACTTCTTGTTGATTTGGTAGTTTTTGCTTCATCAAAAATAACACTAGAATCAGGATTTAAATAATTTTGATGTTCAACATCTTTCTTTGATACGTATAATAATAACTGTCTTAATGCTTCATCATTCCAATTATGACCTTCACTTTTTAAAATATCTATTTTGTCTTGTAATGAATCTATTTTTTTATACTCGCTGATATTTTTATCACATATTTGTTTTAATTGCTCATTTAATTGAATACCTGTATTAAAATAACAAAATTTCATAAATGATAAGAAAATAGTTGATTCAGAAAATACAAACGAACGTTGACTTTTTTCTTTTCTTGTATTTAATAATGAAACTAAAGTAGGTGGTATATATAAATTATTATGTTCTTGTAATATTTTTTTATAAGAAATAACCTGATTGTTATATGTTTGTATAGTTTCATCAATAGTTATAAAATATTCATATGTAGTTAATATATTATCATCGTGACAACATGCATTTTCCAAAAAAGGTATATCATCTTCTGTTTTTAAAATTACGGGTTGTTTATCAACGATTCTTTGCATAGCTTCAATAACACCAATAGAAAACAATTGTATTTTACTTTTTAATTTAGATAATCTTATAACAGAATCATTAGAATCATTTTTATATGAATCATAAATTTTTTTATTAAAACCATCACCCATTTTGTCTATTGATCTAACTGTTATTCTTATTAAAGGGGGTAAAAATGTATCCCAAGAATTAAACCGTTTTTTAATTTTTTTTGGTTCTTTATCCTTTTTCTCCAAATATTGATTTTTGTCTTGTATCATACGGATTATTTCAGGATTTTTTAATAAATAAGCATCTGTATGTTTTTTTATTTCTTTCATTAATTTTTTTGTTTCTTTTGCTGCTTTTTCACCTTTTACATTTTTTAAAGCATCCCAAGGGGCTTCATTATTATTAATACGAACAGCAAATGTTGAACAAGCAATATATTCAATCAATCCTTTTCCCTTTCCCATAGGATATCCTTTAAAACTAGGAATACAAGGTTGAATAGCTTTGCCTTGTTTTAAACTTGGTATTGATGTTTGAAGAATAACAATATAAATAGCCAAAACACTTTTAAATATGAATTTATGATGATATTTTTTCCATGGTGGACGTTTTAATTTTTCATCCTTTTTTTCTTTGCGTAAAACTTCTGTTCTTTCATCATACATTTGCTTAGGCATACGATATTCATTAATTAAATGTTTCACAAATTGATACATATATTCATGCTTATCTTTAGTATTGAATCTTAAATTAGAATCATATGTTATTAATAAATTTTTAATCATCATTTCATCCCTACCCATTTTTTCTTGAACGGTTTCTTCTTTTAATAACAATGAAACATGTGTATCTATAATATCATCATCTTTGGTATCTATAACTTCATGTGTAATAATTTTTTGCCCAGATTTCGCATATCTTTCTTCTAATTTATTGTCAACTTGCGCTATAACAAAACCACTATATTCGTCAACATATTTATCTGCTATTTCTTCACTTTTTTTACCTCTTTTATCAATAATATCTTGTAAAACATCTTCATAATTACCTTCAAAATAAGAAATTGCTAGTTCATAAAAAAAAGTAGGTAATAATTTATATGATTTTATTATACCATCTTCTTCTGATTTTTTACAATAAAACCAATTAGGGTCTTCTTCTTTTTGTTTTGAATATGTACGACAATAATTGTCTACGAATTTAATAATATTATTGAATTTATTTACTTGATCCATATCCGTTAATACATTGTCACGAAGTTCAATATATGGACTTTTTTCTTCATTTTCCATTACAATATCATTTGATAACGTTACTTTTTGGATATCATATTTAATGTTATTATATTCTTTATACTTTCTTAGTAAAGCTAAATTTTCTATATTAAATTTAATTTCTTTTTCGATACGTGTTTTTACTGTGTTAATTTCTTCAATCATTTCAGTTTCTAAATTTTCAATAGTTTCCGCTATAAGTTCCTCTTGTAATTTACCTTTCTGGTTATTAATATTTAAACATTTTTCATTTATTGTCATACATTTATTCTTAAAATTACAATTTACAAAATTTAATTCTTCAGGTGCCAAATCATTCAATGTGTCATCTAAAACCCATTTCTTATTTTTTCTTTGATAATATCTAAATTGAAATTCACCATTATCAACCATAGCATATTCCCCTTCAATAACTTTTTTCTTTTTATTAATCATACTTTCAGCATCTCTTTCAGCATCCTCTTCAACTAAACCAATAGTATTTATTAAATGCGATTTCAAAACCGATTTTTTCTTAATAGCATCTTCCATATATTTTAAATGAGCCATTTCATCTAATATATCATATCTTGTATCATCATATTTTTTATCAAAATATACATCAATATTATCATCTTTTCTTATTAATTCATAACTACTGAATTTTTTAGCCAAAACTTTTGGTTTATAAGTGCAATCACCACCATCACTCATATTATTTTGAATATTTGTTATTTCAACTTTCAATTGTTCTATTTTATCAGGAATGCTTTGATAATTAATATTATCAACATCATTTAATGCAACACAATTATTAAAAGTACAACCATTGTCAATTTGTATAATTTTATTCAAATACTCGACACTTGTTTCCGTTTCTTTAAAATCATAACATTTACAATCTATATTATTAAAAGCATTATCATCTTTAAAAAATCCAAAAAATGGTGAATTAACATTATAACTTTTTATATCTGTATAAAAATAATTCAAACTTTGATAGGCAAATCCTATATCTTGATAGTATTTTTGTATAGAATGTCTCAAATAATTTTGTATTCTAACGTAATGATAAAATTCAATATCATTATTATAAATCATATAAGGTTCTAATTTATCAACAAACTTTTGATAACATGTTTGCCAATTATAATTATTACTTAAATCAGTATAAACATCATCAATAATATCTCTAGTGTTAGGTATAATATTTTCTAAAAATTCCTTATAATTATCTTTATTATTTTGAACACTTTTATTGTTCCATTCTTCTTGATCTTGAAATTCATAATGTGTATTTTTTTTCAAAAAATATTTTTGAAAATTTTCTTTTTTATCTTTATCAAAAACATAATTTTTTCCCATAAATTTTTGATTCTCTCTCATTGTTTTGAATATTTGAAATAAACGAGTATGATTAAAATGTAATAACGATCTATCATAAATATTAGTATTTTTTAATAATAATTTTGAATAATTTACTAAATAGGGGAAAAATATAAAACCCTTCAAAGCAATTTTATCACTTGGTATTAATTCTTTAAATATAGCATTTTTACCTTCCTTTTTATCATAAAATGGAACCATCATATTATTATTGTAAACCTGTCTTTGAAATTTAATATCTGTACAATTGATAGTAACATCATCGGGTAATATTTTATGGTCATCAATGCAAATTTCAAAATCCGCTATTTGTTTTACTGCCGATGAGGTAAAATTATCTTTATTATCTACAACAGTATATAAGTTATCGTTAACATTTTCTTCAAGAATAAGATCTTGTTTGCGAAAAGCAACAGGTAAATTCAAATGTCTATTATTTCTCCCAAAAATATGTAAATATTTATTTATACCATCAGGAATTACATCATTCATATAAGTATTTTGAAATTCTTGAAGTTCACCAACATCATTTTCTGTTGTTGTTGGATTAACATCATCATCAGCATCAGCTATATTAGTTATATCAACCAATTCAATTCTATTTTTTACAACAGGAATAATCCAATTAACTTGTTTTTTAAAATCTAATAAATTATTCAAAAGGGGTTTAAACTCCTTAGTTTTAAGTATTGGACCTTCAATATAATCTTCAGAATTGAAAATAGAAAATTCTTTTCTTAACTGAAGGTATCTATCTATAACTGTATGGATTTTATTTTCAACGTGTTTATTTCTACTACTTTCATCAATTTTTGATAATAAGCTATCCATCAAATCATCAACCTGGTATTCTATATCAAAAATTCTATCTTTTTCTTCTCTTTGTTTTATTTCAGTAACAACAACGTCTTTTTTAATAATTTTAATTTTATCAGCAGAAATTAAATCATCTTTTAAAGTATCTTCTATTTCTTTTGTATCAAATATTTGATCAGGAATTAATTCATCATCTAGTTCTTCAATGATACCATCTAATTCATCATCTTCGTATTCCCCCATATCTTCTTGTTTTTCTTTTTCTTCTTCTTCTTCTTCTTCTTCTTCTTCTTTATTCCACCTACGTATTGATATTATGTTCAAATCTCTTGGAATACCTTTGTATTGAAAATCAATAGTTAGTGGAGCATCAGGATATTGTGGACTTTCTAGCTCAATTTGGTCTTTTTCAACTCCAATAATCTTTCCTTTTATTATCTCGCCACCTTCAAAACTAAAATGTATAGACCACCAAGTGCCTATTTCCATTCCATTTTGTTTTGCAAAACCTTTATATTGTGGTCTATCAACTATGATTATTTGTGTTATACTTGTATCTTCTAATGACCCATCTTTTAAGGTTAATTTGTATTCTTTTTTATTTTCATTAATAATTATTATTTGATTATTATCTAAATAATCTATCAAAAAATATTTATTATGTAAAATAGTGTTACTTTCTGATATTATCTTTATAATAGCGCCTAATTCTAACGAAACATCTTCATAATTTTCATTATCCATATTACTTATATTTATAGAAGATTAATTATTTAATAAAATTTACTTAAATAATTAATTATAATAAAAGTAAATGGAAGAACCTGTGATTGAATATAACTTGAAAACAATCAATTATGATGTTGATAATTTAATAACAGAGGACACAGAAGATGTCCATATTATTGATAAATACGATAGCAACCTAGTATTAATAAAATATAATAAACAAAAAATAAATGATGAAAATTGGGAAACCTTAGGTAAATTCAGATCTTTAATATATGAAAAAAATACGAAACGTGTTATATCGTATTTCCCACCCAAATCGTGCATTGAATATGATTTTGGAGAACATCAGGAAAGATATCTAGAGGAATTTTACGAAGGAACTATGATAAGTTTATTTTGGTATGATTTAATAGATGATTGGGAAATAACAACACGGAGCAATATTGGTGCGAAATGTTCTTATAAACCGGGAGGTGAAACTTTTAGAACACTATTTTTAGATACATTAAATAAACAAAACATTGAATTGAGTGATTTTGATAAAAATTTTTGTTATACATTTGTATTGCAACATAAATTAAATAGAATTGTTTGTCCAATAAAAGATAATAGAGTGATATTGGTTGATGCTATAAAATGCGGGAATGATGGAAAAATATATAGATGGAAGCGTGATATATTTTATAAAATGATCTCCAAAATTGTAAAAAGTAAAAATATTATACTTCCAGAAAGGTGGAAATTAAATATGATGTGGGCTTCAAAAAATTTAGAAAATGCTCCTTACTTTTTCATGGGGTATGTATTTTATGAAGAAGATGGAACACGTTGTAAAATGAGGAATCAAAATTATGAATATGTAAGACACTTGAAGGGTAATAATCCTAAAATTCAATATAGATATTATCATTTAAGAAATAACAACTTGGTAAAAGAATATCTACAATTTTATCCAGAAGACAGAAAAGAATTTTCAGAATTGAGAAATCATTTACACAAATATACTAAAAATTTATATCAATCTTATATTTCTTGTTATATTAAAAAAGAAAAACCTTTAAAAGAGTATGGTTATAAATATAAAACACATATGTATTATTTACATGAATTGTATAAAAACGAATTAAAAAACAAAGGATTTTATATTAATATGAATGAGGTTATAAAATATGTAAACACTTTAGAACCTCCTAGATTAATGCATGTTATTAATGCTGATTTATATAAAAATGAAAAAGATATAGAAAAACTTGAAATTCAAAATGTATTAGAAACAGTTTAATTCTTAAATTGATTTTTAATTTTTACAATAATATTTTTAGAAATAACTATACTTTCTAATAATATGTCTTGTATATAGTCCATAGTATTATCATCAGATTTATAAGCTAAACGAATAATAGAATCAGTATCGTGTGGATGGGGTTTCAAAAATCCAACATAAGATAAAACTTTTTTATTCAATAAATATTCATAATGTAAAACATATTCAATCAATTTACCAATAGTATAAGTTTCATTTTTTAATGTAATATCATAACAATTTTTTATAGCCACGCTAGATTGTTCAATTTTAATAGTTTGATCTTTTATATTTCCTTCTATTTTTTGTAATTTTTTCAATATAACATCACAGGCCATTATAATAATTTCATTACTTTTCCAAATTCCTATACTTTCTAATGTAAAATCATAAGAATTTTCTTTATAATATTTTTTCTTGTCATGATTATGCCAATTTAATTTTTTATCAGCAATTTCTTCGTCAGTATATCCTTTATTTTCTAGCATTTCTTCATATTTTTGTTCTTCATCGGCAACTCTTTCTGGATCCACAGTATAACCATAACCACAAGAGGAAACAACATTATATGCACCATTTTCTTTGGCAGAAGCAACTTTAAAAGTTGCCTGTATATGTATTGTTTCGCCGTCAATTTCATTAGCTATCCTAGGTTTTACTCTAGCAAACAATATATGATCACCTGTTTTTTCATTTTTTGGAAATATAACATCACGATTTTCTTTTTTTAATTCTTTATTTTGTGTTGTGTCCTTTAATATGAAATCTTCTGTTGTAATGTCTTTAATATAATCATCATCATTATGAACATTAATTTCTAACATGAGATTATTTATATCTTTAGACAAATCTTTTATATGAACAGGAATACATGCTAATCTCTGACATAATATTTCATTATTAAATTGTGTATTATTTTTGATTATGTTTATGTTATTTGGGTCTATAACTACTGTATCAATATCGGTTAATATTGTTCTTCTTATTGCATTAACAACACTGACATTTGTATTGTATATGGTAAATTTATAGGAATTTTTTGTTTCGCCTGTAATTTCTACTTTAGGTTCTACTATTTTAGTCATTTTATATTATACACAGAAAAATTAAATTTAAATCAATTTTATTTAATTAATATGCAAAATATTGTGTGTAAAAACCTTTCTTTATATCATATGTCAATCGCACCTGAAAAAAAAGAAAAAAATCAAATAATTTATTTTAGTAAATATTGCGAACATAGTAATAAACTATTGAAAATATTAGCAAAAACCGATGAAATTAAGGAAAAAATTCATTTTTTGCCCATAGATAGAAGAATCCAAAAAAACGATGGAAGGACATATGTGGTTTTAGATAATGGACAAGAAATATTAATGCCTGATGTTATAAAACAAGTGCCCGCATTATTGCTATTGCATTATGGCAATAGAACATTATTTGGAGAAGAAATATTAAAATTTTATCGACCACAAATTGATAAAGAAAGAAAAGTTGCGACTAATTTTAATGGTGAACCACAATCATTTAGCATGAAAGAAGCAGGAACTATGATGTCAGATTGTTATTCTTATTTAGATCAAAGTTCAGATGAAATGGGTGTAAAAGGTAATGGAGGATTAAGACAAATGCATAGTTTTACAAAAATAGGAGAACATATCACTATTGATACTCCTCCTGAAGATTATGTTAAAGAAAGAATGTCTGAAGACGCATTAAAAAATTATCAAGAAGAACGTCAAAAAAGTATTAAATAATAAAAGCTATTTAAATATATAATTTTATATTCATTATTATATCCTTATGGAAGTTAACAAAAGTGTTTTAGTGAAAGTTTTTAGCGAACAATGCGAAGAATTATACCAAGATCTATTAAAAATATATCCTAATAACCTTGATATAAAAACAGGGTTGACAATGGTGCAAACTATGAAAAGATTTAATCCAAAATTAATGATTAAAAAATATAAAGCAAGTGTAAATGATTCTTATTATGATAAAGTTATGAAAGGCGATTTAGAGTATTTTATAGAAAAAGATTATTTAGACGATTGTCATAATGTTGGATATACAGCAGAAGGTGCAAAAATACAAAACGACTGGATAGATTCATTAAAAATATTGTACAGAGAACAAGATGAAAAAAATAAAAAAAAACTTAAAAAATATTTTCAGCAATTATCAAAAATATGTAGAATGTATTATAGTTAATTTTAGTTTAAATATAATTTTTTTTGTATTAATTATATTCAATATGTCTGAATTATCTCCTCCTCCTCCAGAGTTTTTCAAAATAATGAAAGATTTTTTGAATGATATATTAATAACTTTCCCTGAGTATGAAGAAAAAATTACAGAAGAAGAAAACATTATACTTAGTGGAGACGTTAGCAATAACAAATTATATTTATATTGTTGTCAAATATATCCAGCACGATTTTTTGATATTTTATATAAAAATAATGAAATGTTTGATGATAAAGAAAGAGATACACATTTTTTACCAAACATTGATTTTCAATATTTCTTTAAACAAAATATAACAGAAAACACAAAAGAAACATTATGGAAATATTTACAATTGATTTTATTTACAATTGCTGGTAATATAAATGACCAAGAATGTTTTGGCGATACAGCAAAACTATTTGAAGCGATTGATGAAGATGTCTTAAAAAGTAAAATTGAAGATACAATTAAAGATATGGGAGAAATATTTGATTTAAGTGGAATGGATTTTGATGGCAGTGGTCAATATTTTGATTCTTCTGGTATGAATATGCCTAATCCAGATGATTTGAATAATCACATAAATAGTCTAATGGAAGGAAAATTAGGCAAATTGGCTAGCGAAATAGCAGAAGAAACAGCAAAAGAAATGGCAATTAATCTAGACGAAGAAGCAAATGTGAATGATGTTATGGGAAAATTATTCAAAAACCCAGGAAAACTTTTAAACATGGTAAAAAAGGTTGGTTCAAAATTAGATGAAAAGATCAAATCTGGAGAAATCAAAGAAAGCGAACTTATGCAAGAAGCATCTGATCTTATGAAAAAAATGAAAGATATGCCTGGAATGGCAGGTATGGAAGGACTTTTTAGTAAAATGGGAATACCAAATAGTAAAAAAATGAATTTTGGTGCTATGGAAAATAAATTAAATGCGAATATTAGGAACGCAAAAACAAGAGAAAGAATGAGAGCAAAATTAGAAAAAAGAAGAGCAGCAAAAGAAGCAAAAAAATTTGTTCACACATCATTTACCGGAAATACCAAAATAGAGAAAAGTTCAATTAACGCAAAACCAGATGATAATGAAGTAGTTAAAAGAAAAAAGAAGAAAAAAAAGAAGAAAAAAAAGAAAAATAAAAATTAATTATTAATTATTAAAATAATTAATAATATTATATATGAGTGATTTCTGGTTATATAATCCATTAGTATTATTTGATAAAGATGAAATTCTAGAATTTTGGCCAAATAAAAATATGACTTTAACAAGAAAAATGAACGCCATTGCGAGAACTATAATTGTATTAACTCTTGTTGGATTTTTATTTACTCAATCGGTAAAATTATTAATAACATCAATTATCACTTTGGTTGTTTTAGTAGTTTTGTATAAAACACAATATGAAAAATCACAATTAGAAAGTTTGAAAGAAAACGCATATCGTGAAAATTTTGAAGGTAGAAATGCTGATAAGTTTGTGGACGTGTTTAATGATACATTTACTACTCCTACTAAAAAAAATCCCATGATGAATGTTTTAATGACAGATTATACCGATAATCCTCAAAGAAAAATGGCAGCACCTTCTTATAATAAAAGAATAGCAGAAAAAATTAATGATAAATCTATAAAAAGAAACAAACTATACCAAGATTTAGGAGATAATTTAGCATTTGAACATCAAATGAGAAATTTTCATTCAATGCCAAATACTACCATTCCTAATAATCAAAAAGGTTTTGCTGAATTTTGTTATGGAACCATGCAATCTTGTAAAGATGGTGATAGCGAACAATGTAATAAAGTATTAAGAAAAGTTGGACAAAATTTTTATTAATTAATTAATTATATTAATTACAATATAATTAATATCTTGATAGTTAATATAAATGACAAGTGTTCATAGTTTCGTATTTGATGGTTCAACTAGAATTGGCAACGACCCTTGTGGAATTACTGAAAAAGATTTACAAAATCAAAAAAACGGTTCTTACATAACACAAAATTATTTTGAAAAAGATTGTGGTATGAAAAAACCTATTGGTTTTGCAACAACTCAACCCAATGTTTTTTACAATGGTGGTTATGGTGTAACTGATAGCTGTACCGTTGATACTGATTCAAAATTACGTATCGGCGGAACACAAACTAATCCAAAATGTAGACTTAATTTATCACAAAGACCTTATTTAACCGTACCATTTTTAGGACGTGGACCTTCTAATCCTGTTCTTGAATCCAAACTTATGCAAGGCGCAAGTGTTTTAGATAAAAAAAGTTGTAAAACAATTACCGAAAAACAATTAGTTAATAGAGATGATGATTTAGTACCATCATTAAAATCAACTATTCAAAATCCCGCTAATCTTGTTGAAGGTGTAGCAGCAAATGGTTGGATCAGGGGTGGATTACCATCCAGAGAATTGACAAGAGATATGGATTATTTTAAAAGAAATAAATAATTTAAATATATAATTATTCATTATATAAATGTATAATTATACATATGACGTATCTTATTCGCATATTACTGGTGATGCTGGTGATACCGCGTATAGAAGAGATTTTTTAGCTGCTAATAACGCAAAAATGTGGTCTGATACATTAATTAAGGATAACCAGAATGATATTTATGAGAAATTTAAAGATAATGAGAAATTTAAATCAATATTGGAAAAAGGCAAAGAATATGGATTTCAATTACCTTTTGAATTAGATCATACATTTACAATTACTATGTTATTTTCATTTGATTTTTATGAAACTTTTCATAAATGTTTAAAAGATTTATCCAATAATGATGAAATTCAGGATGATAATTTTAATCAAATGATGAATTTATTATCTTGATATTTAATATATTATGGCTAGCACAAATATGAAAAATGGAATTGGATATTATTGCGAACAGCAAAAAAGATTTAATAGAATATCCAATGCACAAACAAATGATAATATAAGCAAACAAAATTATGTTTGTTTACCTGATTTAGGGATAATAAATGGAATGATGTCATCAGGTTACAACCATAACATATTATCTAACAATACCGCAGATATTGAAAGTACATTGTTTGGAATTGGAACAACCAATTTAGTTCAAAAAAGACCAAATGTTGTTCCATCCATGAATAAAAGAGGATATTGTAAATGGTTTCCTAGAAATAATGTTTTCTTACCAGCACCTCTTGTTATTGAAAAAAGTCAAAGAGCAACAGGACCTTTTTCTTCTAACTAATTATATTAATTATCAAATAATTAATATGAATAATTAATATATATGTTTAGAAATTCTACGCGTCTTCGCCAAGAAAAAACATCCGTATCACAAAATATTCGTAGTACCGATATTATTGATTTTCCTACTAATCCTGTTCATGGTAACTTTATTATGTGGGATGAAAATAAAAAACATTGGGTAACTTCAGGGAAAGATGCTGTTATGCATAGTGAATTAAACGAAGCCATTGATAATTTAATAGGTGGCGCACCTAACACATTAGATACGCTTAACGAGATCGCTTTAGCTATTGGTAATCCTGGAAGCACTACAAATGATTTAATTACCCGATTAAATCAACATTCAACAAAGTTTGATTTATTAACAGTAACACAACCTATAAATCTTAATGCTATTACAACCGCACATATATCTGATGGTAGTATTACTGGTGCAAAATTATCTGCTGGTTCTGTAAGCATAGATAAAATCGTTAATAATAGTATTTCCACGGCAAAATTAGACACTAATGCCGTAACATCAGTAAAAATTGATACAGGTGCTATCACTACAAGAACTATTTTAGATGGCAATATTACTAATTCAAAATATGCAGAAGGTAGCATAACAACCACAAAATTAGCAGCTGGTTTTTTAACAACAAATCATATACCAACTGGTATTATTACTGGAGATAAAATATCCGCAAACGCAATTTCTTTAGATAAAATGATGGCTAATTCGATAGATACTCTACAAATCAAAGATAATGCTGTCCTTACGGTTAAAATAAAAGATGGAAATATTACCAATGCTAAATTAGCTGGTTCAATTACAGAAGATAAATTAGCTGGTAACATTCCTTCTTCCAAATTAGCTGGTAATATTCCAACTTCAAAATTAGTAGATAATTGTATAACCACAGATAAAATATTAAATTTAAATATAACTGAAGATAAATTAGCTAGTGATAGTGTTACGGCATCTAAAATTAAAAATGAAACAATAACCGCCAATCATCTTGCATTATTAACTGTAACAAAAAACCAAATTGCTTATAATACTATAGAAAAAGATCAAATTGCCGCACGAACAATAACCAATGATAGAATCGCTTTAGGAACCATTACTAATCAGGAAATAGCAAATGGTGCTATAAGGAATGAACACATTCAAGACAATTCTATCACACTCAATAAAATAGCTCCTCTTAATGTAGATACAAGCGACTTGGCAAATTCATCAATAACAACCGTAAAAATAGCAGATAGAAATGTTACATCTGTAAAAATAGGTTTAGGTGCTATAACAACAGAACATCTGGCAGCTGGTTCTGTGGATACAACTGATATTAGTAATTCAGCAATTACTAATAATAAAATTCTTAACGATGCTGTTACATCTATAAAAATTGCTAATAATAGTATTATTACAGATAAAATTCTTAATGACGCAATTACAACAGATAAATTAGCAAATAATTGCGTTAAATCAGATCAAATTGAAGATAATGCTATAATTACTAGTAAAATAAAAATAGGTAATATCACATTAGAAAAAATGGCTCAAGATTCGGTAGATACAACACAAATAAAAAATGAAGCCGTTACTACCGCTAAAATATCTAATTTTAACATAACAAGAACAAAGTTAGCAAATGATGTTATTGATAATAGTAAAATAGATGATAATGCTGTTCAAGAAGAAAATATTTTGAACAACGCTATTTCTACTAATAAAATAGCAACAGATGCTGTTACATCTGTAAAAATTGCTAATAATAGTATTATTTCAGATAAAATAAATAGTGCCGCCGTTACTACCGTAAAAATTGCGGGTTTTGCCATTACAACAGATAAAATTGCTGATGATGCTATTACGAATGCTAAGTTAGCAGATAATTGTGTAAAAAGTGCACAATTAGATATTAGCGCTATAGACACATCCAATATCGCTGATGATGCTATTACGGGTGATAAAATTGCTAACGATACGATAAAATCCGCACATATTAAAGCAGCACAAATAAGTGAAAATTTATTACAAACGAATTCTGTAACTACCACCAAAATAAAAGATGGTAATATAACAACAGCTAAAATAGCAACTGGTGCTATTAATAGTACAGTAATAGATGCTAGTGGTATTGCAACCAATAATATTCAAACAAGTGCTATTACAACACCAAAAATTAATGATGGTGCTATTGTAGAAGGAAAAATAGCTAATGATGCTGTTACTACTAATAAAATCGCAAATTATAATATTTCAACAACAAAATTAGCTAATAATTCTATTACGAATGCAAAATTAGATATTAGTTGTGTTAATACTAGTAACATTCAAACAAATGCTGTTACAACGGTAAAAATAATTGATTCTGCTATTACAATAAATAAATTAGATAATCCTACAGCAACAAAATTAAATTTTATTACAGTTACAGGTAATGCAAATTTAGATCAAATTAATGTAAATAAAACAGATTGTTCAAATAATGCTGCTGCTATTTCAGCAATTACAACAGGTGCTCCTGCTTTATTAAATACATTAAATGAATTAGCTGGTGCTCTTGGAGACGACGCTAATTTTTCGACCACAGTCACAACGGCTTTGTCTAATAGAGTTCAAACAACTGGCGATGAAACTATTGCGGGTGTTAAAACATTTAGTAGTACAATAACTGGTAATATTAGTGGAAATTCAGGAACAACCACCAAATTTGCAAGTCAAAGAAAAATTAATAATATAATTTATGATGGAACGAGCGATATCACAGTTAATTTCTCAGATTTAAATGATGTTACAGCAGGCGCTAATGCTTTAGGTAGTGGAGAAATAATTACTACTACAGAAAGAGCTGATTTTACGGATGTTTCAAATAATGCGGTTAGACTATCAGGAACACAAACTGTTACTGGAGCTAAAACATTTGATAATTTAATAGTAAATAACTTTTCGGCTACTACATTTGATGGTGATTTAAGTGGAAATATAGTAAGCGATACTACCATAACAGGATATGTAGATATTAGTGGTGTTCTTGATGTAAGTGGAAATATTAAAACAGATGGTGCTTTTATTGGTTCATTGACAGGTAATGCTGATACAGTAACGAATGGTGTATATAATACAGGTGTTCAAACATTAGACGGAACATATACTTTCACCAATGATATTAGTGGTAATTTAACTGGTGATGTTTCAGGCAATGTTACAGGTAATTTAACAGGTAATGCTGATACAGTAACGAATGGTGTATATAATACAGGTACTCAAACCTTATCAGGAAATTACACTTTCACCAATAATATAATTTGTAGCGGCAATGTTACAGGGAATGTTACGGGGAATATTACAGGTAATGCGGCAACTGTAACAAATGGCGTATATAATACAGGCGTTCAAACATTAAGTGGAAATTATACTTTCAGTAATTTAATAGCAGGTAATATTGATGGTAATTGTGATGGAACAGCAAATAAAATTAAAAACGATACGGTAGATAATGACGCAACAACAGGAACAGTTGGTACTTTGGGTGAAATAAGATTTGATTCTAGTTATATGTATATATGCACATTAGCAGGAAGAGGTAATTGGAAAAGAGTTTCGCTAAGCACATTTTAATAATTTAGAAATATTAATTATTTATTATATTAATAATTAATATATGTCTATGTATTCATCAAAACACGAGAAAGATAGGATAGGATCTTTGGATGGTAAAATATTAAGTTCGGATATTGCTGATTTTCCTTCAAAAACTATCTTAAAACATGATGATATAATTCAATGGGATTGGTATAAACAAACATGGGTAACAGGACAATTAATATCTTTTCCACAAATACAAGCTAATCAACAAGCAATTATAGATTTATCAAATAATACAAGTTTGGCAATCACAGCAGCAATTAATAATGTTGTTGGAGATGCACCAGCTGCTCTAGACACCTTAAAGGAAATAGCAGATATTGTTGGAGATACCGGAAATTTATCTGGTTCTCTTATTACAAAATTAGGTGCCCATGATGTTAGTTTTAATTCTTTAATTCAATTAACAAATAAACATGATATTTCTAATAATGCATTCCAAACATTAATAACTAATAATAAAAATGCGATTGATAATAATATTTCTACAATAGCTACTAACCATACTACACTTAGTAATAGTGTTACAGCATTATCAACACAACAGAATACTAATAATACTACATTAACAACACATACAACACAAATATCAAATTTAACTACAGATGTAAGCGCTAATACATCTCAAAGAACATTAAATACGGCTGATATATCTTCTAATGCTGCCCAAATTTATACAAATATTCAAGATATATCATCAAATGATGCTGATATTGCTCGCATTGATGCTAGTTTAAATAAAATAACTGTTGATATTAGTTCAAATAAAGCAGATATTAATACAAACGCACAAAATATTATTTCAAATGACAATGATATTGCTTCACATACAACAACATTAACTACACACGCTAATAATATAGCAACAAATGTTACAAATATTAATACAAATGCCGGCAATATAGTCTCTAATGATAACGATATAGCATCACATAATACCCGTATAACAAATGCTGAAACAAGTATAACTACTCATACAAATCAGTTATCATCAAACGGGAATTTATTAAATAGTCATGCGTCGTCTATTCTTTTATTAAATAATTTTAAAACCATAGCAGATGCTAGTATTAATGTATTAGATGTTAGTATGGCGAATGTAGATACTATTATTGGACCACGTTCAGTAAGTAATCTAAGTAAAATAAATACAAATATAACAAATATTAATGATATTTCAAATAATGTGGCTACAAATACAACAAACGTAGCTACGAATACAGCTGCTATTAATACAGAAAAAGGAAGAATTGATACACTTTTAAATGGAGCACCAGCGGCATTAGATACTTTAAAAGAATTAAGCGACGCATTAGGTGATCCAAATGGGATTGGTTCGTCTGTTATTACAAAAATAGGTATTTTAGATGTTAGTATGGCTCTAGTAACCACTAAAATTGATGGTAATATGACAAATTCTATTAATAATAATGCTTCAAATATTACAACAAATGCTAATGCGATAGCAACAAAACAAGCGATTATCAATAATGGTGATTTAGATTTTGCGAAAGTATCTGGATTAAACGCAGCATTAAATGGGAAACAAGCACTAATTACTACAGGTGGTTTAGCTCAGGACAAAGTTAGTGGTCTTGTTGTAGCATTAAATGGGAAACAAAATGTAATAGCTGATAATGGATTAGCAGTAAGTAAAGTTACTAATTTACAATCGTTATTAGATTCCAAACAAAGCGTCATTAGTGATAATGGTTTACCACAAACAAAAGTTTTTGGTTTAGTAAGTTCTTTGGCTGGAAAACATCCATTTATAAATGATAATGATCTTACTATATCTCAAACTTCTGGATTACAAGCAGCATTGAATAGTAAACAAGCTACTGTAGTTGATAATTCATTACAAATTTCACACGTTTATAATTTACAGAATCAATTAAATATTTTACAGCCTTCATTGATACCAGGACAAAATGTAACAATTGATAGTAATAATGTAATTGCTGCTCAATTTAGAGATGTTAAAATAAATGATATATCTGATTGTGTATCAAATATAAGTGACTTTACAAATAGTATGCTCATAGGAACAACAGAACACGGAACATTATCAAATGCTATAAATAATATAGGAATTGGTTTGAATAGTTTAAGAGCAATAGTGAGTGGTCAAAATAATATAGCTATTGGAAAGGATGCTTTATCTAGTGATAATTCCGGTAGCACAAATGTTGCTGTAGGAACAAAAACATTACAAAATAATACAACAGGTCAAGGTAATGTTTCAATTGGTACTCAATCAGGAACTGTGAATACAACAGGTCAAAATAATACATTTATAGGTAAATATAGCGATGCTACAGCAACTTATAATAATTTATCAAATGCCACGGCTATAGGATATAATGCGAAAGTCAATACAAACAATACGATAAGATTGGGAAATAATGCGATTACACATGTAAAATCTGTTGGAAAATTAACTTTGGGTGCTAATGATGATATAACATATACAAATGCTGCTGGAACAAACAGGCAATTTTTACAATGTGATGGTGCTGGTAATACGAGTTGGTCAGATATATCTAATGTTGATATTAGTAAATCACAGATTGATTATGCTACAGCATATCAACAAGTTACATATCAAGGAACAAATTCTAGCGGTGCTAATTACATACAATCTAGTAATAACACAAATGTTATTGCTGCTTTAAATGATATGTCAGCAGCATTGGCAACTTTAGCAACAGCAGTACAAAAATTAAATGATAAATATGTAATTAATTAAATTAATTATGAATAATTAATTATATTTATAATTAATATAGAATGGCATTTACACGATATAATTATGATGATTTAAGAACAAAGAAAATATTACAGGAATCAACAGGATTATGTAGATATCAATTAAATGTTCCAGGTCCACATAAGACAACATGTTTCATGGAAGACCCACAAGTAAGATTACAAGGTTTTGGTGCTAATAATAGAACTGTTTATAATGGTCATCCAATAGATATTGATAGTGATTTAACAGGAAGAACGCGTCAATTAAAAAAATATTGTACGCAATATGAATTTCCTAATAAAGGAGTTGTAAAATCTAAACCAATTAATTACAATTCTTGTAATGCTCCTATTACAGATCAAAGTCGTGCTACACATCCTGCTAGAACATACAGGTCGCTACCAAATCAACCTATTGATATTCCTTTATTGAATCATCAAGAAAATACTTGTTTTCATTTTCAAAATAATTTAAATACAAGACTTTTAGAAAGAGATAATTATATTCCAAAATTACCTTGTTTAGATTAAATAAATAATTATGTATTAAATAATTATTTATATTAGACATATATATATAAATGGAAGTTGGTATAGTATTAGTTGGTTTAGGTGCCATGTATATTTTATCAAATCAGGGCCAACAAAAAATTGGTTCAGATATTAAACACTATAAAAGAAAAGAAGGTTTCGGTAATCACAGAAGCAACCTAGCAAATCCTCCTGTTAATAATTATCCAGTTGAAGAAAAGGGGTCTGTTAAAAGAAGTACATTGTATTATTCTGGTGCAAATAATAATACAGAAATGCCCCAAACAAATATGGATATTGGTTCCAGTATTACACAACCAGATCAGGTTGGTAAATTTAAATCTTTAACAGGTGAAAGTATAAGACCAGGAGATATAAAACATAACAATATGCAACCTTTTTTTGGTTCTTCAATTACACAATCAACCAAAGGTTATGAAGGTGTATTAGATAATTATACTGGAGCAGGTAGTCAAAATATAGAGAAAAAGGCACAAGCTCCCATGTTTAAGCCTCAAAAAGATATGCAATGGCAAAACGGAATGCCTAGCACTACAGAATATATGCAAGAGAGAATGAGAAATGTTGTTACAAGTAAAATGAATAATGCAAAACCATGGGAGTCAATACAAGTTGGTCCAGGTTTAAATAAACCTAATGGTAAAAAAGGTTCTGGTGGATTTAATTCAGCTTTAGAAGCAAGAGACCGTTGGCAACCAAAAACGGTTGATCAATTAAGAACAAAAAACAATCCAAAAATGTCTTATAAAGGACAAGTTTTAGGAGCAAAAGGAATTGGAGAAAGAGCTAATATTGGAGATATGGAAAAAAATCGTCCTGATACCTTTTATATTCAAAGCGCGGACAGATGGCTTACCACTACTGGTGCTGGTGGTGAAAAACAAACTTCACGTGCTGAAAATATATTGCGTGATGTTAATAGAATCAATCAAGTCAAAGAACATTTTGGTGGAGGCGCTAACGAAGGACAAGCTACATATCAACCAGGACATATACAACCATCGAGCCGACCACAATTAGATCCACCTATTAAACATATTAGCAATGCTACAGTTAAAAATGGTTGGAAAGCTTCTTCTGGTAGCGATTATGGTAAAAGTGGATATAATTCTTTAGCTAATGCTCGTTCTTTAACAGGTAATAATGAACGTATGGGTGGCGCTTTCCATGCGACATTAACAGCCTTAGCAGCACCAATTACTGATGTATTAAGACCTACAAGAAAACAAAATGTCATTGGAAATGCTAGAGGAGCTGGTAATGCCAAATCTGGTGTTACTGAGAAAAATCGCGTATGGAATCCTAATGATAGACCAAAAACTACAATCAAAGAACAAACTGAAAATACACATAGTAATAAACCTGGAGGTTGGGCAATCGATGCTGGACATACAACCAATCCACACCAACCTGTTTACGGACAAAGAGATACTACTACTTGTCCATTTGTTGGTAATCCATCTGCCACTGAAAGCACAGGTGCTGGTTACCCAACATATAATAGCGCATATAGTGCTCAACAAAATTATAACAAAGAACAAATTAGTAGAGTAGACAGATACAATATTGGTAATCATAACATAATGAATAATAGTATGAATTTAACAACTTTTTCAAACAAAATGTCTGCTCCAGGTGTTATGCGTCCAGAAATGCCAAAATCTTCTTCTGGTATGGCTGTATTGGGTAAATATTCCAATCGTAATGTAAGAGAAACATCACAATGTGGAAGGCAAAGTGGAGATTTATTAACACCATTTGCCAAAAATCCATATACACATTCATTAACAAATGCGGTTTAATATAATATTTAGTATTTTCTAACTATATATTATAAAATGTTTCGAAAAAAAAAACCAGAAGATATATTAAACAAAGACAACGCAGTTGATGAGATGACTCAACGTAGAAAAGAAATGTTAGAATTAGCAAAAGATGGGAGCCCAGGAATTATGATTGGTGACCAGTTTTATCTAGCAATAAGCGGGAAGAAAGCAGAGGAATTATTTGACGCGGCAGCTACACAAGCACAAAACGAAGAACCAACCAGTAAGCAAATCCAAGCCGCAGCTTATGTTAAGCAAAATGAATGGAATTTAGCCGGTGGAAGGCGTCGTAAAAGTCGTAGAAAAAAGAGAAGAAAATCGCGTAGAAAATCACGTAGAAAGAAAAGAAGAAAGAGAACTAAGAGAAGAAGAAGACGTCGCTAATTAATTAACATAATTATTATTAAAAGAAATATTAATAATAATACTCATATGTCTTTAAACATACATAAAAATATCATTAAAAAATTGGATTTTTTTGTGGAAAGTAAAAAAATACCACACATTATATTTTTTGGTCCTTCTGGTAGCGGAAAAAGATATATTTTAAATTATCTAGTTGATAAAATTTACAATAAAGATAAATCCATGATCAAAGAATATTGTATGTTTGTAAATTGTGCTCATGGTAAAGGTATAAGATTCATAAGAGACGAATTAAAATTTTTCGCAAAATCAAATATTCAAAATAAAAATGGTTCTATTTTTAAAAGCATTATACTATTTAATGCTGGTAATTTAACAACAGACGCACAATCAGCTCTACGAAGATGTATAGAAAAATTTAGTCATACTACAAGATTTTTTATTGTTGTTGAAAATACTGATTCTGTTTTAAAACCTATTATTTCACGATTTTGCAATATTCATATCCCTCACCCTGTTATTAATAACAATGTTATTAATTTACATAAATATAACCAACAAAAAATAAATGAGGTTCCATATTTAAAAGATAGAAAGGAATATTTAAAAGATATAATATCAAAAAAATCTAATTACAAAACTATAAAAAAATGCGAATCTTTAGCATTAACGTTATATGAAAAAGGATATTCAGCAATCGAAATAATTAATATAATAGAAACACTTTCAATAGACAATGAAATAAAGTATAATTTATTAATTTATTTTGATAAAATTAGGAAAGAATTTAGAAATGAGAAAACTTTATTAATAATAATTTTATTTTTTCTTTCTATGCGGAAAAAAATTCAATTAGATAATATCCTATCTATTTAAATGGACGACTATGATGTAAACATGTTATCCGAGGCTAAAAATGAATATTGTGTTCGACTTGTTAATATTTTATCGCCTCTTGTCATTCAAGGATTAACTTCTATTTTTGACGAAGCCGTTACATTATGTAATGAAAATGACGAAAGTGACAAATATTTAATGACGTTCCAAAATTTTTTAACCAGAGTTCCAAAATGGAATTCCGCATTAATTGACGAAGAAACAAAACGTATTAAAACAGAAAGTGCTTGTTCATATTTAGATGATCTAATAACTTGTGTTCATATTTCTCATTTGAAATTACTAACTAGCATTCGTGTATCACAAAAACAAAAAAAAATTGATATAGATATACCCAAGTTAGATCAATTTATACACAAGGTATATATCGCATATGCTAGAAAAGTATATCAAAATGTTTATTTATTCGAAAAAGATATTATGCCTTTACAAAAACAAAAAAATATGAGAGAAGCCGAAATATTATGTAACCAAAGCATTTTAAACGTTATTCGTGATAGTGTTCCTGTAGAAAAGATTTTACGCGCTTACATTGACGAAACAGTTGATGAAGAAGTAATTGAAGAAATTATAGAAAAAAATATGCCAAAGGAGGAAGCAGATAAACTTGAAGAAGAAGTTGCCGAAAGAGAAGAAAAAAGAGAAGAAGAAAATAAAGAGAAAGAAATTAAACCTGAACCATCTGCCGAATTATTAGCTGAAGAGGTAAATAAAGAAGACGTCAAAGAAAAAAAAGAAGAATTTAAAGATTCTTTAAAAATGTTAACAGATAAACTAGAAGTTATTAATAAACCTAGTGTAAAACCATTTTCTATGAAATTCAATATACCTGCAGAAAGTAATAAACCTAGAATTGGATTTAACAATAATGATTCTGTTTTAGACATGGGAACTAATAAAGAAACTATTGTTGACGCTCCAAAAACTATTGAAAGACTTGAAGAAGTAGCAAAAATAGCTAATGAAAAAAGAAAAGCCGAAGAAGAAGGTTATGATGACGATGATGATGGACCATTAAAAATATCTGGTGATGATATTAAATTGGATTTTTCTGATGTTCATGATTTAGATAAAAAGAAAACTCTTGAACCAGCTATCAAATTAGATATTGAAACATTATCATAATTGCGTTAAATTATTTTAAAAAAGTTCATAAAATAATTTATATTATGTCCGCACTTTTAATGTCTGGATTAGTTGTTGCTATAATGTATGTAATTTTTCGTTTCATAGAAATGCGATTTATATTAAAAGAAAATAAACCTTTGAAAGTTTTATTTAGAGATACTATTATTGTATATTTAAGTACGGTATCTGGTTTATTTGTTTTAGATCAATTTGCTAGTAATGTCGGAAAATCCGCACCAAAGGTATTTACCGATATCCCTAATTTTTAAATAACTATATTTTTAACTTTTATCTTCTTGTGGATTACATTTTTTATATTCATCTTGACTAATACACTCTATATGAATAGATTCTCCTTTAATATCTGCTTTATAATAACCTGGTTCTACATTAAATACCCAACACATTGATTGACATAAAAGCATATAATGTGTTTGTCCATTATCGTGCATATTATACGAACGACCATATCTCTTTAATATAAATTGTCTCTCCGTATTGTTTGTTGCTGGGACGATTATAAAATCGTTATGATTTTCGGCGTTTATTATTGAAATAGGCATGTTTAATAATATTATCAATCATGGTAATATTATTTCAATTTTATAGTCCTTATTCATTTATAAAATTGATTTAAATAATTCATGTTAATTTATTCAATGACCTACGACATGTATAATACACAAACATTAGAAGATGCTGGTAAAGCAGCTGGAAAATTACTTTCCATTTTATATACAAACCATAATATATTTTGGCTAACATTAGCAGAAAATACACATCCTCAGGTATTTTATAGAGCTCTTATTGTTATCACCATATGTATGGGGTGTATCGTAAATCATATTTATTATAGTTTATGGACATTGCTATTTGGAAATTTGACGCCATTTAGTGGATTAATTGGATTCATAAATTTATTTATGTTTACTATAATAGGTTATATATTAGGATTTGAAGGTGCGTTTTATTATTCAAAATCTGTACAAAAAATAGTCGATACAAGAGAAATTTTAAATGATTTACCAAAAATATTGAAAAGATATACTTATGAAGTTAAAGAAGAGAAGATTTCAAAACCAATTAAAAAAAGATCAAAAAGTGATAATGAATTAGACAAAAAAAGTTTATAAATATCCAATAGAATCTAACATATTTACCCTTTTTTCATGTCTTCCACCATCAAATTCAGTATTAACAAAAGCTAATATTAAAGGTATTACCATATCAACCGAAGTATTTCTAGCACCTAACGCAATAATATTTGCATTATTATGTTTGCGTGCCATATTCACAGACGTATAATTATTACATAAAGCGCATCTTATACCTTTTATTTTATTCGCTGCTATACTCATTCCCATACCCGTTCCACACAATAATACACCAAAAGAACCTTCTTCTGATTTTACATTTCTTGCAACTCTAAAAGCAAATTCTGGATAATCACAACTTTCAACAGAATAACAACCCAAATCTTTAATATCAAAATCAAAATCCTTTCCAACACTTTTTAATCTTTCTACAATTTCTTTTTTCATTAAAAATCCCGCATGATCGCTACCAAAATATATGGTTGGCATTTATAATATAAATAGTTGTATCTTTTTATATTATAATTTACCTACGTCTAGTTTTTTTGCGTCTTTTTCTACGTTTTTTCTTTGTACGTTTCTTCTTTTTTCTTCGTTTCTTTCTACCACCTTTCTTTGGCTTTCCCTTTAATTCTGGATTTGCTTCCTCATACATCTCTTTCGTGATTTTGTAATACTTCTCTGGATTTTTAACCGTAATTTGCATAGCGCTCGCCTTTTCATTTCTTATGGCATTTAATGCTATCATTTTATCCGAAAGAGAGTTTGGTCTTCTAACATCCCCTTCAGGGAAAAATGCTTCCAATATAACAACGTGTGCAACTAATCTTGCTGGAACTTTTTGCTCTTTTGCAATATCAATAATTCCCGGTTCGCCTTCCAATATTGCAATTAATTCAGCAATATTAGTATAGTAATCGATTGAACCCGGTCCATTTTGAAAATAGTCCATTGTTGGTGGTCTAATTGCATCTCCATTAAAGGAAGGACGAGCACCAACCAAACTGAATAATTGACCACCACCTCTTTTTTTACGCGTTCTTCTAAACTTTCTAGCCATCTTTATATTATACTTAGATTTTGTTCCTCCTGTTTGATCTGTTTCAGCACGAATTTCATCCTTTGCTCTATGAAATACACTATTTTTACTATCAATAAATTGTTTAGTTTCAGCGTTCAACCAATCTGTTTCCTTCTTGCCATTTATATAAATATATTTTTTGAATAGTGTATTTAATCCATCTCTAAGAAGAGGTTCTATGCTAGGATCATTACTCAATTTAATATTTTCACAATCATAAGAATGTATTTTAAGACTCCTTGGTCCTCTTCGTGTGTTATGACATATATTATTTAATATATTTTCCTTCCAAAGAGTATAAATTACAGATGATTGTGTTGAACCTTGTAAAAATTGTGTCCAACTTTTCTTTTTAGCTTTTACCGTAATATGTTTAGCATCTTTTTCTATAAAATATTTTATATGGTTTATTAAAGCTCTATCTATCTTTTCTTGATCACCTTGGGCTTGTGATAGACCTAATAATAACTTACGAAACTCACCATTAACTTTACCGCCCTCCTGTAAATACATTTTTTCACTTTCTTCTTCCAAAACCTTCTGGTCCTGGACTTGCTCTTCGTTTTCTTTTGCTTCTTTTATCCCTTTTTTAAACTTTTTTATCTTTTTCTTATTTTTCTTTGACTTTGGATTGCCTGTTAAAAAGATACCATCTTTAAATGTAGGCAAATGGACTTTCGTACGATTTTCGTTTACTTTGCCTTTTTTACCTTTTTTTTCTTGTGCTAATAATTCTTTCATCGCTTTATCAGCCTTTTTATTAGCCTCCTCATCTTGTAGTTTTTTAAAATCCCTTACCGTTTCTTTTATATCTGTAATATTTTTAGCTCCCAATTCCAGTAATTTAGCCTCATTATCTATCAAAAATTTTTGCCCTTTATCATAAAATTCCCTGTCTTTCTTTTCTCTTTTATTCTTTAATCTTTCTTTCATTGATTGTCTATCAAACTTTTTTGGCATATATATTAATTATAGACATAATTAATTATTCATAATTAATATTAAATATTATTCCATAGTAAACATCGTATTATAGAATTGTTTAACTCTATTACTTACTTTATGACTTAAATCAGATATAGTTTCCATATAAGAAGGATTTGATGAATTTTCAACAATATTGCTTATTTGTAAAGAACATTCTTCATCAAATTCACCTGGAATTAATTTTTCTATCACATAATCCTTTATTAATTGGTTATTATTATAATAAGGATAAATAGATGGTTCTATGAATGACAAATAAGACAGTAAAATATACCATAAACCACTTCTCTTTCTTATTTTTTTATATATTTTTCCGCATATAACTTTAAATCTCATAAAATTTGCGGATTGTTTTCCTCCCAAGGCTTCAACCATATCATTTGTTATTTTCATTTCAACATCAACATGTTTTGGATCTTCTCCAAGTAAATAAGAAAAATCAATATGAATCAGGTCGCCCCATTTATTAATTAATATATTTTCTGTATGTCTATCACCTACACCTAAAATATAACATAAAACGCAACTACTCACACAACTTTTTATAAAGGTTTCTCGCATCTTCTGAATTGTTTCGTTTGGATTCAAATCCATAATGTAATTCAATAACGTTGTTTGTCTTACTTCTATTAAATCATATAATGTAATGGTATTATCTAATATTTCTATCCAACCATAATTATATCTATATGGCAAAACATTATATGTATTAACTATTAATTCATCACCACATATTCTTTTTAACCATTTTGAAACATACATAGTTAATTTATCTTTTCTTAAATCTTCTCTTTTTACTAATATGTATCTCTTTGTTTTACCGTGATACTTATATGTTTCTGTAATTAATGGAATTATCCAAGGTTTCGATGTTGAATTCAATTTTTTTATTCCAATTAATTCAATATCACAACATAATCTTTCAGGATTCCAAGGCATTCTTACACTACCATTCTGCGTAAACCAATTATGAACTAATCCACATCTTTCACTGCTATTTTTTGTAACTAACAATTCTATAAATTTTATAAATTCATCGGTTTTTCTAATATCCGCAATCCAATCGTTGGGGACTAATGTTAATATTTTTTCCATCATTAATTTCAAGTTTTCATTTGAATCAAAACTATTTAAATAATACTTGGTTTCAAAATAAAATGAATAAAACATATTCAAATCCATAGTACATTTATAAGCCAAGTCCATACCGAAATGATAATTTTTCTTTGACAATTCTACTAACCACGGCATTAATAAATTATCCTGTAATTTTGATGTTAATTTTTCTACTAAATATTTTTCTACACAAACATGCTTGATTAAATCTGTATTGAATCCAAGCTCTAATACATTTTCTGATGTGCAATGATTTTTACACGCACTCTTACATAATAATTGACGACAGGTATATTTTTTCTTTGTAGGATCTTTGTAATACTTTATTAATTTATCTATTTCTTCTTTACTTTTATCGTTATTTGATGTAATACATTTCACAATAAGTGTATAATGTTCTTTGAATTCATATCTATGATTCCATAATAATGTTTTCTCTATTTTTGATATTTTTTGACAGGAAATTTTATATTGAATATTACGATAGACGCTAATTATATAATTTATAATTTTACACCATTTTTTACTAACTGTTCTTAAATAAACTAAATTAGAAATCTTAATGGGTAAATTCAAAAATATATGAATTTCCTTTTCATATTCATGTGTAACATTAACCGAATCATTACAAGATTTACAAACTCGTAACATATTTTTATCTTCCATATATTGTGTAAAATCTAAATATGATTTTTCTGGAGGAGTTGGTTGTGTTATATATTCATTTTTCTTACAATACCATTTTGAACAATCGTAGCAAAATATTCTACCACAACTTCGACAATGATGTTTTCTTATTAGATAACCAAATTCCGCACCACATTCAAAACACGTATTTACTTTCTTATTTGGAACCCAAACAGAGGGTTTTCTCGCTGGTATATTTATAGGATTACTGTTGTTTCTTTTTCTATCAATATAAATTGAAATCGCACCATCCATTAATAATATATATAATTATTTTTTTTTAATATATTTACAAAGATGTAGATATATTAATATTTATTTTTACGTGTCCTTTTCTTTCGGCGCTTTCCTCCTGAAATAGAACAACAACCTGTTGTTTCACAAGAACATGTTATATCTTCAATATTATATTTATTAAAGTCTTCATGATCTATAAATTTTTCTTCTTCAACACTTAACAGATCTCGTCCTTCGGTTTTTAAATAAATAATTAAACAAATTTCTTTTGTTGGTGTTTGGGACGTTGGGAATTGATGATAACAGGATGGTATTTTGTCTTTTAAACGTTTTACTATAGCCAATAAATTACGCTTATGTTCAGTTGGATTATGATTTTCATCTTCAAATATATTTCCCGCACCTCTTTTTTTACGCGTGTTTTTCTTACGGCGTCCTCCTCCATTATTATCAAAGGTTGGAATTTCATTTTTATTATATTCAGCAATCTGAAAAACTACATCTTGAGTAGGACCATACCATTCTCTAAAATCTTCAGGATCCTCAAAAGCTGCATCTGTAATTGGATAAAATGCAAATCCATCTGTGGGATTTTTCTTTTCAAAAAAAAGAATTTTTGTTCCTTTTGTACCATCCATAAACGGCATATTCTCTTTAGTGGAACGATTTATTTTATTAACAAAATAAGATTTTCCAACTTGTAAATCTTCCCACTTCACTTGTTCTACTTTATCCCAACCAGGAAATGCTCCACCTCTTTTTTTACGCGTCTTTTTCTTTCTCCGGCGTTTTCCTGCTCCATCTTGCGCTACTGTCTTGTTTTGCTCTCTTATGTATTCCCTGTATCGAGCAATAAAAATACCCCGAAACATTAGCCTTTCTTCGTAGATTTGATCGTTTTCCCAATCGTTCGGAACAGATGCAAACTTTGCTCGTATAGACTTATAACCACTTTCATCAACTTCTTCTAAGACCTTCGCAAATTTATCTCGCTCTTGCATATGTTGTTCTTTCAACACATATATTCTGTCATTTATTATTTCTTCTTCATCATCATCATCACCACCTCTTTGTTTCTTACGCGTTTTTCTACCACTTGTACTAACAACCTCAAATATCATTTCCTTTCTTTTTTTCCAATTCTTTTTCCAACTACCATACTCAACATCATCCTCATATATTTTTTTGACTCTTAAACCTTTCATTTTATTTGTTCTTTTACTATTAGATAAAATAACTATGTTATTTTTTGAAGGTTCTAACCATTTTTTTATAGTATTCCACAATTTCTTTTCCTTTTTTTTATCCCATATTTTCTTTGCTCTGAAAGCTGTAGCAACATAAGGTGGATCACAATAAATAATAGTATCTTTATAATCCAAATCAAATACACTTTTTTCTTTGTACACAAACTTAGAACTTTTAAAATATGGTTGCAATCCTTTCAAATATTTCTTTTTTCTTTTTAACAATATTTCTGTCCAATCTGTTACACTATGCGTTTTAACAGAGTGTTTATTAGCACAAGGTTTTGAACCACCCAAATATTGACCACCAAATCCCAATGTATAACCTACAAATGATTTTTGAGCAGAGGGTTTTTTATTTTTCTTATAACTTTCCCATTTTTTTTGAGTAATCGCACCTGTTTTTGGTAACCAACCTTTCTTTAATGCTTTAAATAATACTGTTATAGTTGGATTTACATCGCTAAAAATATATTTCTTAAATACTTTATTTTTATCATCCTCCATAACTTTAATTCCTACGCGCGCCATTCCACTAAATGGTTCTGCATAATTTTTTATAGATGGATTCTCATTTGCTTTCTTATAAACCATTTTTGATATTGTTTTCGCCAATTTTGATTTTCCAGCATGATAAGGTAAAGGCATTATTACATTATCATGTTATTATTTTCTTCGTCTTTTTTTAGTTCTTTTTTTTCGGTTTTTCTTTGTACGTTTGTTCTTTTTTTTCTTTAAAATTCTCTTACAATATTGTTTTTGAGAAAACCCTTTTGGTCTTTTACAATTGATACTTCTCTTATATTTCAGTGACCAACCACCACCTTCTTTTATAGTTGCTAATCTTTTTCCTCTTTTACTTCTTTTCATAAGGTTCTTATATTGTTTGGATGTTAATTCTTTATCTGGAAATTGACCTTTATGCCAATCTAAATGAACTTGAGTATCTGGAGCAATTTTACTTTTTTGTGCCATAGGGTGTGGGTCATAAGGACTTAGAGCAGCTGTTAATATACTTGTTGCTAATAAAAAATCTCTTGCTGACGCTAACGGTCTTCCCTTAGACATATTACGTTTACTTCTTTTTAATAATTTAATACCATGTGAAGAAGCAACCATAGGCGTTTTTCTAGATATTCTTTTACTCATTTCTTTTGATAATTCAATTTCTCGTTTTAATTTTTTACTTTGTTTTCTGGATAAACGAGATTTTGTTTTCTTTCTTGATTTTGATGCTCTGGATTTTACTTTTTGTGATTGTTTTGACTTTCTTGATTTTCTAGATCCGCCTCCAAAACCAAATCCCTTCAAAGCATTCAACATGGCGGTTGCTTTTTGCTGTCGATCTTTTATTTCTGAAAGATGATAAACAGCAGCTAAATTTTTAGCAGCTCCGCAAGTATTATAGGCTTCTGTATTTCCTTTTCCATCTTTTACAAGTATATCATTACAATCTTTAATCCATTTTTTCCAATCGTCTTTTGACCATTTAATAACTTTTTCATCATATAAACTCTCCATGTGTTTTTTCCAGTTTTCACTCATAATATATTAAAGTTAGATTAATATATTACCAACCACTATTTTTCTTTACATTAATTCTTGGACCTCTTTTACTATTAAACGCATTTGGATCGTATTGTTCATCTTCATCATCTGAACCCAAATCCTTAGATAATTCCCAAAATTCCTTAGAACCTAATTTAAAGTCATTATGTGCCGAAGCTTTATACCAAAATATTTGATCTTCCAATTTATTAGACTTAGAATTATTTGATATAACTAAACATTCATAATTTTCAGTACATTGATCCATTACTTGACAAAAACTTTCAAATGTAGAAAACATACCAGCATAATTTTCATAAATACGCTTTCTATTTGTTAAATAAGGTTCGCGTAAAATAAAAGTATAATCAATATTTGTTCTTAAATTTGGCGGAACACCAAGAGGATATTGCATTGTAATAACGAGCATAATTTTCCAATGCCTTCCATTCATAAAAAGAAGTCTCATAACTTTCTCACGAGCCCAACCATTATCATACAAACAATCATCTAAAATAACAAAAGCTCTAGCATCAATATTACTTCTACCGTATGCTTCCTGTTCCTTTTTAACTTGTTTTAAAACCATTTTCTGTCTTTTCAATATGTTTTCAATAATAGCAGAATTGTATTCATCGTGAATAAATAATTTTGGAACTAATTTACCATAAAATCCATTACCTGACTCTGTTCCAGATATTACTGTTCCGATTGGAATATCTTGATGATAATATAATAAATCTCTTACTAAAAAACTTTTACCTGTATCACGACGACCTATAAGAACGATTACGGGACCTGAAGCGGCATTAGGGTCAAATTTAATATTTTTCATATCGAATTTTTTCAATTCTAAATTCATTACTATTATATTTGAAATTAATTTATTATTTTTAACATAAAACTTTAGGTTAAAAACAAAAAAAATAAATACTTTATAAATAATAAATATGTTTAGCATATCTTACAAAAAAAATGATAATAAAGAATTATTTAGTAAATTAGAAGGTAAATACGGATTTAATAAAATTCAAAATTATATACCTATTTATCAAAAATTCTTTTCACTCAATGACAATACATATAATAATATTAATTTGAATCATCATTATAGTATCCAAAACATCAAAGAAAAAAAAGGTAATAACATTTATATTCTATCATTAAATGATGAAAAACAAAAAATGACAAAAACCTCTTTCTTTAAATTTAGTCCTTTAATGGATCCAGTAAAATATATGGTTGGGAAATATGATAATGTAACGAAAGAAATGAGAACAACACTTCCTAAATTAAATGAAAATATAAGTATGGAAAAAATATTAGATGTTAATAATTCTGCTTATGTAGATAGTTTCTTTTCCTATTTAAGTAGTATTGCTTACCATCATCATAAATTTCCAAATGGATTAGATTTTTATGGTTCTTTTCTTGGAATTCAAAAATCACATTTTTTTAATATATCTGATGATTTGGAATATTTATATGATTCAGATTATTTCCATAAATGGAATGGTGAATTATTCAAAACAGATGATATCAATGAAGAATTATTATCTGATGCATCAAGAACACATAGAAAGAAATTATCATTAAAAGGTGATGAGATTAAATTAGAAGTTAATATAATAAACGATGATATGTTTGGTGATGTTTTTGCTTTAACGGAGAAAAACTTAGAGATACATAATTCAAAAATAATAGAAGAAGTATTGGATGTAAGCAATAATGGAAGAAGTAGAAAAGAAACAGAATCTGCTTGTTCATCACGTTCATCTAACACATCAAATGATACAGATTATGAAGAAGAAAGCGACATATCGGAAAATTCATTAGAAAGTTGTTCAAATAGCGAGCTATCAGAATATTCAAGTTCCAATAGAGATGATGAATATATAAAAGGTGAAGTCTATGATTTTCCTGTTCAAATAATTTGTCTTGAGAAAATGGATAATACATTAGATTCTTTATTAGATGACGAAGATAATGAATTAAGTATTGATGAGTGGAGATCTTGTTTATTTCAAGTATCCATATCATTAATAGTTTATCAAAAAATGTATAATTTCACACATAATGATTTACATTCAAATAATATAATGTATATTGAAACAGAGAAGAAATATTTAAATTATAGATATAAAAACAAATTGTATAAAGTTCCTACATTTGGAAAAATTTATAAACTTATAGATTTTGGTAGAGCTATTTATTCGCATTCGCAAAAAAAATTCATGAGTGATAGTTTTCATCCAAAAGGCGACGCAAGTACACAATATAATACAGAACCTTATTTTAATGAGAAAAAACCAAGATTAGAACCAAATTACAGTTTTGATTTATGTAGATTAGGATGTTCATTATTTGATTATTTTTTTGATGACGTTGACGATGTGGAAGAAGAAGATGACCCTATTGCTTTAACAATAGCAAGATGGTGTCAAGATGATAAAGCTAGAAATGTGTTGTATAAAAAGCACGGTGAAGAAAGATATCCAGATTTTAAATTATATAAAATGATAGCAAGAACAGTTCATAATCATACACCTGAAAATGAATTTGATAGAGAAGAAGGAAATATTTTCAATAAATTTTTAAGTTCCAAAAAGAAGATGGGAGGAAAGAAAGCAAAAATATTTAATGTAGATGACGTCCCATCATATGTATAAAATTGAATTAATTATATGATAACAATTAATTCAATAAACATGACAGCTATGGAAAAAACAATATACTTACTAGAAACTGTAAATAAAATAGGAAAACTTTTTCGTAATTATGATAATATTACTAAAGATTTAGATTCATTATGTGATACAATTTATCATACAGCACCAGAAATTATAAATAAACGTTGGATAGATATTTATATATACTGTAGTAATAATTTTAAGGATGGGACTAATTTAAAACATTTTGCTGCTCTTAACATTTATAATGAAAGATATGAGGAATACAAAAAGAAATTTATAAATATTAATTAATAAATATTAACTAATATTTTTACACTTATCGTGGGAAACCAACAAGATTAGCACCAATACCAAATCCAGCACCAGATCTCGCACTTACTGCCATAGATGGAACATATGTATCAAGAATAGAGAAGGTTGCTGCTGCCGTAAGAGCAATCAACAATACTTCATCAACATTCAAAGATTTTTTAGGGATAGCATAAGCTGCGATAGCAACCATGATACCTTCAACAAGATATTTAACAGCACGACGTACTAATTCGCCGAAGTCAACCATATCACCAAGTCCAGACATATTATACTAATTAATTAGAAAAAAATAATATCGTTAAAAAATAACTTAAAAATTAAAAATGAATTAAAGTATATTCAATGACTTCTATGGCATTTGAAAGGCAAAAAAATCCCGATGGGACTAATAATCCTAAATATGTTGATTTATTAGATGAAGATAAACCAATTTCTGGACAAAAATTTGCGTGTATATCTTTTGTATCTCCTGAAAATATTCTTGAGGATAAAAATAGGTTTTATTTTCAAGAATTCCTAAAATATTTTGATTTTTCTAAATCCATTGAAAAATATCATCAGTTTTTAAATTTTTTAGGTTTTAAATATAATTTGGAATTTAATGATCTAATATCAGATTTTGAAGAATTTTTAAAAACTGAAAAAGATAGTTTTGATAGTGAGAAATTAAGAAATGATTATAAAACCTTTGTAGATAACAATGAACAAAGATTACAAGAACAATTTGATGAGGTACACGCTTTTCAAACAAATACTAGAGGGTTAAAAATTAGGGGTGTTTATGCTACGCAAGGTGAAGCTGAATTAAGATGTAAACTTTTGAGAGAAGTAGATCCACATCACAACGTTTATGTAGGCCCTGTTGGTATGTGGATGCCTTGGGATCCTGAAGCATACAAAACCGGTAGAGTTGAATACATGGAAGAAGAACTAAATCAATTAATGAGTGAAAAAAATAAAAATGAAGAAAAAGCCAAGAGAGAATTTGAAAAACGCGTTTTAGAAACTAAAAGAAAAGCAATTGAAGAAAATATTAAATTAGCTAAGGAAAATCAAAATAAATTAACACAAAATATCGATAAAGAAGGTAATTTATATGGTGTAAATAATACAATAGAAAATGCTTTAACTGGTGAAAATGTTACTAGTGCTGATATTAAAGCCGAATTATTTGAAGGTGATAATATTATTACCTCAAAAAATAAAGATCAACCCAAGTTAAAATCTCTTTTACCAGATAACGAAAAAAAATAAAATTGAATTAAAATCTATAAATAGTTAATATATAACTAATTATGGATACAAACATGGATAACAAATCTACTCAAACACCAACTGTTGAAAAACCTATTGAAACAGAAAAGAAGAAGAAGAAGAAAAAGAAGAAAAAGAAGAAACTTTCTTATAATGATATGATGGCACAAATCTTAAAACCTACAATATCAAATGAAGAACGTATGCGGTTAAAAAAAGAATCTATGGAACAAAACGCTCTTGGAGGGGGACGATTCTCAAAAATGGAAAAAATTTAATTTTGTAACCATTTTAATAAAAGAATATCATCATATACTATTAAACCTATGAATAAATAATAAGATACTACTATCATATTTAAATTTTTTATATGATACATAAAATAAATAATATGTAGAATCCAATTAAAAGTACAACAAGACAAATATATTATATAAGCTTTCTTTTTTAGTTTTTTATATTCTATATCTGGTATTAAAAACCGCATACCCAAACAGTAATTAACATCAAATGAATAACATGATAATATACAATACAATGCCATCATTTTTGATATACTAGACGGATTCCCCCAATCAACAATAGTATTTGTCCAACCAAAAAAGGTTGATATAGAATGATGTATCTTCGTTGATAAAGACATGTTTATATCTTTTGTTAAAGCAACAGTATCGTTTGCAGTATATAAAAATCCTAAAAAATGTACACATTTTGTGATATTACCCATATTAAACAACAATAGAGGTATTAAAGGAATTGTAGCAATAGTAATATATTTTAATATAAATGATTTTATGAAATTTTTAATTATATAATTCTTTCTTTTTCTATCATATTCATAGTATTTATCATAATTACGCATAATATAAATTTCAACTAATGGATAAGATATATATATTCCCAAGTAACTTATAAAAGCATACCATATTACAGACATTATATTAAATATTTTTATTCGTTTAAATGGATTATATAAATACTTAATCCATTTAATTAACTAAATTATTTGTATAAGTAACAATACAACCATTACAAAAACTGAAAAAACCAAGAACTACTATTATTCTAAAAAAATCTTTATAATTGGGAAACTGAATATAAAATCTTTTACTTCCTGAATTTTTCCCTATATTATAATGTAATAATGATTCTATAAAAAACACAACAAATGTTATGATTCCTACCAAAACACCATGATGCATATATATTAACAAAATATAATAAAGAAATAACGATTGTTTAAATAATGTTAGATAATTGGTTATTAATAACACATAGTGCGGCATTATTTCCTATGGGTGTTTTTATATGGAGTTGGAAAAGACGTAAAGATGCGTCTAGTATTTTTATGTTAGTAAAATTCATTTATGCTGTAACTTTTTCTCTTTTATATCATTCTCATCATGCTTTACCACCCGGTGAAGTATTTACTAGTGATTACGATTATGATAATTGGGCATTATTAGATAGTTATGCATGTTCAAGTCTAATTTTCACAACTGTATTATATAGTTCAAGAGTTAGAGAACCACAATTTTATGTAACCAGTTTTGCTGTAGAAAATATTGTTTTGATAGTAAAATTATGGGAAAATTTAAATCAGGAATTAATTATTACTTGGTATTTATCTATTTGTAGTTTTTTTATATTAATTATCAAATGGAGAACGATTTGGAGATATATATTACGTTTCAAATGTCTTTCCTTTTTATTTTCTTCATCAGGTATTTGTGCAATAGTTATGTATTGTATTGCTAGGAAAGAATGGTATAACGAAATATATATAAAATATCACTCTTTATGGCATTGTTTTGTATTTTCTACAGCCGGATTTGCTGCTTTATTGAGATACAAACTTGATGAACAATTGTATCCTATGATAAATAGAAGAGAACAATTAGATTCTATATAGTTCATATCGTTGGTATAAATTCCCAATTTAATTCTTTACATATTTTTTTCCATATTTCATCTTGTTCAATTCTCTTTACAGGATCTTTCAACATAGGAAAATATGGTAAAAACACATTCTCACCCAATAATTCACACATTTTATATAATACATAATAATAATTCAGAAAATTGACTCTATCATCAGGACAATGATTAGAATAAGGCTTTTGTATTTCCATAAATAAATTGCATAATGTATCTTCTAGCTCAGGACTCATTACAGGTGGTTTTATTCCTAATTTATCTTTGATAAAAGGTATATGTTCATAGTATTTATTGTATCCTAATTTTTTTAATATGTCTTTTGCTTTCTTATTTGTAATTTGCTTTAAAGATATTCTTTCTTTCTTTATTTGCAATTTAATATTTTGTAATACCTCTGTTGGTATTTGTGTTGTTTCTTTTGCTTGAAATTGAGCCAAAATTTCACGAAAATGATTAATTCTTTTGTATGCATAAAAACATACTTCTTTAGGGGGTTCTTTATAAGAGGGTTTTTCATGTTCTATCAAATATTGATAATGTTGTCCACATTTATTACATATGATCAATCCTTCACTTTCAACAGGGACTAATTCGCCGCCGCAATTTTTACATTTTTCATAATCTACAACATAATTATTTATATCTATAAAACTTTCATCAATATTTATTAAGTATTTATTAATATTTGTTGTATTATTTTTATCTAATTTATCATCTTTTTCACTTGGTTTATTGAAAAAATTATTCAAAACTATTGTTTTTTTTGATTTTCCTTGTGATATATTCTTCTTTTTTTCAAAATATTCAAAAATATAATCAGAATTATTCAACAAATATTCCTTTTTCTTTGTTTTTAATTTTTTTATTTCTTTTCTTATTTCTTTAATTCTATCTTCTATTTCTAATTTTTCACCAATATCTTTCATTTTTTTCAATTGTTTTTTCAAATTTGATTTTTCTTTTTTTAATTTTGGTAATCTATTATTACTTATATCAAGAAATTCTTTCATTTTTTCATTATGCTTACTATCTAATGTTACAATTGATTTCTTGTTTACTACAATTTTTTTACTAGCCTTTGGTTTGAAATTAGGCATTAATATACACATGTTTATGTTATTTTTAATTATAAATTTTCTTATTTAAAATAAATGAGTGATATCAAAATCGATGAATCAATTTATAATAATAATATTACAATTGATAAACTCACATTTAGAAAAATGAATTTTATTTACAATGCTTTAGAAAAGGGATGGAAAGTAGAAAAGAAAAATCATTTATATATTTTTAAAAAAAACCACGAAGGTAAAAAAGAAGTTTATTTAGATGATTATCTAGCACGGTTCATGCAGGATAATTTTGATATGTCAACGATTAATTAAATGTGATTTTATATTTAATTAATTATTTAATTAATTTAATTAGTAAAATTTTTTTTTCTTTAGCAATATTATAAAATGGGTGGTGGTTTAATGCAACTCGTAGCTTACGGCGCACAAGACGTCTATTTGACTGGTAATCCACAGATTACTTTCTGGAAAGTTACCTACAGAAGACACACGAACTTCGCAATGGAATCTATTGAACAAACTTTCAACGGACAAGCCGACTTCGGTCGTCGTGTTCAATGCACTGTCTCCAGAAACGGTGACTTAGCATACAGAACTTACTTACAAGTTACTCTTCCTGAAATCAACCAAGATGATAATGCTAGCGGTAGTGTTTACGCAAGATGGTTGGATTGCCCAGGTGAACAACTTATCTCTATGGTAGAAGTAGAAATTGGTGGTCAACGTATCGACCGTCAATATGGTGATTTCATGCACATCTGGAATCAATTGACTCTTACCTCTGAACAAGAAGATGGTTACAACAAAATGATCGGTAACACTACTCAACTTACCTTCTTGACTGACCCAACTTTCGCTGATGTAGCAACTGCTTGTGGTGCTGCTTCTGTTCCAGAAGCTGTATGTGCTCCAAGAAACGCACTTCCAGAAACGACTCTTTACGTCCCTCTTCAATTCTGGTTCTGCCGTAACCCTGGTCTTGCTTTGCCATTGATTGCTTTGCAATACCACGAAGTAAAAATCAACATCGAAATCCGTCCTATGGATGAATGCTTGTTCGCAGTTACCCAAGTTGGTGTTTCTGCTGCTCCAGGTAAAAATGTTAAAGCAACTGCTGCTTACTCCAAATCTTTAGTTGCTGCTTCATTGTATGTTGATTACATCTTCCTTGATACTGATGAACGTAGACGTATGGCACAAAACCCACACGAATACTTGATTGAACAACTTCAATTCACTGGTGATGAATCCATTGGATCCTCCTCCAACAAAATCAAATTGAACTTCAATCACCCATGTAAAGAATTGATTTGGGTTGTACAACCTGACGATAACGTAAGTTATTGCGATAGTTTCGTTGAAACTAAAGTTCTTAACATGGCTTTGGGTGCTCAGCCATTTAACTACACTGATGCAATTGATGCTCTTCCAAACAGTATCCGTGCTTTCAGTTCAAGCAAACAATTGAATGACGGTGGTAATGCTGGTAACACATCTGTTATCGATACCAACGGTCTATTCAGTGACCCTAATGCCGGACACAGTGGTGCTGGTGAAAACATGGCAACCACAGCTGTATCTGAACTTTCGGGTAACTTAGGTAAAGCTGGTGTTTCCAACGGTGTCTCTGATGCTGGAGCATTCGTTCTTGCTGAAACTTCCTTGAAAATGCACTGTTGGGGTGAAAATCCAGTTGTAACGGCAAAACTTCAATTGAACGGTCAAGATCGTTTCAGTGAGCGTGAAGGAACCTACTTTGATTTGGTTCAGCCATTCCAACATCACACACGCACTCCAGATACTGGTATCAATGTTTACTCATTTGCTCTTCGTCCAGAAGAACATCAGCCATCTGGAACCTGTAACTTCAGTAGAATCGATAACGCAACCTTGCAATTAGTTGTTTCTGCTGCTGCTATCGGTAGTGCTCAAACCGCAAAAGTTCGTGTTTATGCAACCAACTACAATGTATTGCGTGTTATGAGTGGTATGGGAGGTCTTGCATACTCCAACTAAGTTATTTATCATATTTTTATTCTATTCTTTTTAGAATAATATTTAAATCTAATTAATATTATTTAACAAAACCATTTAAATAAAAAATGATTATTATGATTATACTATGCAGATATTCGTAAAGACACTCACTGGCAAAACAATCACCCTCGATGTGGAACCTTCAGATACCATCGAGAACGTTAAAAATAAAATACAGGACAAAGAAGGTATTCCACCCGATCAACAGCGTCTGATTTTTGCTGGAAAGCAATTGGAAGACGGAAGGACTCTATCCGACTATAATATTCAGAAAGAAGCCACTCTACATTTGGTATTGAGACTTCGTGGTGGAGCAAAAGTTGTTCCTATTCTTGTAAAAAATGGAAAACATAATTTCTGGTATCAACTATTTAAATCACATCCTTCTGCTTTTGGATTATATGCTACTTTTGGTTCCACTGTTTAATTATTAATTACAAATAATTAATTATAAGTAATTAATATATAATGATTGGTATGTTTATAACTGGTGTTGTAGGTTATTATATAGGCTTGTATACATTTTTATGGTCTCAACTATATACACCTCAAAAAAGAATTAAAGATAAAATCGTTCCAGATAATTTATTAAAATATAAACAATTATAAATGGCAGATAGTACAAAAGAACAAGAAATTGTAAAATTTTTCTATTTTAGTGAACTTGGAACTTGTGGGGAAAACTCCAAAGGTCATCAGGAATATTGTGACAAAATGTTAAAAGAAGGTTATACACTTGTTAGTATGACGCCTATGGGAAATTTAGATGTAAGAAGAGATAGTTTTGAAGGAACAATTGTATATCATTGGAAATTGCTACCTAATAAAGCATTTAAATGATAATTTTCTATTTTAGACATATCTTTATTTCTCGTAATCAAATATATTTTTTTAGGACTTTTTTTCCTTACCATAATAATATTATTAAAAAAATCTCTTTCCAAAACGATTTCATTATTTGTCATCACATCAGCTTTAAATCCATAAAAAACTGGATTTAATTGCATATATTCTGGTGGCTCTATATCCATAATTATATTAACTTAAATAATATTTAATATATTTAGATATATGTTGAAATATACAAAACTTTCTCCAGCTTATAGAAAATTTTTAGCATGGAAATGGTGCTTAGCAGAAGATAAAGAGAAACAAATCAATCAAAATAAATGTAACGAATTATATAAAGAATATTTGACTATTGTTACAAAAAAAAATAAAAAACAATAATATATGTTAAAAAATATCGTATTTAGAGTAGGGGGTTTTAGAAAATTTCATGCTTTTAAAAGACCTCCTCAATATCCAAAACCTTATAATCTATTTAAAAGACCTGTTGTTCCATCTGATTTTGATGTTGAAAGAGAATTATGGTGTGATAATAAATACTTGGATAAAAAAGAATTTGAAAAGCGAGGTGATAAAAAAGGTAGCGATTTATATTATCCAAAATATGGTAGTTCCATTTATGATGATAAAATAGCAAATGAACATATAAAGAACGAAATACATGACCGATACAATTCCAGAGAGGATTAATAAAATTGATTTAAATAGTTCATGATAGAATTATTTAAAATGAGTGAAGAAGATAATACCCGTACAGTAGGCAATGCCAATCCAGTATGTTCTAGTGGACGTTCAACAGGAACACCCGGAACAAGACATGGTAAAATATACAAAGAGAGTCTCCGTTTTAGTAAGCCCCTATTATTAGGAACAAAAAATATTGGCGGAGTAGGAAAAAATAGAAAACCATATAAATCTTATTGGAGACTAAGAAAAGAAGCAAGATCTAGAAATAAAAAAGATTTTGAAAATGGTAAAAATACTCCATCAACAGATATGATGCGAAAATTTGGTATTAAAGTAGGAGTTAATAAATTTCAAAAATATGAAGGTAAAGGAACCGTTGAAGCCGAATGGATTGAAAAAGACGGCGCATTGCGACCAAAAAGAGGTTCATATGATTATGGATTCTCATACAATGAAGAACAATAAATATTAATAAAATTGAAATAAACATAATTTTTTATTTCAATTAATGAACCCGTTGCCACATTCTATCATAAATCATATATTTAGTTTTATTTTACAACCATATGAAATTAACTTATTAAATGAAACTAATTTAGAACTTGAGAATGTTAAAATATTGGAAAATAAAAGGAAAAATCACATTAATCTTTTGAAAGAATTCAAAGCCAAAACAACATTTTGGAGAGTAAAATGGTTAAATAAAAATCTTGATTTGGGTTCATCTGGAGATGAAGAAGAAAATCCTGAGCCTAGAAAATATGAAAGTACAAGAGCACAACTTGATTTTATCACAACTTATTGGAATTATCATTATCCAAGTTATTATCACGAAACACCATTAGCAACCGGAAACAATAATTGTGAAGAAGAATATATAACAGATGTCAATCGTTGTACCAGAGTTTTAAATCATCTGAAAATACTTAAACATTATACTTGGTCAGATATTCATAAAGGTCTATTTAAACCAGGAATTAATAAAAGATGTAGACTCGTTTGGATGGGTAGTTCCGTTGTTGTTAAGGAAGGCGACCTTTAAAACATTTATTAAATGGTTGCGTTAAAACCATCAATACAATACTTGCTCCTATTCCCTGATAAAAAATTGTTTTTCTTTGTTTCGCAGATTCTCTCTTTATTTTTCTTTGTTTCTCTGTTAAAGAATCTTTAAATGGGGTTCCTATATTTCTAGTCATTACAAGATAATAGACAGATGCCAAGACATAAATCGCCATACCATAAGCTAAATATACTGAAATTACACAATTCATTTATATTATATCATTATATTATATATGGCGAAATTTAAGAAAAATAGAACGCGTAGAAGAAAGAAAAGAAAAAGAAAAAAAACAAAGACAAAGAAAAGACGTAAAAGAAGACGTTAATTAATAAGAAATATAATAATATTAATACAAAGAAAATATTATTATAAATGGACCTTCCTTTTCTTTACATAGTTGATGGTGCTCTAATGATTTCAATATTTTACGCTTGTTTTTGTGTAAAAACGCAAGAAGAAAAAGAAATAAATATTCACACGCCATTAAAAAATAATGAAATTACTTATGAAGAAGTTGATATTGAAGCTTTATATAACGATTAATCACTAAACAATTTATTCATGTTATAAACCTCCATCTTATTCTCTTCTTTGAATAAAATCTTTTCTATTAATTTATCATTTCTTAGTCTAACACTATAATTTTTTTGTTTATCTTGGCGACCAACGCGTCCAAATGCTTGTATCATTTTTTCTTGTGTCATATTTTCCAAATCTTTACTCAAATAACCATGACAAAACTGATAATTAGTTCCATAAATATAATCTGAACTTGCTATAATTAAATATAATTTCTGTTTTTCCGCCAATTTTTTCATAATATCTACATATTTCAAATTATCGTGTGTTGTAAATACGCCTATTCCCATCATAAGCAATACCTTCCATTCTTTTTGAACATCTAACAACATTATTTTTTGAACAATATCATCATCCAAATCAGAAGTAAATCCTTTCTTCTCTTTATTACACCATAATTTAAAATGTTCTTCACTATTTGGTATATATTTTTTTTTCAATTGAACTTCAAGCAATTTAGATTTTAGTAATCTTATTTTTTCAATAAAATCTTCTTGGTATTGCTTTTCTCTAGTATTTTCTTTCACTTCTTTATCTAACTTTTTCTCGTCTAATTTTGCTAATCTTTGATCTTCTTCTATAGTAACTGTTTCTATCTCTTTCATAATATTGTCATTTCTTATAATTATATCCATTAATTCATTTAATTCTTCTTCTGGTATTTTTGTTACCTTCAAATAAAACTTCGCAATTTTTTTTACATCATTTGTAATAAATATTGTAGGACCATCGGTTAATGTATACGCATCATTTGTTGTTATTTTTATAACCGATTCATATTTTTTGTTACCAGGTAATAATTTTCTAATTTTTTGTAAATCTGGTTCTTTCATTTTTGACAATAATTTTAAATAATACAATTTTAAAGACATAATATTTATATCTGAAATATCGTCAAAATAATTATTCATTTTATAAGCATCTTTAATCAAATTTTTCTCATGCATTTTCATAATAAATCTTGAAATTTCATTCACATCAAAATGCCTCAATATAGTTTTGTTTGTATTTAAATATTTTACACAACGTTTCAAATCTTTACAATTATCAAATTGGAAATGTGGCATAACTGTTTGTCCATCACACCTTATAATCGGTATTGTTTTTTGACATTCATAGCTTACCACGTTAAATTTTTGTCCTTTTGGAAACTTTCTCTGATAACTCATAATCATAGAATGCAGTTCTCTATCATCTGGTAATGTCGCTGAAGACAATACTATATTTGGAATTTCATTTTCTTTCCAATTCTTTTGTAAAATATTATGAAATTCATGTTCTTCGTAATCTAATGTGATAGTGGGTTCATCCCAATACCATAATAAATCATTCACTTCATTAAATGCCATCATATAACGCATCGCGTATAAATAAGATTGAACATCGGATATCATAACTTCAACTTTATCCCCCACACTATTGTCTACACGAAATATACCTCCTGTTTTTCTATTTCTTATTATATCTTTTGCCGCATAATAATGTAGTCTTATGTCACTAGTATCTCTACATCCAAATGCTATTGCTATTGGTATTTCCATAGAAATACAAGATTTTGCTAATTGTAACCCTATATGTTTTGCAGCACAAACAAATATAATACGTTTTTTGATCCCTATTGGTGTTATAGTTTTTCCTGTTCCCGTTGGTGCTTGATATAATATAAGATAATCATTATTATTATTAATAGTTTCTAGTATATTTTTTTGATGTTGATATAACTTAACATCACTATATCTTAACATTGTATCATTTCTTTCTATAAATTCATGTGCTTTTTCTATAATACTATTATATTTAATAGAAGATTTATACTTTGTTAATATATCTTTCACATATCCTAATATATAAATATTCAAATAACCTATATTATTCTTTAATAATTGTGTCAATGTATAATAATATCTCCCACTTTTCTTTTCTTTAAAGAACAGTTCTACATTTTTAAGAATAATAAATTCATAAAGTTCTTGTTTAATCTTTTCTATTTTTTTATCCAAGTTTTTCATTCTCATTAAATCTATTTTTTTCAACTGTATCTTTTTTCTTTTATTAATCGCATATGTATGTGAATATTTTTTGTTTATTTTATCCATATAACCTTTCAAATATTTTTCGAATATATAGAAATGAAATGGTTCCATATTATCCTTCTGTATTTTAATAAATTTTAATAAACTGTTCGAGTTATTAAAACTTACATTTACATCTTTCCTACTATCAAATAGTAGTTTTAATATTGCTTTTTCTTTTGGGGATACTGGAAGTTCCAAGAAATCCCATTCGCTTTTTGTTAGTTTTGTTTGTGTCAAATCCATGATTAATATTAAATAACAGATTAACTATATTATTAAATCAATTTTATTAATATTAAAATTGATTAAAAATATTCATATTGAATATATATAACATGTCAATTATATTTTCTGTTGAGGGTAATATCGGTAGTGGTAAATCCACTTTAATTAAACAATTAAAAAAAAACATGAAACAAGTTGATGGTATGTCTATTGTATATTTAGAAGAACCGGTTGATATATGGCAACAAATAAAAGATGAAAATGGAGATAATATGATAGTTAAATATTACCAGGATCAAAAAAAATATGCTTTCCAATTTCAAATGATGGCATATATTACTAGAATAACTCAACTAAGAAAAGCTGTTGAAAAATATAAAAAATGTATTATCATTACAGAAAGAAGTATATTAACAGATAGAAATGTTTTTGCAAAAATGTTACATGAAAACAAGACATTAGATGAAATTAGCCATCAAATATATTTAAAATGGTTTGATGAATTATCACGAAATCTCGAAATTCATTCTTTAATATATATCAAAACAAAACCTGAAACATCATTAAAACGTGTTTTGAAAAGAAATAGACCAGGCGAAACAATAAGTCTGGATTATTTACAAACATGTCACGATAAACATGAAGAATGGATTCTAAAAGAACCTAGTTTAATATTAGATGGTGAAAAAGAATATGATGGAAAGTTACCAGAAAATTGGCTATTTTGCATCGAATCTTTCATTATGGGAAATATAAAACCGTTAAAAGAATTAGACCAAATTTATAATATATTACAAGATAGTAGTTATCCGTTACATTAATCTATATCACCATTTTTTAATAAATAGTTAAAAGCCGAACGGGCTCTATATTTTAAATGATCCAATTCTATAGTTGTGGTTGGAAAATTTTCTGGTCCGTATATATCCTGTAATAATAACCATTCAAAAATACCACCTGAATATAAATATATGTTATAAAATCCAAGTTTGTTCAATTGTTGATATTTTTTAAATATTGTTTCATCTGCTGAATTTTTACCATATATAATAATTCTTAAATTATTGTTATTCAAATTTTGATTAATTACCATTATTTCTTTCTCTGGTGTAATTGTTCCTTTAATTAAACAATTTTGCTCATTCACATTTAAAGTATTAATCAATAAATATTTATTATTTGTAGATATCGTTTGTTGTACATCTTCAAAATTTACTTTCTTAACACTTTGTGATTGTCCCATTAAAATTAATTTAATATAAACAATTAATTTTAATTATTAATTACTACTTATTAATTACTTTTCAAATCGTTGTAATATCCTCATAAATTCCCAATATGGAAAATCTGGTTTCATCCACATTTCCTTTGTTATTACATTACCATTAGGAACTATACAACTTGATGGTTTTTTACCTTTATTTCTAACACCTCCTATCGTTCTACAATAATTACTTGTTCTACCAGATGGGTGTTTTTTTCCAGGACAACCTTCTTGACATTGACCTTCTCCAACTAAACTACAAGAACTACATTTACCATTTACAGGTATATGGGCTAAAGACCTTTTCTTTGCTAATCCATAATTTCTTAAAGTTCTTCCCACACCCATAAATGGTGCACATAATAATGAATCGTCTCCTAAATCTTCAACACCATTTATTTTTAACATTCTTCTTTTAAACTCTGGCCATTTACCCTCTGGGAAATCATATCGTTTATATGTATTGGCAACACGAGAACACTTTTTTGAATCTTGAGGCTCACAAAAACATCTACCGTGTGCGTTAGGATTATTTTTTTTATAAGGATACATTATAAATCCTCTCGCGCCAGCATGATCTTTGCACGCATTGTAACAATTTTTTAATTTCTGTTCATTATTTCCCTTATTATCTTTTGCTCCCTGATATTTTATTGTTTCCTTGCCACGACATTCCCAATTACCAACGTATTTATATCCTGCCGATCCCCCTCCCGCATAAATATCCCTACTATTTTTTATAAATCTCCAAAATGGAAAATATGGTTTATCGTAATCTGCTTTTTTTATTGTTTTACTATTACCCCAATCATGACCTGTTTTACCTTCTCCTGCCATCCTTGTTCTATTAAGATTTGTATCTTTCATAAATGAATTCTTAACATTAATTTGGTCTCTATTATAAACCACTCTTTGTTCATCTTTTGATACAACCACATTTTTATGAGAACGTTTCATAATTTCGCAAAAATCTTTCCAACAAGGTTTCTTTTTAGGGAATGTTGATGTTGGTGGTGGTCTCCCATAACAATTTTCATACAATTTTATACCTTCGTCATAAGTACCGACATTTGATACTGATGTTAATTTATCCGCACGCTGTTTAACACCTTTTAATTTATTCAAATAATCTTGAGGTTTCCATCTATAAAATGTTCCTAATTCCCATTCTTTCTTAACACCATGTTTTTTTCTTGCGTCATCCTTTACTGTTTTACTAATATTATTAGGATGTAATCTTCCATCTTTATGACAACCTGATTGATTATATAAATTAACTATACAATCCATAGGTCTTTTCTTTTTTTTCTTTTCATCTACAAATCTATCTTCACAAGCATCAACATCAGTTCCTCTACATACTTTTGTTGCTCTTTTTGCTGTAGGATAATCTTTTGAACCCATATCTACATATAAACTTACCATTGATTTCAAAACATTTGTATATCCAGTTCCATTCCATAATTTTGCTAAGTTTGAACCCCAACTTCCTTGATCACTTAATCTTTCCATTACTTTTCCTCTACAACCAGATTTTTTCCACAAATCCTGATAACAAGCTTCACTATGTGGTCCAGTCAACATCTGTGGTCCCATACAAGGAAATTTTTGACCAAATTTTTCACATTCCCCTACGGGGACTAAAGGTCCATTCATTCCAGCAAATTCAGGGTCATAACAATAATCTTTGGAACTGTCTAATTCGTTACGTTTGCCTTTTAAACCTAATTTATTTTTTGTTCTATGTGGATTTTGACCACATTTTAAACCCGGAGCACAATCCTTATCTGTATCACAATCACCACGTCCTAAATCGGCTCCATCGTCTCCTGGCTGTCCATTCCAACCATACCATTTTACATCTGTTTTTATACCCTCGTAAGGCCATTCACATTTGTCATCTTTATATTTTGGTTCCCAACCTCCATCTTTATTTTCTTTTTTTGCCATTCCTTTTCCTGAAATAGGACACCAAGCACATCTATCTGATACACTTGTATCACCACAATCTTTCATTTTACTACAATAAGCACGATCTTTGGCCTTCTGACACTGAAATGCCGCATTTGGTCCCGGTGGTGTCCAAGTATTTTTGGAACCTCCTCCGCCACATACATCAGGAGAAAATTTACCTGGATTATCTGGATCAGCTGGAGCACTTTGTCCTCCGTATATTATCATATTACTATCTAAACAATAACCACATCCTGTTCCATCTTCATAAACCTCTCCTAATAAACTACATGACTTAATCTTATTCGCATCTTTACATTTTTGAACTCTCTTTTCATATTCGCTTTTTGGTTTATCATATGCTGAAAAATCTCTCTCTAAACCTAATGTTCCTTCTTGATAATTTGTTTTTGTTTTATCTTCACTTACTTTCAAAAATACTGTATCACCATAAGCACCATCTTCTAATGTATCTAATTTCCTAGCACCAAAATGAGTCTGTTGCTCCTTAATATACCCTTTTGAGAAATCACTTGCTTGTTTTTGCATTTCACTTAAATCTTTTTTATCTCCAAGTCCTTCTACTGTATTATTATTCAAATAAAAATATCCCACTACCAATAATATCAATACTAATAATGCTAAAATCTCTTTCATATATTTCATTAAGTATATATTAATTATATATAATTAATTATTTATTCATCAGTAAAAGTACGACAACAATGTGCTCCAGATTTTCCTCTATAATTCCATCCATTATAATACTTTCTCCAATGACCACCACACCACCATCCGCCCCAACGGCCTACCCAAAATCCTTTTCTTCCATCGGATGTCCATCCAGAACGACAAATATTATGATTACCTCTACGCCATTTCTTATAAGTATGCATATCACATAATTCTAAACCTTGATTTTTACATCCTTTTACTGCTGCTTTTTTACTTCGGTATGGACACCATCTGTGCCATAACCACCATCTTCCCCACCACCAATATCTAAAAAATGGATAACAATAACCCAATGTTCTTACATATTTTTTTTGTTTCGGGGTGATATATAATTTATTTCTCCACGTTTTCCATTTGCCACTTTTTTTTCCTACTGCTTTTTGTCCAAAATCGGTTGACATATAACAAGGACCCTTTTTTCCTTCTTTTAATATTTTACCTTTATGTCTTCTTGGTCTATTTACATATTTACAGTTTTTCATTTTTAAACATTCTTCTTGGCATTCTTTTGCATTCATATTGTTTCCTAGCTTTTTATATCCATTCTCTGCCAATAACTCATATCCTTCTTGCATATATAATGTATGTGCTAAAGGTATTAAAATAAATAACAATAATAATATTACTCCATATCCAATTTTCATATATTAATTATAGATATAATAATATAATTAATATAATTAATATTTACCACGATTTTAATTTGTGACATTCTTTTTTAACTCCAGGATTAGGATCTCCTCCAAATACAGCATTACTACATTTTAAATTACTACCATCTCTACCAGACCTATATACCCATCTATCTTTTTTACCATATCTTACTAAACCTGAATGCCTACACGTTCCACCTTCATCGGCGCATTTGCTCCATTGTTTCCCCTTTCCATATGTTCCATCTTTTGGTTGAGGATTAGGTCTCCCATATTTATTATCAGCCAATACTTCTGGATTCGCTTTTGGTCCCGCAAATACGCGATTTCTACAACCACCGTAATAAGACCACCACCAATTAACTCTTCTAGGAAATGATTGTCTCCTCCATATATCTCCTTTCTTCCTTCCCTCATCTCTCGTATGTCCTTTATCGTGATGTTGAAAATATCTACCAAATGTATTACTACAAAAACATTGACCATACCATTGTAAACCAAAATATTTATAATTTCTACATCTCCATTGACATACTCTAGCATCATTTCCTGGTCCCCAATAAGCTGTTCTCCATCTATATCGATTTAAATCTCTTCCCCATCTACCACGCATTTTGCTATTTGGTGTTGTTCTGGCAGAATAATCTTTTGTAAATTTTTTTCCATATGGAGCACTCCATCTGGTGCTTAAAGCATATTTATTCATCCACCAATTATCACCGCAATCTTGGAAATCTCCTATATATTGCATATCTTTCTTTGGTGGTTTTCCTTTTTTATCATAAACTTGACCTCCCCAAAAATTACTGGTTCCCCACCATCTCCAACCATTTGATTTATATCTATCTGTTGTAATCGGACAATAACCTGTATTATAACCTGTTGATGTTCTACAACCAAGTCCCGCTCCACCATATACATTTGTAGCACCAAATGAAAAACGATTGCAATTTTTATCTTTTGAGCAAATATCCGCACATTTTGATACAGGCCAATGTCTTGACTGCCACCCATGCCATTTATATCCATACCAATCACAATCTCCTCCCTTTGGATAAGCTTTGGATTTTTCAAAATTAGCTTCCAGACATGTTCCTTTACCTACTTTTCCACTATTATCCTTGCATTTTTTCTTAAATTTCTTCAATGCGGTGTCATCACCAATTTTAAATCTTTTACTTTCACACCAGCCACTCGCTTTTCTACAATAATAATTCTCTCTAGCACCAAAATAATAACTTTGTCTTCTATCATCATTCATCCTTTGTTCTTCTATTAATTTAGCTGGTTTCACATTCATATTCCATAGTTGTAGCTTAGCACCAGATAATCCACAATTTCCCCAACTACAATCGGCTCTTCCATATACAACTACCTTCGTTACATGATATAAATTTGAACCATCGGCTTTCTTTGGCAATTTGACTCTTACCCATTGATTTAAACCACCTAATGTATGAGCTGAATTACCTTTTCTATAAGACATCCACCATCTATTATAATCTTTTTTATTACCATCCATAACACGTTTGGCTGGAGCAAACCACCAATAATAAGATGATGAAGATGATGCTTGTCCTCCACTTAAATTAATTTTACCATTTTGATCATATACTTCAATTTCTTGAACTTGAACATATCCTGTCTTCGATATTTGAACGTGGGTAACGCCTTCTTTTCCTCTAACATCTGGTTTTGTAGCTTCTGTAAAATTCTTATTTGTACAAGGATCAAAATTACAACCTATTGTATGTGTCAATTTTGGACATCCTACACCTCCACGTTTTGGTGGATATAGAATTTTTCTTGTTTTTGTCATTTTACCACCACCACAATCTTCTGTACAAGGACCATATGCTGACCATTTTGATACAACACAATCCTGTGGTGGAGGATATTTATCCAATAAATTATTTAATACAGCATTACAACTTCTTCCACACAAAGAATTACCAGATGAACATCTCGTTTTGATTGTCAATTTTGTTCCATTTATTAAACCTTCATTATCTCCCAAGCTTCTTCTTGATGGATCTGTCGCTTTTCTACCAGGCCATCCAAACCATTTCTTTTGTTCTCCCTGACTCATACCCATTCTTCTTTGTTCTTTGCCACCTTTCACATATTTTGTCCACATAATACCCCACAATCTTTTCTTTGACCTATAATCTAATAAATAACCCCACAATACACCTCCATTCCAATCCATCGTTACATAATCCCCTTCTCTAATTCCATCTGGTTTTGGTGGATCTTGACCATAACACGCCTGAGATGCCGCTTTTTTAGCTGGATATTCTCTAGCATTTAATATTTCTTTATTTGCTGCTTGAACATATCCATTTACCACATTCTTATAATTATCTATATTTTTTAATACATCTTCCTTAACTGAACCACTTAATCTTTCTGGATTCTTTTTCCCGGCACTATCACATCCACCTTCTTTCCATATTTTATTCGCACATAACTTTCGCGCTTCTTTTGTTCTATCATTATATGGTTGTGTATATTTTGCTGAACAAGGGTCTAATGTTGCCTCTTTATTATAACATAATGGATATGCTTTCATTACTGTTACTAAATCATTACTTAATGTTTTCTTATGTAATTCTTTCATTTGAGCTCCTATCTCTTTATAACCTTGTCCTTTTTGCCCCACTAAATCATCAAATGGTTTATTATATGGTTTTGTTCCTGTACAACCTGAATTTTTCCATAATTTTACATAACAATCTCTCGAATGTTTCCCTGTTCCATGATATGGTGTGATACAAGGGTGCTCCTTCGCAAATTGTTTGCATTTCGCTGCTGATAATAACCCTCCACTATAAGAACAACTGTCTTCTTTATATTTTGGTAATAATTTGCTTCCTACTTTTTTCATAGCCATTATCTTCCCTGTTGTTGGACAATAACCACATTTATTTGCTGCTTCACCATATAAATCGCCACAGCTAATTATGTTATTACATAACTCCCTTTCTTGTAATTTTTCGCACCCCTGTCTACTATTCGCATATTTACCCTTTTCACAAACATCTGTTAATGGTGCTGTTCCCTTCTTATTTGATGTTGTATAAGCTCCTGAAGAAGCACAATAACCACAGGAACCATCATCTGGTAAATCACCACATTTCATCGCCATTAAACAAGTTTTTTGATCTTTTGACATATCTGTCTCTTTTAAAGTTTCGCCTACTTGTTTTTCTAATTTTCTAATATTTCCAGACAAATCTACTTTATCTGTTGATTCCCAACCAGCTTGTGATAATTTTTTAAATGTTGTTAATTCCTTATCCATATCCATTATACCTTTCGGATCATCTTCTCTTTGTCCAAAATGTTTCCCTCTTTCCTTTATATAATCCGATTCCATATTAGCCTGTTCATCAAATGATGGTATTTTCTCCATAGTCTCTAAACCCTCTTTATAATTTTCTATCATCTCTCTTCTTTTATCTTTTGTCGAGCCACCATATGTTCTCTTATCAGGCATTTTCTCCATATTAGGAAAAGGAGTACATCTATGAACCTTCCAACATTCATTGTAAATCAAATATATTAATATTGCTCCTGCTATTAATCCTAAAACTAAGAGTTTCATATATTATTTATGAATATTAATTATTTCATATTAATAAATAATTAATTATTTAAATGATACTACTATTTCTACCTCCTCTCTCTTAATACTTTTTGAAGCTGATACTGATAACTCCTCTCTAGTCTTCCTTGTTTGTTTCCCTTTTTCTTTTCTATTTTTTGTTGTACTGTTCCTTTTATTCATATCTTTATTTATGTCATCATAATGTTTTTCTATATAATCTAATATTTTGTTCTCAAGAACCCACCTGAAAAAATTTAATTGTCCTATTGTTGTTTGAACATACGCATCTTCACCATAAGGTATATTAATCCTATCCCAACGACAAAAAGGATCAAATCTTTTTTTCGAATATGCTTTTAATTTCAATTTATAATCTATATACACCTTAAATCTATAATCTTTACCTTGTGTATTTTTTAATATATATACTGTAAAATATTTTTTACTATAGTTAGTAGCAAACCAGTCTATTAATCTTAATGATACTGTTGATTCTCCATTTATTATTCTCAATATCTTTTCTAAATTACCATTTTTATTATAATACTCCATCAGATTATTTAATAATAAACTATTTTGGGTTTGTAAATGTTGTTGTGACATTATACCCATATTTATCTTCTTTCTTTTATATTAAAATTAAATCTATTCTTTTTTAAAATTACTTATTTTTGGTCTTAAAAATTCATCCTGAATTCGTAAATCTTCTAAATAATCATTACCAACCATATATGGATTAATATTCACGCTTGCTGATGGATCTCTACTTGCTATCCTATCCGATACGATTGATTTACTGTTCTCCGCGTTTTTTATCATTGATGTTTCTAATTCTCCTTGTTCAAATGTAGCCTTATTTTCTATTTGCGATTTATACATCAAACTATGTGCACCTCTCCAAGAACTAACTTTATAAACACTACGGCTCATTTATATAATTATATAAAAATTATATAAATATTATCCTCAATTATCAATTATGAATGATAAAGACAAATCTATGGATGATGAAGACAAATCAAAACTTTATTTAATCACTATATTATTAGATTTAGGTTTAATTTATTTATGTACAAAGAAAAATTTACCTTCAATTGATAAACTTTGGTGTTATATCACATTAATTCTTCATTTAATATTTTATTACGGATTATACCATAACAAAACAAATATTCTAAAAACACTACATTACTTTATTTTTATTTTACCATTTTTATCTACTTTTACTAATACAGTGTATCCTAAAATATTATCTTTATTTTTATTAATCACAATTCAATTCTTATGGGTTATTGAAAATAGATGTATTTTAAAACAAAAAGGAGAAACTTTTGGATACGGTGGCACCATAAGTATCGCTACCATAACATTATCTACTATTATATCTTTTCAAATTGGTAAATTAATATAATTATCTCTATAATTAATATATGTTGCAATTAAAACATAGATTAATATCTACTGCTACATTATTAATTCTTGATTTTCTTTGGATTGGATTATACATGGGTTCAAGATACAGCACTATGATTAAAAAAATACAAGGAACTCCTATGAAAACAAACCTTCTATATGCTGCTATATCTTATACTTTAATGGTAATCGGTTTGAATCATTTCGTATTACCAAATATTAATGTAAAAAAGGTTACCATTAAAGATTGTCTTACTTATGGTTTTATGTTTGGATTGGTATTATATGGTGTATATGACTTCACTATAGGTGCTGTTCTTGAAAAATGGAGCATGTCTCTAGCAATCCTTGATGTTTTATGGGGCGGATTTGTTTATTTTATAGCTTGTTACATTCTCAAATTTATAAATTAAATAATATATTTAAATACAATAATTCAATATCTAAATATATGTTCTTTGAAGACGATTATCCCGATCCAGAATTTGTTATGAAAGATAATATCCAAGTTTTATTCTATTATTTATTAGTTTTATTCATTTTTCAATACTATGGAATTATCCGTAGTTAATTTCTTCTTCTTGTTCTCTTCCTTCTACGTTTTCTCTTTTTCTTTGTACGTTTCCTTCCGCGTGTCTTTTTTTTACAAGTTCTTAATTTTTTTCTTAATCTTTTAATTACACTACAATTGCATTTTCTACAATTTTTCTTGCAAACGCATTTTTTTACAGATTTTCTACAAGGACACGGACATCTCAACCTTTTTCTTTTCATTCTTGTAGTACGTTTATATTTTATTTTTCCCCCATAATATACGTTCGCTGTAGATCCTGTAGCATGCAATTCTTTAAATATTTTTTGCATTGCCTTTATCTCCTCTGGTTCCAAGATTTGTTTATTTAATAATTTATTATTTAAATCGTTCCATTGAATAATCATCTGTTCTCTCTTCCAATTCATATCATCTATAACCGGTTTAGCATTTTTATCAAATTGTTTTCTTTTTTCCTCGATAGACATCGCCATTGTGGAAATTTGTTTACCTAATTCTTTTAAATTATCTTTCAATAATTTTTTATCACTTTCATCATTTGTTTTATCCAACATGCCTTTAACATTAATGTATTGTTCGCTTATCATCTCTAAATTTTCTTTCTCTTTTTCTAATTCTGCTTTTTGCTCTCTAGCCACATCTCCAGTATTTACAAGAACAAATCCATTCATTAATATATAATACAAATATTTTATCTTAAATGTTTACATTTATTAGTTCCCATCCAAAAAGCATACCAAGACCAATGATGAGCGTGATCTTTATATTGTCTTAAATAATACTGATAACATCCTATTAATAATAAAATACATAATACTACAAATATGGCATTCATACTATTTTGTATCAACGCAATCTTTTCAACGTCTTTAGGATTATCCAATAATTCTTTTATTTGTTTTACTTTTTCATCTGTAACGACAAAATGCTTTGATACTTCTTTATGAACTGGTGCGTTCATAGCTTTCGTAAATATAGTTCCAAATACTAAAGCTATTGAACCAAGTAAAAATGTTGCTAAAAATTTCCCTTCATTTTTTGTTGATAGTATAAATATAAAATAAATAAGAAGGGAATAATATAAAGATTTTTCCAAATATGGTCTTTTATCCAATGCTTCCATTATATCAAAATTCTCAACAATAAGAGAATCAAAAGTATACCAATTTAAAATGAATGTAAAAATATAAATAGATAAAAATATCATTACGTGTTTTATCCAATTATGATGATTGATGTATCTTTGTAGTCCACAATTCATTAATTCTGAGCACTGACCACTCATCAATACAAAATATAAAAAGAATATACCAAGAGCTACTTGATTTGATATCATTATAAATTATACTAATATTTTTTAATAATGCGCATTTGTTTGGCGAATCTAAATTTCTCGTCATCCATGGTTCCTTTTTTTAAGTTACATTCCAAGCAACATATAACTACATTATCTCTATTATGCCCTTGATCATTATCCAATCTATCCAAAGTCCATTGTTTTTTCTCTCTTATATTTTCATACATCAATTTACAATCAGATTTACAATAATAACATTTTAATTTTGAAACCACTAACTTCTCTAATGTATTCTCATAGCTTATAAAATAGTTTTTATCGTAACACTTTTTCTTTGTATCTTGATTTTTATATCCAGATAATTTACGCTCTACTTCTTTTTTTACAAACTCTTTTCCTTCATATTCTTCATCTAAATACAACCTATTTAATAATTCTATTTGTTTTTTCATATCCATATCCTTGAAAGTTTCTATTTTATTCCATTTATTAGAATCAGCTCGTTTTTTATCTTTTTTGTTTGTTAGACTATCAATATTTCTTTTTCCGGTTATTATTATTTTCTTTGACATATATGTAATATATATAAAACAACATAAACTCTTCTTTATATTATATATATATGAATGAACAATTAGTAGAAACTAAAACACCAGACAAAAAACAAATTAAAAAAAACGAAGAATGTGTTGAATTAAAAAATATTAAATATCAAACGATGCTTATCAATAATAGCAATTCATCTCCTCAGGTAGTCAAAGAAAATATAGAAAATATTGATAACTTTCTAACTATGGAAAAACAACATAATCAAAAACAACCTTGGTGTAAATTAGGTGATGGAACCAAAATAAGAAAATTACATGAATATATTAATGAACTTTGTACAAAAAATAAAGATAACGAAGATAGAAAAAAAAAATTAAAGGTATATTTAAAAAAATGCTTGGAAAGAAAAAAACTCCAAAGAGTAAAAGATGTTCAATACAATGTAAATACTGGTAAAATAATATGTATTCCTGGATTAAAATTCAATAAAGACAAAAATAAATATACTTTAAAAAATGTAGATAAAAAAACGAATACATTAAAATCATTAGCTCCTAAGAGACGAAGAAAAAAGAAGAAGAAAAAAGAAGAAAAAGAAGAATCCGCAAATAAAATATAAAATTGATATAAAAATAAACTTTTATATCAATATTAATTATATGAGAATATGTTCCAATGATTTACCTATACTAAAAGATATTATAAATGAAATTAAGGCACCTAATGACAATTTTCATGACACTACAGATTTTCATGACTTAAAAGAAACAATATGGATTTTTATTGAGGATTTCATTAATAACAATATTGACCAATACAAGGATAAACATTTTGATGAATTAATTCGGGCTTCTGTTTATGAATCTATGTATTGTTGTTATTATGATATATTTGACGAATTAGAATTAAAAATAGATTTAGATAATATTATTGATGAATTAGTTCAAACTTACTTTATAATACATCATAATCCTAGGTCTTATCCAAATACATTTATTCATCATAAACCTGATATAGATAAAATTGATCGTCTATTGGAATATTTTACAACACAAGAACAACCAGAACAAAAAACAGACGCTTGGTATAAATTTCGTTATAATGGATTAACCGCAAGTACAATATATAAAGCTATTGATTCGCAAGCAAATATTAATAGTTTAATATATGAAAAATGTCAACCCGTAAAAATTCGCTCAAATAGTGTAAATATTACATCTGCTTTTCATAATGGTCATAAATACGAACCCTTATCTATTTTATTATATGAAAATTGGTTTGATACAAAAGTTGGTGAATTTGGTTGTATGAAACATAGAGAACATAATTTCTTAAGGGCGTCTCCAGATGGTATTAATATTAAAAGAGATAGTCCTCTTTATGGACGAGCGCTTGAAATAAAAAATCCTGTTAGTAGAAAATTAACTGGTATTCCAAAAAAAGATTATTGGGTTCAAATGCAAATGCAAATGGAAGTTTGGGATTTGGATGAATGTGATTTCTTAGAAACTATTTTTCAAGAATATGAAAGTGAAGAAGAGTTTTTAAAAGATGGAGAGTTATTTAATAAAACAAGTAGAGATAAACATAAAGGTGTAATTGTAATGTTCAATGATGGACAACAACCTATTTATGAATATTGTCCTATTGAATATAATAAAGAACAATTTGATAAATGGTATGATGAAATAATGGATAAACATAGCAATCATTCATGGATCAATAATATTTATTGGTATTTGAAAGAATATTCATTAGTTTTATGTCCTAGAAACAAAAAATGGTTTGAAAATGTTTTTCCACAACTTCAAAATGTTTGGAATATTATCCTTAAAGAAAGAATTTCCGGTCATGAACATAGAAAACCTAAAAGAAAAAAGAAAAAAACAGATCCTTCCCCAAAACAAGTTTTAAAAATACCCACTCAATCATTTGATGAATTATCTATTTGAGTTTTCGCTACAAACCAACCTATTCTACCTTCTTGTATCGCCGGAATACATATCGTTTCTTTCTTTTCTGGTGTTTTTTCATTTCCATATGGACACATATTTGGTCTAAAATCTTTTCCACCGCAAGGTGATTTTGACTGTCTATTATTTGTATATTGTTTGAATGAACTAACATGTGATTTTGGAACTTTTTTTGCTTGTTCTTCATAATTAATTATTTCAGGTGCTCTTCTTTCATATATACTATCTAATAATAACGAATTGTGTGCTTCAGGAAAATGAGGCGAATCTGAAAATCCCTCCATTATTTTTTGACTTTTCTTTTTCATATCCATATAACCTACTACAATTACCACTATCCCTAAAATAAATCCTATAATCAATACAGCTTTTATATGTTCCAATGTAATTATCATATATATATAATTCATGAAATAATTAAATAATTATAACTATTTAAATATTTCCATTATTAATAATATATTATGTCTCAAACTCAGGAAGAATGTGTATTAAAAAGAAATGGTTCCACAGAAACCGTATCTTTTGATAAAATTTTAAAACGTATCAAAACACTTGGCGACGAAGCCGGTGGTTTATCTCTCAATTATACAACATTATGTAGAAAAATTATAGATCAATTGTATAATAAAATACCAACTAGTGAAATTGATGAATTAACAGCACAACAATGTGCTTCATTATCTACCACAAATGATGATTATGGTATATTAGCTAGCAGAGTTCTTATATCCAATCATCAGAAAAATACTGATGACGATTTTTCAGTTATTATTAGTCGGTTATATGATTATATTGATATTCATGGAAACCATCATCCATTAGTAAGTAAAGAATTATGTGATACTGTCATGCAACACCAAGATAGCATTCAATCTTGGTTTGACTATGATAGAGATTATCTTTTAGATTATTTTGGTTTCAAAACATTAGAAAGAGCCTATCTTATGAAAATAAACGGTGTAATTGTAGAAAGACCACAACATATGTGGATGCGAGTCGCACTTGGTATTCACGGCAATGATTTAGATGCTGCCAAATTAACTTACGATTTAATGAGTCAAAAATATTTTACTCACGCGACACCAACTTTATTCAATGCTGGCACACCACGATCACAAATGTCTTCTTGCTATTTGTTGGCTATGGAAAAAGATAGTATTAATGGTATTTATAATACATTACACGATTGTGCTTCTATTAGCAAATGGGCTGGTGGTATTGGCCTTCATATTCATAATATCAGAGCTGAAGGTAGTCATATTCGTGGAACAAACGGAACAAGTAACGGCATCGTTCCTATGTTGCAAGTATTTAATTACACCGCTAGATATGTTGACCAAGGTGGTGGTAAAAGAGCAGGTTCTTTTGCTATTTATATCGAACCATGGCACGGCGACATCGAAGCCTTTCTTGATATGAAAAAAAATCATGGAGATGAGGAGTTACGCGCAAGAGATTTATTCTACGCGCTATGGATTCCTGATTTGTTTATGGAAAGAGTTCGTGATGATAAAGAATGGACATTAATGTGTCCTGATAAATGTCCTGGACTTAGTGATGCTGTCGGTAATGATTTTAAAGTTTTATATGAAAAATACGAAAGAGAAAATAAAGGCATTAAAGTTGTAAAAGCTAGAAAAATATGGCTTAAAATTCTTGATAGTCAAATGGAAACTGGTGTACCTTATATGCTATATAAAGACCACGCCAATAACAAATCCAATCAAAAAAACTTAGGTACTATTAAAAGTTCTAATTTGTGTTGTGAAATAATGGAATACAGCGATAGTAAAGAAACAGCCGTTTGTAATTTAGCCTCTATCGCATTAGGTAGATTCGTTACATATGGTAATTTTGATAAACAACCGAATATCAAAGTTTATACTAAAAATAATTGTAAATGGTGTAGAAGAGCAAAAAAATGGTTCAAAATTAGAAATATTGAATATAATGAAATCTTACTCGAAGATGATAAACTTGAACAATTTAAAACAGAACACGGTGTTGAAACAGTTCCATTAATTTATGTTAATCAACAAAAAGTTGGTGGTTTTAATGATCTAAAAAAATCTTCTGCTTTTGTTCCAACATTTGATTATGATTTATTGCATCAAATAACAGAAGTTGTTACCGAAAATCTTAATAGAGTTATTGATAAAAATTTTTATCCTACTGAAAAAACCAGAAATTCCAATTTTAAACATAGGCCAATTGGTATTGGAATTCAAGGACTCGCTGATACTTTCGCTTTAATGAATGTCCCTTTCCACTCTGATGAAGCTAAAGTTATTAATTCACAAATTTTTGAAACCATTTATCACGCCGCATTAGAAAAAAGTATGGAATTGGCACGCAATAGTGGTCCATATGAGACTTTTAAGGGTTCTCCTGCCAGTGAAGGAATTCTACAATTTGATATGTGGGGTGTATATCCTACAAGATATCCTTGGGATGTTCTTAAACACAAAATTAAACTATATGGTCTTCGTAATTCATTATTGATCGCGCCTATGCCTACCGCTTCTACTAGTCAGATTTTAGGATTTAATGAATGTTTTGAACCTTTTACAAGTAATATTTATTTAAGAAGAACTTTAGCAGGAGAATTTGTAATGGTTAATAAATATCTAATGAATGAACTTGAAGAAATTGACTTATGGACCGATAAAGTAAAAAATGGTATTATTAAAAATAATGGTTCTATTCAAAATATTGTTGGTATCCCACAACATCTCAAAGAAAAATACAAAATTGTTTGGGAAATCCCTATGAAACATTTAATTGATATGAGTGCTGATAGAGGCGCGTTCATCTGTCAAAGTCAATCATTAAATTTATGGATGAAACAACCAGATTATCAAAAACTAACAAGTATGCACTTTTACAGTTGGAAAAAAGGACTTAAGACTGGTATCTATTATTTGAGAACGAAAGCAAAAGCAGCACCACAACAATTCACAATTGAACCAGACAAGAAACCTGTTGAAGAAGAAGAAGAAGAGTGTTTAATGTGTGGTTCTTAATTAATATTTAGTTAATTTCTAATTATATATTAATTATGAGTAATAGTAGTTCTGATTATGATAATTTATCACAAGAAGAAAAGGAAATATACGGTACACCACCAGAAAAAGAAATGACTTTAGCCCAAAAACGATCTGAAGAAAATTTTAAAGAATGGGTTAAGCATCCAGAAAAAAAAATGAACCCAAACACATGGGAAATGATGCATGGTAAAAAAAGTCCTACATTTGGCAATCAAATAAAAAAAGGGTTTGTCTCTGTTCCAAAGAAAGATTGGCGAGAGTCATTATTTGAAGCTGTGAATAGAGGAAGAAAAGCTAGATTAGAAAAAGAAGAAAAATTAAATAATGAATCTCAAAAAGAAGTAGAAAATATACCAAACATTTCTGGTGGAAGAAAAACGCGTAAAAAATGCAAGATATTTAGAAATAATTTTAAAAAAAATAAAATATCGCGTAAGTATATAATGTTGAAGCAATGTGGTGGTGGTAAAGCTAAAATGGGCTCCAAGTCCAAACCTTACTCTAGCAAAGCAAAAGCTATGCGTAGTCGCAGACGTGTATGTTACTACAAAAAGAAAGGTAGAACTCTTAAAATGAAAAAGAAATCAAAAAAAGGTAAAAGCAGAAAGAGAACCCGTCGTCGTCGTCGTCGTCGTTAAATAATTTAGTAATATTTAATTAATCTAATTATATATTATAATGTCAAAACCAGGACAAATGACAAAACATAAAGCTTCCAGAGATTTATTTGCACTAGCCGCCAAAACAAATACAAAAAAGCCACCACAATTGAAAAAACAGAAAGCTTCCAGAGATTTATTGGGACTCGCCGCCAAAACAAATACAAAAAAGCCACCACAATTGAAAAGACAGGGAGCAGTTTCGGATTTATCGAAACTCGGTGGTAGAAAATCTCGTAGAAAGAAAAGAAGAAAATCACGTAAATCTCGTAGAAAAAAAAGAAGAAAATCGCGTAAATCTCGTAGAAAGAGAAGAAGAAGTCGCCGTCGTCGTTAATTAAGTTATAATATTTAAAAATAAGTAAATATTATATTTAATGATAAAAATTGCTCATCGTGGTAGCACACTTGGGAAAGTTATAGATTATAGAGGAAATGATAATTATTATAAATTTCCTGAGAATTCCATGCTATCTTATTTAAATGCAATTGAACAAGGATTTGATATGATAGAAGCCGATGTTTTGTTAACAAAAGATAATCAATTAATTATGTTTCATGATATTCATATTGGAGGAAGATATACTAAAAATATAACATACAAAGAAATTAAACAAATAAAAAAATATGTTCCCACCTTTCAACAATTATGTTCTGATATCCTTCCTAACATAAAAATTATTTTAGATATAAAAGGTGATGATACAACCGCTATAGCTCTAGTTGATTTTTTTAAAAATAATAATATAACTTTAAATAATTTTTATTTCGCTAGTTTTAATCGCAAACATTTAGCTATTTTACATAATTATAATAAAACCTTAAATTACGGATTAATTTATGATAGTGTATTATTAGACCAAGAAAAAAAGTTTATTATTGATTTGTTTGATTTGAAATTTGTAAGCATTTGTTGGAAAAACTTACATAAAGAAGAAATTGAATTTTATAAAAAATTAGATATTCAAGTATTCACATGGACAAATAAAAATCATATTACAAGAAGATTAATACCTAATAATGTAGATGGTATTATAACAGATTACTATTTTTAAACTTTATAAGATCTTTGACATAATCCGTTATAATATGCTCGCAAACCAGAACTTTCTCTCAATACATCTTTATCAAATTTAAGCTTGTAAAAACAGCGGAAACATACAAATATATCTACTAATGAATTATGTAAATTTGTTGGATTATTTCTAAAGAAATGATGATGTAATTCTTCCAACGTTGGCCATTTATTATAAGGGTTTCCTTCTTTACTTAACTTCCTTATTTTACAAACTTCTATGCTATTCATCATAGTGCAGAATAGATGTCCTCTAAAAAGGTCCATAGAATTTCTCATTCCATTTCGTGCGTATTCACATTTTACAACATTCTTATCAAATTTTATATTATGTGCTACAATAATATCGCATTTGGATATTGCGTGACCAAATTCTCTTAATACATCTACTATAGTATATTCTGATGATTGTGATATTTCTTTTGTAATTCCGTGTTTTTCAATTGATTTCGCCGTTATTTCAATATCAGGATCAATTCTTATCACTCTGTCTTTATCATCTATAACACCTCCTTGTTCCGTATCATAAATTAACCAACTCATTTGGACAATATAAGGCCAATTATCCAATTTATACCAGGGTGCATTATATCCTTTAGGTAATCCAGTTGTTTCGGTATCAAATATACAAAATCTCATGATGTTTACCTATTAATAAAATTAATATTCTTTTCAATTTTATTAATAATTTTTACATATTCCAAATGTCTTTCTATGCCATTCGCTTATTCCATATTTTTTAATACCTTCTATATGTTTTTTCGAACCATATCCTTTATTTGTTGCTATCCCATATTTTTCATTTAATTCCGGATTTTTTTCACATAATTCTTCTATATATTTATCTCTTGCTGTTTTCGCCAATATTGATGCTGCTGCTATGGAATAATAAGAATCGTCACCACCTACTACACAATTACAAGGTATTTCTTTCCCATAATATGTTTTATCCTTATATGGAGTAAAATAATTCCCATCTACTAATAAAAATTCTGGTCTTATATCTAATCTTTCTATTGCTTTATGCATGGCCTCTTGTGTCGCGTGTAATACATTTATTTCATCTATTCTTTTTTCTGTACTATAAGCTACAGACCAATCCAATGCTACTTCTTTTACATATTCTTCGCAACTAGGTAACTTTTTCTTTGATATTCTTTTACTATCTTTTATCATGTTCGCATCATACTTTAATTCTGGATGTAATACTACCGCCGCGGCATATACTCTTCCAAACAAAGGACCCCGACCTGCTTCATCTATTCCTGCCTCTATTAAATTCTTTATATAAAATGATCGTAACATTTATATTAATTAAACAAACTTTCTTTAATTAATATTTTATTTACAGTTATTGTGTTGTTCTTCACTTGAACCACTACATACACGTCTATAAACAGCTGCTCTATTACTAGCACTTACACTACCAATACCACCTATTAATGCGCCTCTTCTTTCTACATTCGTTCTATTGCAAGCTACTTTAATAGCATTTGGTGCTTTTGGACAAGTAGCTTTCGCATTTTTTTTACGGATAGGTCCGTTAAATCCATTTTTTACTCTTCCATGAGTTAATGCAGGCATTATATTAATTATTAAGAAATTTTATTCTTGATAATTAATATATAATGAAACTTAATAAAATGCATTTATTGGCAATTGTATTATTAGGATTATTAATTGGAAGTTTGGGTCTTGTTAGTAGTTTAGGAATTCAACAAGATGGATATTCTAATATTAACAAGCCCGGCAAAAATCCAGATTTTGTTTGTAGAGAAATACCTAAAAAACAACCTAGGGATATTGAACTTGGACATTATGCACGAACAAATGATATCACTGCTTGTCCTAAAGATAATCACGTCCACGCCGGCTTGTTACCTGATAAAACTAAAAAAGTTCAAAGTCATGCACAAGATGATTCTAATAATGTTGGTGCTACAAGTAATATGACTGAAGATCAAATGATGTTAGCAGCTACTTTATATGCGGATCAAAAGAAAAATGACCCTATTACCGACGATGAAATAAAACAATATATTGTTTCTGGCACTTTTGATGTTGCCGAAATGTTAAATCAAGGTAATAAAGAAGGTTTCGCAAACAATAAACTAACTCCTCAACAAATAACTCAAGCTGTTGCTTTATTAAGAAGTCAAATAGCAGGTGAAAAAGACCCCGCAAAAAAAGCTCAAGGTATTAAAGGTATCCGTTTTATGTTGAAATTAAAGGAATTGAGTGAAAGTCAAGAACCAGCTAAACCAGATGAACTTGAACCTTGGAATAAAAATAAATCTAAATGTAGCAAATATAAAGCAGATTATGGTTGTTTAAACATCCAAACTGAAAATTACAGACCTATTAATAATGAAAGATGTGGTGCCAGCACATTAGAAGGACATCGTAATAGATACACTCATCAAATGACAAGAGCTATGATTCCTCGTGGTAGAAGAGAAGATTATATTTTAAAAACTAAGATTGTCCCTCCTGTGTGTCCAAAATGTCCTGATTGTCCAGCACTAGATGAAGCAATTAAACTTTTACAAGATAAAAATAAAGAAAAAGATGAAGAAGGTGTTGAAGATGAATTAAAAGATAATGAATTGGAAGACTCGCCTTCTGCTTTAGCAAGAGCAAATGAAAAAAGAAGAAGAACACCTGAAGGTCAAAGAAATCAAGATCCTGCTCAACATCCTGCTCCTAGTATTAAAGAAGCAGCGGAAAGACACGAACCTAAAAAAAAAGCTAGAGGTCAACAAAGTTCTGGAGCTCAACAAAGTTCTGGAGCCCAAAAAAGACCTGCTGGTCGTAAAGGAGCTGGTTATCCAAACGAAGGAGCCTTTGTTGGTAGCTCCTCCTTCCCTATTCCATATTTAAATAGTTTCGCTTCATTCGGTCGTTAATTAATTATTTAACAATTATAAATAATTAATTTATCTTCGTCTTCTTCTACGAGATTTACGTGATTTTCTTCTTCTCTTTTTCTTTGTACGTTTTCTTCTTCTTCTACGAGATTTTCTTTTCTTCTTTCTACGCGTTCTTCTTCTTCTACGACCGCCAAGCTTCGACTGTGGAAAGAGAGCCTCCTCAGCATTTACAGCAATTAACATATGAGGAACGTCACTTTTTTTAAAATCGGCCCCATCAAAATTATATAATGAATCATATTCACCTTCTATAGCATCTTTGTATCTTGCGGCCAAATTTCGAAAGTCGGGGTGTGTCACAATACCTGCTAACGATGATGATTCCATAAATTTTTGTATAAATTCTATACGTTTTTCGCGATCAAGGTTCGACCATTCTATTGAATTACCGCCATAATCTAGCACTGGTGCGACCTCAATTTCATTTTTAAACCTTTCAACAAATGGATTAATATTACTACAAGAACCCGCACATTTTTTTAAATATTTTGGTTGGGACATCTATATATTTACTAAATATATAAATTAGCCTAAATTCCTTCGTTTGATACACTTTTTATCCATCTGAAATGTTTTTTCTTTCTTATCTTTCGGAACAATTTTAATAATGCATTTTGCCTTTTTACCGAATAATGGTTCGGTGCAACCCTTTTCTTTCTTTTTCTTACGCGTTTTCTTTTTTCTTTTCCTTGTAATCATAATTTTGGATTTTGGTGGATTTTTTACACAACGAGATCTAAAATGTTCATATCTATCTCTAACCTCCTCATATGTTAATTCCGATTTTTTATTAAGCATTTTATTTACTTCTTCATGTAAATCATACATCCAACGAGAAAAATTTTCTCTATTTTTTAAGGCTTTACTATTTAATGGTACGGATTTTAAATTTTTAGGAAAATTCTTTCTACAATGACCACACGGTAAAACGTGTTTTAAAGACATTATAAATTTTTTATAATTCTTCTTATGTTTTTTAGTTGGTTTTACAGGATAATTAAATGATATTGTATGAAGTGTATGCCACATACTAGGTCCCCATACAGTAGTTAACATACCATCGCCACTTTCAAAATCTTCTTTATAATAAGGACTTTTTTTTAATGTTTTATTTTTTTTTGATTTTCTCTTTTTTCTTGTCTTCATACATTATTTTTAGAAAAAAACTTACACCAAATTTTTATCATTTCTTATATACGCAATTAATTTATTAGTATGTCCATAATTTTTAGTTTTCAGTTTTATACCATACTTTTTTTTCCATAATTCTTTGTAAAATTCTTTATCGCTATTATAATTTTGGTTTTCTATATTTTTGATTTTTCCATTCTTATCCAAATAGTACATTAATTTAATAACACAAATAATCTTTAGATTCGTTTAAAATATATTTATCGAATATTATTGAAATATATATATGGGTTTTTTAGAAGAAAGATTAAAAGCCGTAGGTGATGGAATTAGTGATATGGGAAGTGGATGGTCATACAAATCTATTATTATTGTTATTGTCTTAATTGCTGCCTTTTTAGGAGTAGCATATTATACATATATAACTTATATTGAACCTTCCATGAAACCTACATATGTTACCAATAATGAATTTCAAACAGAGCAAAGTGCTAAAGATGCAGCTGAACACGCAAGATCAACACAAGTGGGTAATAAACACGCTCAAATGTATCTATTTTACACCGATTGGTGTCCTTATTCACAAAAAGTTAAACCTATTTGGGATAAAATTAAAAATACCTTTAATACTAATATCAACGAAACAGATTATGTAATTGATTATATTGAAATTAACGGTGAATCGCAAGCAAAAGAATTAGAAGAATTTCAAAGTAGTTATTTAAAAGATGCTGCTAAATCAAAAATTGACGGTTATCCTAGTATTTACTTAGTTAAAGATGAACAGGTTATTGAATTTGAAGCACAACCTTCTGAAAATACATTAACAGAGTTCATTAACACCGTTTTTTAATTTTTTAATTAGATATTTATCGCCAAGATCTCTACCTAATTCAATACTTTTTCCTCTTGTTTCTTTATCAGCAACTATTTTCATAAAATCATCTAATATTAATTCCTCTCCTGTAAAAACTACTGTATTTTCAAATTTCATATCATCCATTTTTCTCGTATTCGCTACCAATTTTTTTATAAATAATAATCCAAAATCTAATAATGTTGCTTCTTTCAGTAATTTCATTTTTAATGGTCTTATCGGACATAATTTTCTAATACATACTGTTTCTTCATTTTTATGGTCTTTTAAACATTGATCTATTGGACAATCAATATGAACCCCACCATCCAAATAATATGAATCATTATAATACATCGGTGAAAACAATATGGGAAAAGAAGAAGACATATAGATTCCTTTTATTACTTCTAAATCTGGTGTATTTTCATAATTAAAACATTCTGATGTAAATGTATTCAAATTAAAAGCATATATGTTATATTTTATTTTTGAATGTTCATACAATTCTTTAAATGTAACTGTTGATTTTAAACCTACTGATTTTAATATTGGTATTATCGCATCTTCTATTATACTTATATCAAAAACTCCTTTATTATTATATATATTCAATAATCCCCTAGTGGTTGATTCTTGCCAATATTTATCCCAAGGTTTATTTTTTATATACTCTACAAATGCTTCCCAACTTGCTTTTGCCGCTATAACTACTAATAATAGTGCGCCCGCACTTGTTCCATACAAATTTTCTATATTTTCTAATTTAACATACTCTGTCTTTATCAATTTGTCTAATGCTCCAGCAAAAATGAATAAATCGTGTGCTCCTGCTCCCATTACTATATTTTTTATCATTTTATTATAGTTCGTTTTTTTATTTCTTTTTTTTTCTTAATTTATTTAAATGGATATACACGCTGAAAAATTAAATTTAGACGAATTATACCGTGAAAAAAAAACTAGGGAGGATAATAAAATAAAAATTTATAACCGAATTTTAAAAAGAGCCCATGATAAAATTAAATATGTTAGTAGACAACGGAATTCAGCTTGTTTCTGCGCTTATGTTGTTCCTGAATTTTTATTAGGTGTTCCTAAATATGATTCAGCTGCTTGTATAGCATATGTTATGGATAAATTAATTGCTAATGGACTCGCTGTAAAATACGTTCATCCTAATTTACTTATGATTTCTTGGAGTCATTATATTCCTCCTCACGCCAGACAACAATATAAAAAAGAAACTGGTATCACAATTGATGGTTTCGGAAATGTCAAAAGTAAAAAAACCAATCAAAAAAATAACGATGATCCAAATTCTTTGTTGGCGAAAGATAAAAAAGTTTCTATCAAAAAGAAAGATTCTAATTATAAAGATATTAATTCCTATAAACCACAAAATAACATAATTTACAATAACGATCTTATGAAGAAAATTGAAACTACGCTCTCAAAAAAAGACTAATTCTCATCGTCGCTGCATATTTTCACTTTTTCTTACTGATTTTTTTTTCATTACCATTTATGATAATAAAATCTTCAACTACTAAAATCTGTGACTGACGTGACGACAAAATTCACTTGCAAAAAATATTGTTACTGAAAGTCGTAAGAAATTGATTTTCCTCAAAACGGTATCCCTTAATCCCGCTAAATTTTTAAAAGTTATAAAATAGTCTCTTACCATTTACCCGTAAAATAGCATGTCTTAAAATACCCTAAAAAGTAGTCTCATGAAAAATATTTTTGCAAATTCAAATTTGAAATTTCTTTTTTCTGACATTTTTTTATGTCGAAATTTTGATTCATGAGCCACAATAAAACACGAAAATCAAACTGATGAGAATTTTCCCTTGATAATTCTAGGAATTTTTTGAAAAAAAACAAAAATAAATTGTTACCATAAAAAAATATACTTAAAAATAAAATATTTCATAAGTATAAAAATGGAAGCGAAAAGTAGCCCAAAGGAAGCCCCAAAAAGGCAACATTTAGGAAAAGATCATAAGAGAAAAATAAAACATACTTGTGAATATTGTGACTATACTACGTGTAAAATGTCAAATTATAAAAAACATTTGAAGTCAAAAAAACACATAAAAAATATGTCATTATCGGGCTTCCAAAAAAGTAGCCCTAAGAAGCCAGAACGAGATGAAGAAATAAAAGACTTAAAAGACCAAGTTAGTAATTTAACTAAGTTGCTTGGAAAAGTTCTTGAAAATGGAATTAGTAACACGACAAATAATAATACAAATTGCAACAATACTAACATAAATAATACAATGACGGTTAATGTATATTTAAATGACCATTGTAAAGATGCATTAAATATAAAAGACTTTGTAGATCAGATTGAAGTTCAATTGGAAGATATACTTCATCCATCGAAACTATTAAAAGATAATATAGTACCAAATATTTTTATGAATAATTTGAAGAAATTGTCAAACGAGGAAAGACCTGTTCATTGTGCTGATGCCAGACGAGGTAAATTTTTTGTAAAAGATAAGGATGAATGGACAGAAATTAAAAAAGAAGAACCACTGAATCCATTAAATAGTCAAATAGGAATGTTAAAATTTGATGTTTATAAAAAAGCTCAAGAAGCAGAAGAACAAGGTATAATAAATGACGATAAAGTACAAAAAATAAGGGATGCTTGTGGAATATCTCCAACACCAACAATGGTTGATAATAAAATTATAAATAAAATAGCTAGTGAATGTAGTCTTCTTGAAGCACGTAAGAAAAAGAGCTTAGAGAATATAGACTAAAGGGTTTAAAATAATTAATTAGACCATTAATTAATTATTTGTTAAGCCGTTGGAGGAGTATCAACAGCAGCTTCAGGTGGTTTTGGTGCTTCATCACCTTGTTTTGCTTCTAAAACAACAGGTTTATCATTAACAGTAACTTCAGTTGCATCTACAACAGGGTTATATGGTTCTTCTTTCTTTCCATCTTCCATTATTTCTTTTTCTTCCTCCGTTTCAATAGGAACATCACTAGCACCAACAGCATCAGGTGAAGGAGTTGGATTTGTTTCTTGCTTCATATCATTTTCTAACATGGCGTCTCGTTTTTTTTGGAATCTTTCAACTCTATTTTCAGCATTAACTAACATACGTTTTTTGATAATAGCTTCAAGTATATTCAAACCTTCTTGAAAATCTTTTTCACATTCAACATATAATTGAACAATAATGTCTCTAGTTTCAGGAATAAGTTTGTCAAGTTTTTCGTATGTTAATTCAGGATCAATAGTCAATTGTTTAACTTTACTTTCAGGATCAATCCAATAAGCAAACATTTGGTCAATAATAGAAACTAGTTTTTGTTCATTTTGTTTATTTTTAAAAGTCATATCAGCAATATGTTTCGCATATTTTTGAAACAATTCAAAATCTTTATGATTAGGTGTGGAATGATAAGATTTAGCCCAAGGACTATTTTCATCGTTACATAGAGGTTGATTATGAAAATCTTTTAATTTAATATCACTAAATTTTTTAATTTCGGGTGGAACTTTTTCAGATAAAGAAAATGTTTTATAAAATGTTGCTACATCTTTTTCATATTGCGCTTGTGATTCTTTACTTTTTTGATCAAAAACACCTTTTTTGAAATTATAAACATCAAAATATAAAGCTTCTAATTCAGGAATACCAATTTCATCGGTCAATGCCTTAGTAACAGCTTCTTTTTTAGTATCGGTGCTTTCTACATTTTCTTTTTCAATTAGTTCTTTTTTTTCAGTTTCTATTTTTTGCATTTCTTGTTTTGCTTCTTCGGTAATAACAGTTTGTTGTTCTGGTTTTTCCTCTAATGCTGGTTCTCCTTCTGCTAAAACAGGACTATCAACTACTTTCTTTTCCTCAGCAGGTTTTTCTTCAGCAGGTTTTTCTTCAGCAGGTTTTTCTTCAGTAGGTTTTTCTTCAGCAGGTTTTTCTTCAGCAGGTTTTTCTTCAGCAGGTTTTTCTTCAGTATCACTATCAACTTCTTTGTTAGTAATTAATGTAGAAACAGGATTTTCAGTAGGAACTTTATCTTTAAGATTTTCAGCTTTTTCCATAATATTACCAGCTAAATCCTTTGTTTGTTCTGTAACATCAGATACAACAGCTTTAGTTTTTTCAGTAGTGTTGGAAATTAAATCTTTACTAGTATCAATAGCATTGTCCATCATTTTATTAGCACCATCAATCATATCTTGAAAAAATCCTTTTTCTTCTTTTTGTTCTGTAGGAGGCGTTGTTTCAGTTGGCACGGGTTCATCGCCACCACCTGTTTGAATATTTTCTTTTTTAATATTCATGTCACAATTTTTAGCCTTAATAAGTATATTTTTATCAGTATTATGAATAGGTTTAATAGCAGCAATTCTTTGTGTACAAAAATTAAGTTTGGATAATGTGCTACGAACACCTTTTGGGACTTCGGATTTATTCATAACAGGTGTTAGTTGTTTTCCTTCGGCATTTTTCCAAGAAATCATGGGGTTAACAGTTTTATTAATGGCAGCGAATAAATGTGCAACTTTAATATAATATCTGGCAATGCCGGTGCACATATGTTGTTTTTTTTGTTGTCCTTTAACGTCCAAATCATTAACAGTATCATTCTCTAAATGAACAAGCGATTCTGTTTTAAAGTTTTCAATAGGTTCGCCGGCATTATCACGTAGTGAGCGGTCAAGCCATACAACTTCTTGTGAATTTAAATGATGCCTTAATACCTTTGATGTTAAAATAATCATTTGATCACAATATTTTTTATCGTGTAATTTTTCTAAGTCACTAAATTTAGCTTTCGTAATTAATTTAGCAGCAGTTAAATGCAAAACATTAGGCAATTTAAATTTATTTTTTTCATCACGAATATCGAATGGAATTAAGTCTTTCGGTTTGGATGCTTTATTACCCATTATATAAAATATATATAATATAAAATTGAATTAAATACATAATTATTTATTAAAAATAATCATGTCATTAACCAAGGGAAAGTCAAACATGAAAGATGGAACTAAGAAGAGACGTAAGAATAAGATAAACAAAAAGAAATTGTGGGAAGCATTTGATAATGACACCACAATAAATGAAGATACAGATTTAATATGTATGTATGAAAGGCAAAAGTTAGCACCGCGCGATAAATGTTCATTATGCTCTTCTAGATTATCGATGGGTGCGGATAGATTTCTTATTTGTGAAAATAAGAAATGCGGTGTCATGTATAAAGATAGCCTGGATGAATCTGCCGAATGGAGATATTATGGTGCTGAGGATAGTGGGTCAAAAGATCCCACAAGATGCGGCATGCCAATAAATCCACTATTAAAAAAGTCGTCTTATGGTTGTAAAGTTGTATGTAATAGTAGATCTACTTATGAAATGAGAAAAATAAGAAGATATACAGAGTGGCAATCTATGCCTTATGAAGAGAAAACACAATATGATGAATTTGAATGGATAAAAGCTATGGCGCGACAATCAGGTATAGCAAAAATTATAGTTGATGAAGCTATGAGACAACATAAAAAAATATCGGAAATGAAAACATTTAGAGGATTTAATAGAGATGGGATAATAGCAGCATCTGTATATATTGCGTGTAGAATACACAATTATCCAAGAACAGCAAAAGAAATAGCGACAATATTTCATTTAGATAACACAAGTGCTACGAAGGGATGTAAAAATGCCGGACAAATATTAAATAATATAGAAAGTGATATGAATAGAACGCGTTATTGTGAAACAAAACCTGAAAATTTTATTGAAAGGTTTTGTAGTAAATTAAATATTAACAAAGAATTAACAAAAGTGTGTATGTTTGTAGCACATAAAATAGAAGAGAATAACTATATTCCGGAAAATACTCCTATATCAGTTGCTGCTGGAATAGTATATTTTGTAGCACAAAATTGTAATTTAAATATAAGTAAGAAGAAAGTAAATATGTGTAGCGAGATTAGTGAGGTTACAATAAACAAATGTAATAAGAAATTGGAAAAGATGAAAGATAAATTAATACCTCCTGTAATTTTAGAAAAATATAAGGTATAATATATAGATGAGTAGTCAAGAAGAAGTTGAACAAAATATAGAAATTATGAAAGAAGCAAAAAAAAAAAATGGAACG